GCCATATATTCTCCTAATACTATAATTATATAGCATAAGTAATAAAACTATTCATTACCCTTAATAACTATATCTGGATCACCAGAAAGGCTAAATGAATCAGCGCTTTTTAAAGAACCCTTTAACATAGATATTTTAATTTTTAATGGAAGTATTTGTGTAGTCCAAGTCGGAGCAGACATTAGTGGAGTACAGGTCCCAACCGGACTAGTAACGACCAAAGAGCCTAAAGCATCAATAAGTTTAATAAGACCATCAAATAACTCGAATTGGTCATTACCAATGGCAACTTGTGTACCTTTGATACTGACTTGTAGTGATTGTAAGGCTAAACCAGTTGTTGCTTTTATAGAGGCTGACGTCTTGAAGTCCATTACAGATTTAGCTGCCTGAACACTGAAAGCCCCTAAAGCAGCATTGCCACCTAACTCCATCTGAACAGAACCTGATTTTAAGATGATAGAACCACTAATTAAATTCTTATTAATCTTTAAAAACTGCTTACCATCAGAGGCTATAAAACTACCCTTGTTATTAAAGCCATAATAAGATCCACCAGTAAGCGGATTATATAGTGGTGGCAGTATTTCAACACCTGTTGGAGGTATTTTTAAAGTAGCGTCATTCGTAGGAGCATATCCCTTAAATGTTACTTTGTAGCTACCGTCATCTGTAATGCTTCTTTCAAGTCCATTGAACTCAGATATGTAGGCAATAGACTTGCCTTTTAGTTTTGACTTTCTAGCAGGATGTGATAATCCACCTAATATAACGCCTTCACGTGATTGCCCATTTAGATAAGCTACCAGTACAACATCGCCAGATCTACCCTTATATTGGCCAGCTGAAGCAGGTAGCAACATTCCAGATGGAAAACCATTAAGCCAAGGTCTAAGTGTCTGCTCTTCATAGTTGTGAGCACCACCCCATTTAGACATTACGGTACAACTAACTGGCACTTGTTTACCGTTGACCAATACCTCAACCATATACACTATGCCGCTTTCCAATATTCTTTCTTCTCTTACAATACCAACACGTATAGAAGAATCTGAGTGTAACATTGTTCTCACTGATTCTACATTTGGTAATAAAGAACTATCTCTAACTATATAATCCATTACATCAACCCATCTTTGCCAAGTTTTTGCTTATCAGGATCAGATGATACAGAAGTGCCGAATGTATTTGTGTTTCTAACATCTTTCTCAGATAAGCCTTTTGGAGTAAGAGCATATTTATCTATAGCATTACCATCAATAAGATTCAATGGTGTTCCATCTTTATTAGTGATTACTCCACGAACAAATTGTACTGTAGTAAAAAAGCTACGACCACCAGTCTCTTGATTTACGGAGAAGGTGTGCGAGATATTTTCCACATGAGCCAATATGAAAGTCTGAGCTTGTGGAGAATATTTTTGACCAAGATTCATAGGCGCATCACCTAGTATTTTACTATCTATTATTATATTATCACCAACTTGTATATACTGGTTTTGACCAACAAAAGTAACTGAACCATTTAGTAACATGTGATTATTAAAGTGCCACTCTCTGATTAGGTACTTCCAATACGTAAAGTCCTTAATTTGTGGTGTTACACCTTCAGCATATGGTAAAAATGCGGAAGCTACTATTAATGGCTTAAAACCATCGCGCTCATACCCTATTGGATCATAAGTCTGACCTTCTAGTTTTGAGAATATTTCAGTATCTGTTAGTAGTTGTGGAGTTGGCTGTACTTCAATAAAGTTAATTTTATCTCGCCAATTTGTACCAAAATTTATACTAACTACATCCCCTATATCAATACTGTTTTTCTTAACATATTTAAACAATGACATATTTTGTTCAACTATAGTTTTTGCTGCTAATGTTGAAGGTTCAGTAGAAAAACTAGTAGCAGCTAATTTAGTTAAGAAATTAGAATCATTAACAAACGGCCTAATTCTATGATACAAAGCAAACTTAGGTGATCCATTTTCCCAACGTATATCAGTAATATTTTCATTAAGTGCTTGATTAGATAATTCAGTTATTAGTTGCCAAAATGTGTTTTGTCCAAAGAAATTATGAACATTCGGTAATCCATAGGATTCAGATAGTCTTGTATATGCGTCAGAGGTGCCTTTATCTTCTTTCTTTAATTTACCATGGTATGTTTTAATTAAATCCGCAAAATTATACGCAGTTGAACCAGGTATGGGTTTATCAAAACTAAGATTACTACCTAAAGACGCGCCCGATTCTCCCTGTCTCATAAAACTAGCAACTTCTTTTGGAAGCCTAAATTGTGTCTGAGTTGTTATAAAAGGTTTCGATAGTGTTACCGCTCCAGTATTGGCCTTAGCAATAGAGGCAGCACTACCTGTGGCACCTCCACCCCATAGTTTAACCATGGTATCTACAAGATCAGATGAACTTGGTAGGGTTTTATCTTTATTATAAGATAAGAATAGGTTCAGACCTAGTATACTATACGCTTGAGATACTGGATCAGCTTTAACTTGATTATTTGCCAATATCGGATCTATATATAATAAACTCTCAAACACCGATCCCCAATCACGTCCAGATACTATAAAAACAGTTTGACGAGCTCCAGAACTTTGATCAACCTCTACTGCTCCGCGCACCGAATCTATTCTTCCTAACATCTTAAAGCTTTTCTCTGACGCAGTCCCAACCCTGTTTTTCTCCATATCCGGAAGCTTATCTTGAGACATAAGTATCGCACACCAGCTACCTGGCGTTATTCTGGTAACCCAATTAAATCTAGGAGCTAACCTGATTTCGAATTGTCCAGCTGGAGAAGACTTTTGTTTAGAGGTTGTTATGGAAATTATTGAAGAAGTACCAATTACAACTTGATCTAATGTTTCATGTGTAGCAGCGATAGCACCCTGACTATCGACCCTATCATTATAGTTCCATATAAGTGCCGCTGCGTGCGGTGTTACTAATTTAGACTTCATATCGCTCCCATTAGTACTTAGGACCACTATAAGGATTTGGCATCTGGTCTCTATTTGGTGTCTGTAGTCTTGGCTCTAGTTTTCCGTTCAATGCTTTAACTGTACTATCTAAATTCGCAATAGAAGTATTTAGAGCAGCTAACGTTCCACCTAATTCTTTAGAAGATGCTGAGATGGCTTCTCTAAAAGCTTCAGGTCGTATATCTTTAGCCGCCTGTACCATTGTCGCTACATTACCTTCTAGATCTTTTTGACCAGCAGTATTTGCTGTAACTTGACCACGAGCAGTCGCACTCAACATATCACTACCTAAATCACGATTTGGTATACCGAATGGTGACGCATCTTGGTTTGGTTTTGCTGTGGTATTAAAAGATGTTGATAGGTTGTTCATATCTGTAACTGGTGTTACATCAGGGCGTTGGTTGTATCTTGATCTAGCATATAATTCTTCAGGTGAACCCTTCTTGAATTTAGCTTTCCCTTGCGCCCAATCTGTAAACATTTTTTCATCACCGGCATTTAAACCATAACCAGCTTTAGTGCCGACAGCTTGTTCGCCCATTATGCTGCCAAGTTCTCTTAACTCACGACCACTCATATCTAGTGGGATACCAAAATTAGCTTTTACATCTTGTTCTTTATCTGTACCTATTGATTGAGATATTGTTTTAAGTTCATCTGGCTTTAGTAGACGTAATCTAGAAACAGTTGCCATGTCTGCTTTAGGCATTAGTTTTTGTATTTTTGCTACTTCAACTAAATTTTGTACGCTAACACTCCTATCGCCAGCAGCACCACTCATATCTCTATTTAAATCTGTAGCAGCCTTAATTGCCATCTCTGATGACATTCCACCAGCCATCATGCTTTGTACAGATAAAGCCATATTTTCTGCTGCGCCGCCAAATGTACTAACACCACCTTGTACAGTAGCAATACTACCAATGCCCTGCATCATTTCTTGTATATTTTTAGAATTGTCTAAACCAGCAGCAACAGCGTTTTTAAGTATAGTCTCTAAACCACTAGCGCCTACTCCGCCTTTTTCACCAGCAGCACGTAACGCCATATATTCTTCAGGAGAACTAGTGAGGCCAGCTGAACTTAGTTCGCCAGCTCGTAGTATATCGTCTTTGCCCCTAAATTTCTTACCAAGCCCAGCAACACCTGCTTGCATTAAAGATAGTATCCCTGCTTGATCTATTTCACGATTGGCCATATCTTGCATAAAGCCAGCATCTCTAGCACCAGCCAACAAAGCTCCTCTACCTCTACCTGCTCCACGTGTTGCCAGCGTGGTATTTCGCGTGTAATCTAAAGCATTTTGATTAACAAATGCCTGCATTCTATTTTGTGCATTGAATAAAGCTTCATCAGCACCATATCCAGCTAATTCAGCTTGAGAACGTGTAGCACCTGATGATAATTTTGCGGCTTTACCACTAACTTGTTCTATACCACCAGCAACGCTGCCTAGCATAGTGCCACCTGCTACAGCAGTACTGAGTCCAGCAGTAGCAGCATGCGCAGCAACTCCAGCAGCCACAGTAGCACCAACCATCAGTGTTCCACCAACAGCTTCTGCTCCAGTCGCGACAACCTCATTACGACCTAATCTTCTTGCTACATCAGAACTTCTAGCATGTTGACCACCACGAATTCTAGCAAGAGCTTCAGCGTCACCCTGAGATGCGGATACACTATCAAAAAACCTCCGATTGGCAATATCCATATAGCCAGTCTGAAGCTGCATTTTATCCATTTCTCTACCAACGCTCCATTGACGCATAATGCCGCCACCAGCGTTAGCTGCCGCACCCATTCCGCCGAGTACTGCCGCGGCAGTACGCCAACGACCACCTCCGCCACCAGCTGCTTCTTTCTGTATCTCTGCCTTTTCATAGTTGGCTTTATCGTCTTTTATTCTTTTTTCAGATTCAGCTATATCTTTCTTCTGTTTAGCAATTTCTTCTTCAGTACTTACTGTTCTATGTAGAGCTTCGTTTAAATCTCCGAAACTACTGGTTAGTTTTGCCAAGGCATCATTGAACGCTTTATTAATATCCGCGGTAGATCCCGCTTTACCAGACTGAACATCACTCACAATCTGTTGCTTGGCTTGTTTTGCCATAACATCAGCAACACTTTCATATACTGAAGCAGTGTCTAAACCTTTTCTTTTCTGTATAGCAAGACCAGATTTAGCAACACCTTCTTGTTGAGCTAACGATTCTAAACCTTGCCATTTAGTAGATAATGAACTTTGTAATTGTTGCTTTATATTATCAGGAGTATTAGAAGACGACAGTCTCCTAGAATCTTTTATAATCCCTTGCTGAAGATCAAACCGCTGTTCCTGTATCTGATCTATTTGTTCTTGTATTTGACTTGTAGAATTTCTATGAGCAACACTGGATGCCGCACCATAATTAGCAGTTGAATATTGACTACGAGCAATATCTTCCCGAGTAGTTCTACTATTTAAAGATGTGCGTACGCTTCTGCGATATTGCTTTTCAATAGCTTCTATATGACTTCTATTTCTAAATGATGATAAGTCTGCGTCTCTTTTCGCAGCATTAGCATGTCCAGTAAAATATGATCCAGTCTCTAAATCACCAGCATCATACGCACGTTGAGCAGCCTCTTCCATGACACGCTGTTCACGGCGATCTACCATATACTCTTTTAACGCTTCTTCGCGTTCTCTTTGAGCTTCTTCGCCACGTGTTAAAAAATTCTTATTCTTTTTCATCTACTTGACCTGCTGAATTAAAGTCTAAATTAAGGTCTTCTCCAAAATCTTCACCATACATCTCTTTATTCAAAGCAAGCTGCTCTTCCATCCATTTCATATTTTCTGGATCTTTAGCAGGATTGCTAGCTTCTTGTGCGGCCTCTTCAGCTTCCATTTTAGCTACCCAATCCAAATCAGCTTCTTCTTTAGCTTCTTCTATCTTATCAGCTTCTTGTTTAGCTCTTTCAACTATTGCTTCTTCGTGCTCGCGAACACTATAGAACTCATACAATAGCTCTTCAAATGTATACGACAAAAGCAGCGGATCCTTCATAGGACGATTCCACTGCTTACACCACCAGCGCATTAAAAATAAATGATACTGTCTATCATCAGATAGATTTCGTGTATCATGATAAGCTAAGTCATATATGTCTTTAAGTACGGAGGATTGCTTGGTAGCTAATTCTCCGTCTATACGTTTCCCTTTGGGGATTCACCATTATTCTCTTCTGTTTTCTTGCGAATCTCTGATTTCCACTGATTTTCTAAAAACTTGGTTTCATCATAGATTGCTACGATGACATTTTCATCTAACATCTTACTGCCAAAGTCTAGATTGGCCCACCAATCTGGCCATTTTATAAGCTTAACTCTAACAGTAGATAAGATTTCAGCTATTCCAGAGAGTACAGGGGATGGGTTGGCATAGTCAGCCATCATGCGAGTCTTCTCTAACTCTTTGTTATGCTTTTCAGTCATATTTAGAACACACTTAGTAGTGAATTGTCCTTCAAAGACTTCACCAGTGGTATCGCCTTCAACTTTTATAGAGAAGGTTCGTTCATTCTTAGGTAGAGCTCCGTACATATTTATTCCCTTTTACTATATTATCTCTCCACCATAATGGCTGAAGATTATTATAATTACATGCTTCTTTTATACCCTGTATAGTGCTAATATCTACTTTACTTAATGGTATTATATGATCTATATGCCAACCTCTAAAACCATAGTTATCCCAAGTCATACCTGGCTGGAATTTAGATTCCAAGTGTTTTTTAAGCTCGTCTATAGAACATCCTAAATATTCCGCCAAACCGCACATCTTAGTCCTACCCTTTAACGCAGAACTTAATCTATTGCGTAGTGTATTTGCTAATCTTTTATTGGAATCTTGACGCTCTAGTTTTTTACGATTTCTAAGTTGTTCTCTAACTTTATCTATATTCTCATTTCGCCATCGTCTGTTGCGACTATTTACCTTATCTTTATTAAGATTTGTGTATAGTTTACTATAAGTTTTAAAATCTTCTATATTATTAGTATAATATGTGGCTTTACGAAGTTTTTCGCAATGTTTACAAGACGGATTTAACCCATCAGCGCTTAGCTTATGTTTATGAAATTCTAATAAAGATAGTGATTTTTTACATTTAGTACAAGTCTTCATTAGACTTTTATACCCTATATATGGCTTGTAAAACATTTCTCAATACAATTTGATTAAAAAAGACTTTTAATGCGAGCACCAATATCAGCTAAAGGACTACCAGGAGTAGCAGATGGTGTTCCACTTGCCCCTTGTGGTTCAAATGGAGTTAACTCATCAACCCAACCAAGAGCTTTCCAACTTAACTGAATCGTCGACAATTCACCAGCCTGTAGACTTTGTGACCTATTTGTTATAACTGCTTTATTTGTCTTAAATATTACTTGACCAGTAGTCTGGTCACTTATTTCAATAGTGATATATTTGTGCATTAAAAATGATAACACATTTGCTTGAACGAACTCTTTACTTGGTCCTCTGTTTGGGATATGGAACATAGAGAGTGTCCCATCTACAGAGATACGAGTTGGCATTAGCTCATAAGCAACATAATCATCAATAGTACGATTCTCTTCATGCTCAGTATGTATGTTGAAATTAACACCAAAAGCAAAGCCAAATAGCTTATCATTAACTTTAATAATAGCTCTAGTTCCAGTCATATATCGACCGAAATTATTCAATGGAGACAAGCCGCCAACTGCGCTCTTGGTCAGACTTGTTGCGAGTCCCCCAACTAATCCAGCAGCAGTTCCACCTTCTGTAATAGCATTCTTAACTTTAGCCATTAGCTCAGCTCCTGTCCTACGCCAGATTTGCGAGCAATCATATCATCACCATCTGCGTATCGCGCCCTAAACGTTAATTGAATAGTTGCTACTCCACGCCTATCCAACTGAAATGATAAATCTTCAAATCTACAATCACGAAGCAATGCTGCTGGTGTTTCATCTTTACCAGATAATTTTTGACGCACTTCAATATTGAACATCTTAGATTGGAAAAACCGTGATGGGTCAAATGCTTCATTAGGTGAACCATCAAATTGTCCACTACTGTTTGGCAAACCAAGCGCTCCCCCAACAACACCACCAACACTCGATAAACCATAGCTACCCATTGAGTTGCCTTTGTTATCAACACCTTGAGGAGCTTGGCCGCCGAAGTAACTCTGTAATCCACGTCCATATTTAATAATAGATAATGAACCGGTAACATCATAAGTTAAAGGTTGAATAGCTTCAACCTCAGCTCTACCAAGTACTCTAGGCATAGCATTCTTCACACTTATCCTGTAAGTAACATTAGTGGCATATGCTACTGTCCTGTTATTCACAAGAATTTTAGCGTTACCACCAGATAAAAAGAATGGAGTTTTACCGGCCATTAGTTACCTTAATTATCTATTAAGTTAGATCTTTTTGCCCTGAGTGAGATACTATTGTAACTTGACCGTTATCGGTATCGCCACCTAATACACCAACAAATACATAGCTATCTACCATTACGCCACGCTTATTAAGAGAAGATGATCTACGCGTAACACGACAATCTTGTATCTTATAAGTACTGTTGGCAGCAGTCGTTGTTTCACTGTTAGCAGCAACTTGGTGAATCTCGATATCAAAAGTAGAGGAAGTAAGTATTCTGCCTGGATCTAATTGCTTGCCGACAGAGTTACCACTTGGGCCAACTAGCTTATCAGCTGGTGTACCACTTGCTGCTGCGCCTTCATGAGGGTTTGTTGAACCATCTTTTTGTGTATATCTGATTACTGAAAATGAACCGTTAACACTATAAGCAACTGGCTCATATGACTTAACTTCATAAGTTCCAATAACTTCGATTGGAATAGTTGCTACATCTACTGTAAAGTTTAGATCTGTACAGTATGCCAAAGTTACACCATCAAGTTTAACTCTCGCGTTCGCACCTGTAATAAAACCCGGTTTAATACCTGCCATAAAATCTCCTTCTTTTTGGTCTTGCGGTTGACCTTACCATGACATTTTTTTAAGTCAACTACTGACTTAGTAAGATTATAGCATATGGGTATTTAAGTTTGATAGCTATAAAAGAAATAAAGGACCAGCTTTCGCCAGTCCTTTATTATGAATTATTATATAGACTTTAACCAATCCTCAACCTCAAGTTGAGTTCCAGAGAATACAAAAAGATCTTTCTTTTTCAATGTCTCATATCGTTTAATACGCCTATCAATAGTATCTGTTATCTTACCTTCTCTACTGATTATTCTTTCTACTATAGTTTCACGCGTTTCTTGAAGATATATAATATTAACTATAGCACCTTGATTTTCTAATAACTTCTTCATACGTTTTGCTTGTATAGGAGTCACTATGAGGTGGGGTTTGTTATTATTGCTTAATGCTAACTCTATACACTTATTAAAGGTGTATAAGTCGTAATCTATGATATTAAATTTATGATCAAGTTTTCGTGCTAGTGTAGTCTTACCGCACCCGTTTGGTCCAGCTAATATATAGATAGTATTATTGATTGTTATTTTATCTGATTTCATGAAATTATCCAATGCCCACATAGGTTGTAAGTTAGTATAGTGACAAGCTTTTAACAATTCATCTCTATTCGTTAAATCGAAACTAGATATTGGGATTATATGATCTATATGCCAGCCATCTTTACCCCAGTTATCCCAAGTCATATTGGGTAGGAACTTAGATTCTAGATATGATTTTAGTAAATCTACTGAACAGCCTAGATCTTTAATAGCGGAACCGGCTTTTTGCCCATTCTTAATAGCAGCGTTAAGTCTAGTTCTCAACACAATTGATAACTTAAATTTTATATCAGTATTATATCTATATTTTCTTTCTACTTTACGATCTCGCTTATCTTTACGCTTCTCTATTGAACCATTGAGGATGTTGTCTTTATGTCTAGCGTGGCCAGCATCGGTATTACATCTAATAGAGCAGTATTTTTTATTTTTAGAACGTGAATTATCAGTGAACTTTTTGTCACAGAATCCACACACCCTAAACTCGGGTTCTTTAGTTTTACGCGAACACACCTTACATATACGAGCATCTGGTTTCGTAGATTTTAAGATATTATCACAGCATATACATTTTTTAATAATAAAAACCTCCGTAGCCATTATACCACGGAGGCGCATCTAGAGTCTTAGTTCTGAATTATTAAGCAGTTGCTCGCTGAATTGTGATTTCAGAGAGGATGAAGTCGATTCCTTCTACAATCTTAATAGTGACTTCAACGTAAATAGTATTACCTTCTAAGCGAACAACTAAGTTCTTAAATCCTTGCGGGGCGTCCGCTGTACTCACTGTAATGCCTTGAGTTAAGAAGCCATTAAGAATAGTACTTGCTACACCAGCAATATCGGCAACTGAAACTGTATTCTTCTTACCAACGTACACTGCTTCGAGAGAGTTACGCAAGTTGAATGCTACAATGTCAGCAGCGTAAACTACGTTAGCTCTATTCCAAACAAAGTTTCCGTCTCTACCATAAGTTGTATTATCTACAACAACTCTGAACCCACCGTTTTGTGGATTTTCGAGGAATGTTAGGCCAGATTGGATTGCTTCGTCAGTTTGTAGATCTGGATCAAAGTCAACTACAATATCAGCATCAGGAGTAGACATTGGTTGAGCCGTATGTCTAATGCCAGAGCAATTTAAGAACTTAAATGTCATTGGTTCACCAATTGGTGCTCCACCGCGTGCGCCAGCAAGTAAGCAAGCAAGCGACCATGGTTGGAACCACTTGATATTACCTTGAGCGTCTGATTGACGAACATCTTGAATAACTAATTGCTCACGACCATCAGCTAAATCACCAGCAACTATTTTACAGTTAGCAAAGCTATCTTTAAGAGATAAATATCCTTGACGCTCTGATCTCTTCTTTGTAGTCTTCATTAGTGAGATGTGCGTCTTAACAGCTTGATGAATACCAGCGATTGTATAAGTCGAACCAGCGTCAGTAGTACCATCAGCGATATCATCTGTAGCATCCCATGAGAATAGGGGGACGATAGCGTTTACATGGAACTTCTCAAACTTCTCAAGAGCAGCAACGATGCTAGCAGGCGATGTTGCGCCTCTTGCTCCACCAGCTAATAGTGATTCAGCTAAAGCATCTGGAAGACCTTTTGCTGCGGCATCTTCAAGAGAAGCCATAGAGCTTTCAGCAAAGAAATCTGATACATCAGAGGCATCTTTCTTTAAACGTGCCGGTTTTGCGCTAGTAGCAGCAAGTGCGCCAACAGTTGTTACTTCATCAAGTACTGAAGGAGATAATTGGTTATATAGTGTACTAGATAGTGATGCGGACCAACCACCATAAGAGATTAAATTAATTTCATCAACAACTTCTTTAAGAATAGCAAAACCAGCTTTAGGAAGTATTTGTGAACCTAAGTTTGTTGTAAGTGTAATATTTGTTGCGTCAATAGTGACGCTAGCAGATGTAACACCACCAGAACCATCATGACCAATAGATAGAACTACATTTCCACCCAATGAGTCACTCTCAGAGATTCCGTCACGAGTTTGATTTAACGTAAGAGTAGCACTAGGCTCAACAACAGGAGTTTTTAGTCCTACAGCAACACCCATATCTGCGAGTACTAAACCAGTTCCATCTACTAATTCAAAACTACGTCCCCAACCATTTTGATGAGCAGTAGGAGCAGCAGCCATTGCGATTGTAAGTGTAGAAGCGCCAGTTATACCACCAGCAGTAAACGTCATACCAGCAACAGTCCATGTTGCGACATCAGCTACAAACGCAGCATGAGTTGCGTATGTACCAGCAACAGTAACAGTAGTAGCAGTAGCACCATTTACTCGAACACTGAAGTTACCAGCACTAACAGTGTTGGCATCAAATGGAGCAGTTGAAGCTACTGTAGCAGCAGTTTCAGAGATTAATACGTTCTTAACAGAGACTTTGTTTCCACCAACGCCCCATTCAGTTGCGCGAGCAGTTCCATAAGTAGTTGCTAATGCCAATGTAGCGCGAACTGAAGCATTGGTTTTGTAGAACCAAACAGTTTGTGCTCCACCAGGAATCGCAGCATCAGCAGCAGGTGCGAATAGCATTGCGGCAGAGTCAGCAATTGGTCCACTGCGATACTTATTTCTAATAGAAGAAATCTGATCTGCTTGGAAACGATTGTTTGCGATATTTACTTCTTGAGCACCTGGTGCTCCAGCATCGGCTTCACCGATAACAGCAACTAGTCCAGCTGGTCCAAGTGGAAAGCCTCCACCCAAGTCAATATTCGTTTTGGAATACGAACCTGGCTTATATATTGTGGCCCCGTTAAATGATACATTAATAGCCATAGTGTGTCTCCTTATGTGATGTCTAGTTCTTTAAGTTCTTTTGTTGATACTGGGATATCTCGTAAGGTATAACAAGCACCCTAATCTCTACTATTGTATCATGAGCAACTAGCCTAAAATCAGGACTAAAAATCCTATGTTAACGCTAAGTATGATATGCTTATAAACCAAAGAGTTTTAAACACTCATCATACTTACTAGATAATTCTTCTTTGCCAACGCCTCTAGCATTGAAGTCGGCCCACATAATTTCCTTTAGTGATGGTTTTAACTTCATGCGCTTTGTTAGCATAACCCACCATTGATCAAAGCTAACTTTTGCTTCTACTTCAGGTGCTACTTCTTCACGCTTCTTAGCTTCCATCTCTTTAATTTTAGCTTTGAGTTCTTTATCTTTCATAAAATCTCCGTATCTATAATGTATTATTATATCATCTAATTATATATCAGCTTCTTCATCGAATAGCGGCTCAGACTCTACGTCAACGTCAACTTCTTCTATATCCAAGTAAGGTTCAGCATCCCAGAAGTTTTGAACTATACATCTAAACTTAATAGTCCTAACCCATATGTTCTCCGCTAGCTTACCAGTATCCCTAGAGTTGTCTGTAGCACTAAAAGTCTGTAATTGTAAACCTAATCTTTCTGCTTGTCTTTTATTCTTAAATAATATATAGTTAACTATATAGTAGAGCCATAATGTCTCATCACTATTGCGTGAAGTCATTAATAGGATATCAAGATTCACTATAAATGGACTAGTGCCTATCTCAGCATTTTCTCCTTCGCCGAAGTAATCATTAATGCCAGCCTTACTTTCATCTTCTTGCTCTGAAGCCAATCTGATAGCAATTTGTGGAGCTTGCTGTGGATTGATGGACCATGCTTGTACAACAGGTATCTCAGTCTGTAAGATCCATTTCTTGATGTTCTCTATATAAGGTGTACCGTAATCTCTATTTATAGGTTCAACGGTGTAGTACTGAAATATGTCATCTAGGATATCGATATTATTCTTAATATCTTGAATACCCTTCCATATAACCCTATGTAATGATACTTGTGGAAGCGCATATCCCATAATTATCTCCCGTAACTTGAGTAGTATGAATCAATAATTTCGCTAATAGCTTGATTTGATTGATCTATTATGTTTTTATTAGCGTCTTGTATATAATCAGTCATATCTGCCTCTTTTTCTGGAATCACCCAAGCTTTCAAAGGGTCTTGTCTATCTGATGCTGTTCTAAACTCTACTGGTCCAGTTTTAGCTTTTGCTGCTTCTCTTGTAGCTCTAACTGCTGCGGCTTGTTGTGCTATGCTTTCTTTCAACGCACTGCCAATATCTGCCTTACGATTTTTAGCTTGCTCTCTTAATGCTGCTCGTGAATTATCGATAGAGTCTTGGCGATTTTGTAGCATACTAAACATACTATGTTCTACCCGAGTATCTTTTTGTGGAATAGGTATTACTTTATACCTATGCCCATCGGCACTAATATCGGCATTTGATAAGAGTTTAGATAGCATTTGCTGTTCTGGCTTAGAGTAATCCAATATACCAGAATGTGTAGATATTTGATATAAGCCATTAGAATCAGGCACTATTTGTACATCTTCTACAAAATCATTAGCACCAATACTAATGGCGTGGTCAATAGCACCATTGACAGCATTAGAGACTATAGAGAGTACAGCCTCGTTGATTCTATCTTCAGCTTCATCACATATATATTGGGATTCTAAACTAGATATATCACTTAGTCTAAGTTCAGATCTAAGTCGCTCTATATACAGGTGAACACTCACGACTAGTGTCCTCCGCGCTTCACAACCTTAGCTCTCATATCATTAAGGAAATTGCTACGCTCCATTTGAGTCCAATCTGAGCCAAAGGATATTTTTATATGTCCGTCGGGAGATATCGAGACTTCGGGTCGTGGTAGGTAGCTGTAAAATTCTTCGTGTACTTTTTTATCATTTTGTGGAGAACCAGAATATGCTTCAACGCTAACTGGTTGTTTTCCAAGTTCGTCAATTTTAGTTTGTAATTCTTTCAATTTTGATTCAAGCATGTCAACAGCATCACCGGCTTCGCCGCTTAGGTTGTTGTGCTTATCTGCTATATCAATAACAGTTGATTCTAGCTTATCAAACAACTTCATCATCTTCTGTTCAATCTGCTGTAAATCGACAGCCATACCATGGCGCATCTCTTCGCGGATGTTCTCCATCTCACTATAGATATTAACAATATTGTGTTTTCTATAGGAGTCAATTAGCGAATTTAGCCCGCCGTCAATAGCGTCACTTTCTAGTGTATCGTCTAGTAACTCAAGTTCTTTTTCATCTTCTGGAAGGTACCACTCGAATACACTCATCAACTCTGCTGTAACAGCAGGTAGTGACTTATTGGTGAATTGGTGAATTTGTTTATGCCCATCACTAACACGACCTGAATATATGTCATTCGCATGTTTTCTTATATAGAGAGTATTCTGATCTATCTTAACCTCTCTAAAATCCTCATCAGCCATATCTTTTACGGCATCGCGTAGCATGCGGAATGTACCGTTGCCAACCATTTTAAGAGCATCACCATGATTTAACTCATAAGTGGTATTTGCTGGAGCATTGCCAGAGCGTATGATATTCTTCTGTAATTCTTCTTCTGCTGCTAACATCTCTAAACTATTACTCTTTGCCAATTCTTTTTTGACATACTTACCAATAGCATCTGAAGTGTAGTCACTTGTAGCATCCCATGGAATATCACTTACATAAAACCATTTTACATCTAGAAACTCTGGGTTCTTCTTAAGTTTACCCTTAAATGAAGTTACAAGAAAAGTCTTAGTATCATATCCACGATACTCGGCTGAATTTATTTCACCAGCACTTTTACCAGATATCCCAGTTTCTTCTTGAAGCTCACGAAGAGCTCCTTGTTCAAAAGACTCTCCATCTTCTACATGGCCACCAGGAGTAGACCACAAACCGTTGTCCGATCTTTGGCCTAATAAGAATCTACCTTTATCGTCAACTACTAAACAGCCAGCACCTTTACGGTTATTGTTTATTAAGTAGTTTTCTAATGCTTTGTTTAGTTTTTTCTTACTCTTACGCTCTTCTCGCTTAGTGTCTGTGCCCTTTTTGGCTTTATCATGATGCTTATCATTCCACTTGCCACCCTTGTCTTCTTTGCCCTTGCTTTCTGGAAGATCACTTGGCTTAGAGCCAGCATATTTACCGGCAACAGATTTAGGTACACGATCGCCTCGCGAAGATGTTCCATTCTTGTTGCCATGAATAATGGCAAGCATGTAGCGGTACTGTTTTTTACTTACTGGCGCCGGCATTGCGCACCTCCAATATAGCTGAACCCAACTCTATCATGTATATTATAACTCACCATACAGGTTGTTGCTCTATTCTTGTCTAGACGGGTTATTTAAGAAATCACGACGTACTAATACTTGCTGTGGTAAGCGCTTAGGCGTCTTTTGTCCTTGTAGATTAAGCTCTTGAGTAATTCTTAATTCTCTTAAGTGCTGTAGAACGTTATACACAGGATTTGCATAATACTGGACTACATAGACATCACCTTTGCTCTGCCCAACATTATACACAGGCTCTCTTCCAGATATCCACTCAATGTTGTTATTAGTGATATTAAAATCTACGCCTTTAGTGTATTGGACCAGCGTATTATTCACTGCCGATGCTACATACTCAACATCTAGTATAGGATACCGCAGGATCTGTTGCTTATTAGCAGTAGGCTTATACTCCTTAAGCTCCCACATTCTTACCTTAAAGTCTGGAATAACTAGTTGGTCAAATGTATTGAATTCTGCTTGAGAACCATCTGGATACTCTGTAGGTAGAGTTACCACGGCACTACCAATCTCCCATAAACCTTGATATTCAAAATTCTTTTCTAAAGAGTTACTGTAGAAGACTCCCCAAATCTCTTTTTCAGAGTATGTGATTAAGCCATTTGTACATAGAGGACAGTTTGGGTTATGACTATTGTCAAAAACAGTCTCTATGTTAGGGCAGGGCGTTTTCTTACGATGAACGAATCGAACCCCTCTATTTTGGAGTAGTTGGTCAAACGATATCCCCTTAATACTTGGGTCTGGAATGAAGAGAGGCATTGGAGAAGGAGTAGATGTTGGTGAAGTCGGATAGTTAGACCCGCTACCAATAGTTCCACCACCATTAAAACCAGATCCTGTTGGAACTATTCCACTATATGGTAACCCATTAGGACCACAGTCGTTATTATCCGCCATATGCTATTACCTTATCACCTATGAATTTTAAATATAATGTATAATAAATATAATCATATACCATATATTATATTATACAGTGGAGTTACCAGTTGGATGATGAGCAGATAAAAGTTTTAAACAATATAGTAGCAAAAAATGGTGATTGTTTAACTAGTGAGCTTTGTAATCGGTGCCCATTTAAAAGAAAGTGTCTACCAGAGTTTCTACAGGCACATACACTACCATCCCGCAAAGAGAGGTATGAGATGGCCTCTGATAAGTTAGCTAGAATAAGTCTCTTACTCGATGAATCGTAAGTTAAAAATACACATAAGTTAAATGACTTTAAATTGCAACTAAGTTAAAATGCTAGTTAAACGGAGTAAACATGTGGGGAGTATCTCATATACTGACTAATCATGAGCCACCATCTGACCCTAATAAAAGAACAGCAAATGATGTTCTCTATATTTGTAGAATACTTAAGAAACTAGACGTATTCGAAAATAAGGATATACACCTATATAGGAGCGATGTTCTAGAAGGCGTCAAGAGATGGAAACTTAGCTTATTTCAAAGAATGAGTAATAAATGAAAAGTGCCACCAGACAGTTTATGGAACATATGGAACTGTTCCGAAGAAATAGATATAACTCATTACAAGGCCAACGTCAAAAGCTATTAAGGCAAATGATATATTTACTGGAAAAAATGAATGTAGTAGAGGGTTCCACTACTAATGTTGAGTATGTAGTTCATGAATTAGTTAATCGTATTTTTAAATATCCGGAGTAATAATGTCTGGTGGGTATAGAGATTTATCAGGTGTTACTTCATTAGTTGATCTATTATATAAACTAAATGTGGTAGATAAGCTAACACATAATTCAGCACTTGTGGAAATAATCAGTGTGGCATTGGGTGTATCATATAAAAAAGAGAAATAATGCTGAATAATCGACAAAGACTAAGTGGTGTAGCCTCTATGGTTACTCTATTGCGTAGGCTAGGCGTCTTACATCAGAAGAGCGCTTATGATACTTTTATAACTATATTGAAAATTGTACTAGATGAAAAGTAAAATTACTTTTTAGGTATTATCTTTAGACTTTTTGTCCATATCTTTAATTGTTGCGCAGTTAAGTATTGCTGTATAGGCGCCGACGACACCGCTTCGAATATAATATTGTTATAATTATTCCCATCTATAATATCCAGCTTATTAAGTAAAAGTATCATACCATAAGTCATTCTGTCCATCTCCCAATATGATATAGTTTGATTTGTGCGGTAAGTGATACTGTATAATCATAAACATCTAATCTATATAATAGAATAACAATATCTCTTATATTTTTTGCTATCGCTGGTGATACATTAGTTAAGCCCATTACTTATTACCGCCCCATATAGCTTGTGTATACATACCATACAATCCCCAAGGCATGATGCGTTCAAATGCCTTATCATCTATGACTCCTAGTTTACATAATAAACTAATCATGTCTTCCATGCTATCTAGGTTGTTTGTCATTTACGCGGTTCTTAACGGGACGACTAGACGTGACAGCACGTGACATTAACTTATCGTGTACACTTAATTTGCGCAGCAACCCAATCATACACTGTCTACGCCAGTGATCGTGAATTGTCATGATACCTCCACATGTCCGAAATATATAGTATTGCTTTTTGCTACATTATAGATATGGTCATTGATAACTTCCAACCTATTAAGAAGTACTAAAATATCACTGATATCATATACTATAAGGTTCTCTATCGTAATATTGTATTTCATTTGTTACCTAAAAATGTCGTATCAGTTGTAGCAATAGTGTAGATACCTGTATAGGAAGTGGAAGAGATGCTCGTATAGGTAGAGCTATTATTAGGATAGGTGGCAGCGTGCTTCATCCATAATCTAGTGCTGCTACTTAGATATAAACTGTAATCGATAACACCTAGTCTCTCTAACTTGTAGAGGAGATCATTGATTTGATTAAAATGGCCATTTGTGTAGATTGGAGCACTATTCATGTATTATTGGTTTCCACAAAATTAGTATAGTATTTAATATGTTGCCAAGCATTAAACTCAGTAGATGCGCAAATAACATCGAGTCTACGTAATATATAAATGATTTTTACTAACCCACCTTTCATATTACCCCTAGCTTAACCATAAGTAGCTTTATCTTTCTCAAATAATAAAGCTCATCATAATAACACATTGCTCTTTTAATATCTTCTATTGGTGATCGCGCCATTTAAAATTACCTTATGTAGTCCATGCTTTATACAAAGTATCTGTCTCATAAAGTGCTCTACGTCTTGCGATGACTTGCTGATTACTATCAATAACCTCTAACACATGAAGCATATGTAGCATACGCATACAGTCGTCACCAAAATAATTACCCACTTATATTTTACCTCCCCTCATCTTAATTGCCACAACACTTTCGATGGGACATTATCAAGAGCACCCATACGTATCAGTAAACTAATAATCTTGTTTAATCGCTCGCGATAAAGTACTTGTTTAAAATAGGTATCTTGTATCTTATGATAAGAATCTATTTGTTGTTGTATAGTTTTCTTAGTCATTTGATTCCATCACTAGGTTGATCTTTATAAAATCAATATTAGGATATAGGCCAGATCTAACGACTCCCAAACGACTAAGGAGCCTTACAACTCGCATGAGTTGTAATCTTTGCTTATAGGTAAGATTCATTGTAATAAGTTAATCCCCTTCCATATAGGTGGAGTACAGCTTTGCCATACTGTATCTCATCTAATATATCGAGCTTATACAGGAGTATAATTAATACTTCGATATTAATGAGGGCGCCGCTATGTGCTGCTGAGTATCTCATTTATAAACTTACCTTATTATATGCTTTAGCGTATACAAGCGGATGAATAACACCTAACTTAGATAGGAGTTTTAGCATCTTGTGCTTGGTATTTAGCGTATACCTGACACGAGCTAATGAATATTTACGCATATATCTCCAATTTACTTCTTATATTCAAGTTTTCTACCAGTAAGTAGCGTAAGAATATTCTGATCTATAGCACCAAGTTTACATAAGATGTAAATGACATTCGAAAGTTCTCGGTGTTGATACCATCCCCCTTTATAATCCATCATATCTTTTTCTACCCTTTACTATACTGATTGTATTTAATCTTAATGTAATCGATTATTAAAGCATTTGCTGTATCCGGTGATACATCCCGAAGCACATTGAGCTTTATAAGTAATAACACTATATTTCTAATACAACCAATATTCATCTCAACCTTATATTTATTTATATAAAATCATTATACTCGTAGCCTCTGGTCGTCGGAAAAACTAAAAACCAATATTTATCGACACTTATCCAAACTCATCCCTAACTTATCTAGCAACATCACTATTAATAAGAAGTTGTAAGTAAAAACATCTCCATTTTGATAACTATAGACTCTAAAATCACCTGTATACGCAATATAGCTATTACCAAATGCCAACATATTACCACTCATATCACTCCAACCTTTTGAAGTAGTATCAACATATGTGCCTGATATCTTCTATGCCGAACTGTAAAACCCCCGATCGCAGCCAAGCGCATAATATCTTGATCATATATATCAATTATCATAATGCCATGTCGATCTTGCCTAAACCCACCAATAGTTTTCATACCACCTCCAACCTTTTTAACAACAACCACAATTCAGCTATATCCTTCATATTGTCACGATTCCACGAGATGTTAGCACCAAAATGCTTCCACTCACCCTTATAATTCGCACTAACGCCACTTGGCGTGTGATACCAAATATGCTCCATCTTCATATAACACCCAACTTCATCAAGACTCCGATTAGTCTTAATCCCCTAAATGAATGTTTATAACTTGGATTGCTATCAATCTGATGTATACTTATATCGCTGTTAGAAGTACTGAAGGTGTCGCTGTAACGCACTATCCAATTACCAACATGTTTATGCTTTAATATCATATAACATCCAACTTTTTAAGTAGCTGCGTTAATTTGTTTATTATATTAAGTAGGTTAATGGCCTTCTGAATTTCATCATGAGAAAACTCTATACGATCAAGGTACGTCATGCTACTCCCAACTTCATTAATATTAGTCGTATATAGAGTCTATAGAATGAATCCACTTCATGACTATTTTGTAAATATTGTGGTTTGTTTACAAATGGGTAAAAAGCAGATTGTATACGCCCAGTACCTCTAGTGGTATTCATCTGTAGTATCCAGTTCCCATCACTAATTGTTACAAACATTTCAACCATTATACTACTTCCAACTTCATTAGTAATCGTCTCATCAGAAGCCTATAAAGACCACTATTATCTTCTTTACCTGTACGAAAGCCACGTCTATATTTGATATCATAATATGAGTATTTCTCGTCATATCCACACCACGCGTAATTCATACGATTATAAGACATCATGTAATCGCCATCTATATACACTACACTTCGCTTATCCATCTGCTACTCCCATACTCCAAGCTTGAATAATATCACTCGCATTTGTAACCTATGTTTTGAATCAAACAAGCTTGGGGTGACGGTGTAGTTTATATCAAACATATGCTGTGGTATTTGTATATGGTAAAACGTATTACCTGAATCTACATAATAATCCACTCTCATATCGCCATCCGCAAACCTTATCATCGCACACCTAGTTTAGAAAGTAATTGAATCATACTAAATGTTTTTAAATGTACGATATTGAAAGTGACACTCTTAAAAGCTTCTTCTAACGATTCTGTTTTGATTGCTTTCATATAACACCTAATTTGGGGAGTAGCTTTATTGCCATTTGCCTCACTTTTAGTCTAAGAAGCGAATCTTTATCTCCTTCCTTCGGCGGAGGGATATAAATATTACCAAAACTAACTGTATTACAAACCTGATAAATATTACAACTATCATCTAAGTTGTCATGATGTAGTACGAAGTTCCCATCAGTATATGTTCTAATTATTCTCATACCACTCCAAATTTAGCTAATAATAAAACAATGTCCACTTTAAAATGAAAATCATCGTCATGTTCTGGTACTACATCTACTACATCATAACGGCCCATAGTATATATGGGCGAAGTAGGTTGACTCATAGAGTAAGATCCAGTTTTCATATCATAAGAAAATGCTCTTCCACCACTGCCACCAATATGTATATAGCTCATGTAGCTACTCCGAGTGTAAGCAGAATTCTCACCATCTCCATCCTAAGGCGCGACTGATTCTGAGCCGGCGAATCCTTGTAATTCTTAGGGTCTGTTGAATAAGTGATGTGAAAAACATGAATTTTATCACCTTCATAGTGTATAAAATAACGCCCATCTTTGTATTTCTTCATACTGTAAGTACTCCGAGTTTAAGTAGCACAAGCCTCATTTGTAACCTGTGACGCGATTCCTCTAATGATTTATCATCTCTACCTCTCCACCCCTGATGAGGTACGAAGTAAATGCTACTCCATTCTCCAGATTTAAATACGTGCCCAGTAGTATTTGCTACATCATAATGTAGTACCATGCCACCATCTCCCCATCTCATAAACGTAGTCATAGTACTCCTAGTTTAAGTAGAATCCGTACTACTTCCAACTTATGTACAGCTCCTAACGCTTCCTCTATAGACATGGGTACCTTATATCTATTGTAAATAATACAATGCCTACCATCCACATGATAATTTGCCTGATTATCATATATTAGCCTTACATCACCACATGTATATATGTACTTCATATAACCTCAAGTCTATTTAACAATATAACCATGTTCACTTTAAAATAAAACTCAATATCCTGGTCGATTGGAACCATTAGGTCGATTGGAGCAGATCCTAAAATATATGAACCATTGGTAAAAAGCGCATACTCCCTACATTCTGTATTATAAGAAAACTCCATATCATTACCAATGATATAAACTTCACTCATACAACACCCAGCTTAACTAGTATCGATACCATTTGTAATCTACACTTTGACTCAAAAAGACTTTGTAATGGCAGACCGGCAAATGTCTGATACTGAGTAATAGAGCATTCGTTCACTTTCTCAAAGTATGTTAATACTAAATAGCCATCATAAAACCTACGCATGTTATATCACTCCCAGCCTAATTAGTACAACCCGCATTTGTAACCTACGCGATGACTCTTCTATTGCTCTTTCGCTACTTGAAGGGTGTTTCCGTTGGCTAATACGCCAACTATCATCTCTTCTGTTATAGAAGAGATATAGACTATTATCATAATAAAAAGAACCTATGCTCATATACACCGTCCATATTGTCGCACATTGTTTTATTCATTTATGAATAAAAGGTGCGGTGCGTGATGAGATTATACGAAACCTTGTTGTGATATTGGGTGTGGTTGTATGGATATGAGGAGTAGTGTGATATATGGAAATGTGGGCTGTTTATATGGAGCATATATGGAAATATGGTGTGTATGTAAATTATGGGTGCGTGTGGCTGCTGTGAGTTTGTGAGGAGTAGTGTGAAGTTATTTATATAAATGTGATTTTGTGGTACCAGCTAGCCAAGGGACCCTAGATTCTCCCTCAAGCCAGTGGGTAGGGTGGGGCCGGGCCCTAGAAATGAAAAAGTGATATGTAGAGAGAGACCGGGCAGGGGAGGGCAACCGACTCGAGGTACTAGTACCTGCTGCTCAAGCTAGCGGGTGTACCACTGCGCACCCTCTCTGAATCCTGTTAACTGATCCGAGTCTATCTTATACAACTAACAGAAAGGAGCTTATGTATGACCTTCCTATGTGTACTGATTGTCTTCGCGGTTGTTGTTCGTGGTGTTGAAACTGAGTCGAGTCAACCATATAACAAATAACATTGGAGTATGTATGACTGATGGTGTGTATTATTCCGAGTCGAATGAGTGTTATGGTTTGTTTATTGATGGTGTGTTGGTGATGATGTCAAGTGTTAGGTTGGATTGTGTTACTGAAGCAAGCCGATTGGGATATGAGTTCAACTGAGTCGAATATAACATATAACAAGGAGTATTTATGACTATGAAGCAAAATGACGCAGTATTCGCAGCAGTATGTGCAGTGTTGAAGTGTGATGGGTTTGATAGTGCGGTTGAAGTGAGTGATGAGCAACGAGCAACGGTTATTGGTTTGGTCACTGAAGGGATATTAGCTGGTAAGGTTGGATTTAGTGATGATGCGAAGGTGAAGTACGATACTGAAGCGAAGGTGAAAGGTTATGTAGTTGGTATGGTGAGTCATCAACTACGAAATGATAAGCGAATGAACGGTGGTGTTGGACGTGTGATTAAAAACCCTGGAAGTCGTGCTGGATCTGGTGATGAGCAGCTTAAAGCACTGAAGTTGTTACAGAGTACGTTCGACAACGGCACTGAAGAGTGGCATGAGATTGAAGCAGCGATTGCTAACCGCACACTTGAGATACAAGCAACACGCAAGCCGAAAGCAACGATCAACATAGATGCTCTGCCTGAATCGCTACGATACTTGGTTAAGTAATAAGCAACTAAGCGGGACTTCGGTCCCGCTTATCACTGACACTGCTACGCTGGGGTGAGGAGTAAACCGATTCGAATTAAACTTATATAACTATGGAGGTTTTATGTACAGAGATAAGAAGACAAACTATAGTAATACTATCAGCTTAACTGATCAAGAAGTCACAGAGATACAGAATGGCACTATTACTGGATTCAATATAACTACACCTAGTCTGCTCAATATAATTATCCCTGTTACAGATCTTGGTAAACCATTCCGTATACCAATTACAGATGAAGATGGCTTTAAGGGTATGAGTTCTTATTATCTTGCTAAGTTTGATATACCACTAGGACAATCTTATTCAGTGAGAATCTACTCGAAAGAAGAAATAGCAACCATGTATACTTAACCGAATCGAGTTAAACTTATATAATAACAAAGGAGTATATATGAGTATATTAAGTAACTTAGTAGTGATTACAAATGACGGTTATATTAATCTTAAGCTATATGATCAGTGTACTGAAGAAGAAAAAGAAAAGTGTTGTCAACTAGATGAACTTGTTACTAGTAGTGAAGAGTTTGGTGAGACTGTATTGCCAGACTTAATGGAGTATATACTTAGAACTTTACACCCTAGAAAATATGACTAACTAACTAAGCGGGACTTCGGTCCCGCTTATCACTGACACTGCTACGCTCTAGCCCACTTAACCGATCCGACTATATTATATAATTAATAACAATTAAGTTATTAATTAATTAAAGAGGTTTTCATGAATAAAGTTAATGAGTTGTTAGTTAATTTGAATTCATGGGATAAGTTTGGAAGTGTTGAAGTGAGTAATCATGATGATGTGAGAGGTAGTTTTGAATATAGTGATATAGTGTTGTGTGATAGTGATGTGGTTATTCATTATGATTGGATGGATGATGATATGAGTAGTGATGAGAAAGATAGGTTTCAAGGTTGGTTATGGAATGGATTTTTTGATAGATTGGAAAGTGAAATGAATAAGTTAGGATATGTGAATATGGGTGTGGATATGGATGGAAGTGGTAATGGATTATATTATGGGTTGGAAGTATATAGAAAGAAGTAAGTTGATATAAAGTGGGGTGAATATGGATGTTTACCCCTCTTTTCTAAACCGAATCGAGTTAAACTTATATAATTAATAACAAAGGAGTTTACATGAGAACATTAACTTTGGTTATTGGCTATGATAATTACTCTTCTGATGTGGATGACTTGTTTGCCCAGTTTACTAAAGGAAATGAGGATAAGATAACAAAGTTTTGTAAGATAACTAAGAAGACCGAGCACCAGCTAGACAACTTCGGTCCTGGTTCTGCTTGGTTAGACGAGAGTCCATACTCATTAACACTTGGATTTGAAAATAACAACATAACCCTCACAATAACAGACACCAATACCTAACCAATAACAAAGCGGGGCTTCGGCCCGCTTTTTTACTGACACTGCTACGCCTACACAGAGCTTAACCGAATCGAGTATGCTGTATAACAACAACAAAGGAGAGTATATGATCTTTACTATGTTTGTGATGGGTTTAAGTATTGGCTTTTTCATAGGTATATCAATGCGTTAACCGATTCGAGTCAACTATATAATTAACAACAAAGGAGTATTTATGACAACATCTCAAATCAATGCAGTTTTTCAAGCAGTTTGCTCAGTATTAGACAAAACAAGCTTTGACTCAGCAGTTGAACTCTCTAAAGAAGAGAGGAATAATGTAGTGAATATAGTGACTGAAGGCATATTAGCTAACAAAGTTGACTTCTCTACTGAAGCGAAAGCCAAATACAATACGAGTAAGCTAGTAAAAGAGTATGTTGTTGGAATGGTTAGTAATCACTTAAGAAGAGATAAGAGATTAAATGGTGGTATACAAGACATACCTAAAACCTCTAGACCTAAAGATGAGCAACTTAAAGCACTGAAAACACTACGAGATGGTATCACTGATCCAGAGCAATTAGCACAAGTTGATGAAGCAATAGCTGAAAGACTAGCTGAACTACAGCAAGCTAAACCTAAAGCAACTATAAACATAGACGCTCTACCTGAAAGCCTAAGATATCTAGTTAAGTAGCTAAACGAGCGGAGCTTCGGCTCCGCTTTTATACTGACACTGCTACGCCTACAGCCACTTACACCTACATACACACTCAAACCGAATCGATCTACACTTATACAACAAAGGAGAGTATATATGAGACTTTCAGAGTATGAGTATTATATTCACTGTAATCACAATAATGGCTATTGCTCCCACTGTAACAGCATAACAAAAGAAGGCGGAGTAGAACCAGACGCCAAGAATTACTCTTGTCCAGACTGTAATAATCCTACACTTATGGGTATAGAGATGGCATTTATCCAAGATTGTATAGGGGTAATAGGAGAATATGAAGATGAATCCTTTCAAAAAGAGATGGATGAACTACAACTTAATCAAGAGACAGACTATATAGAACATGACGATGAGTACGGAATATAATCAGTTTTAGGTTCTAAACAATTCAGTTTAGGGGTAGAGAAACAGAGGAATCGGTATGGAGATGTGTGAGTCGGTTGTGAAGAGTAGTCGTAAGTCAAGCTGACTTAGTGTGACTCCGCCAACTCACCCTACTCTTCACACTTTTCCGCCTCTGTAATATCTGCTAGTTACACCAATATTCACATTACTCCTCACACTCTCCTCAGTGTGGTACTGGTATGTATCTCTATACCGATTCGAGTAAATCTGTTAGTAGGGTATTTGTATATATGTAGTATTGTCTAGGTATAGGGTATTCATGTATGTTTAGTGGTAGTTTAGTAAGGGGATTATTAATGGAATATTTAGTAAAGACATTAGAGCAACGTTGGAATAGACGTAAAATAGAGCTAGAAGAAAGCTTGGCTAATGTACCCAAAGATCTTAGAGATGCAAAGATTGAGGTAGTATATAACCGTTGGTTTGGAATACTCTCTTCTAAAGAACTATTAAACAAACTTCCTATTGGTCCTAAAGTGGGTGAGATATTTGAAGATTCTGTTGGTAAAGAGATTCTATAAAAAGGAGAGTCTATATGAGTAAAGAGGTATACATGATTGCTGGTGTAAATATTAGAGAGTTATCTCATAAAGAAACTGTTGTTTTAGCCTTGTCTTTTTTAGATAAAATCTCTAATGAGGTAATAGATCATCGTAAAGTAATTTCTAATGTAAGGGGATTAGTTAATCGTTGGTTGGAAGGTAGTATTACAACTGATATGTTTCATAAAACCTGTAATGATAATGAAAGTATGTACTTAACAGAGGTGATGTTTGAGTATATAGGGTATGATGGGATAGAATCAGGTTATGATGCTGATAATACAGATAGATTTTATCATTACTTATATTGTAAACATGAAGTATTAGATGCTATAGAAAGAATTGAAAATATAGTGAGCGCTCATCGTTACTCAGAACATAAGTGGGATATCACTCATATAGAAGATGTTTACTATAGTGTTCAAGGTGCTATTATAGCCAATAATGCTTATATTAAATTGAGTGAGGACTAATATGAAGTATTCGAAGTCTGAGATAACTTGGGATGAATATAAGCGTGAGCTAGAAGAAAATTTAGCTGATGTTTCAGAAGAGATTAGATATGCTAAAATTGAGATTGCTCGTAGGAGTTGGCATGGAATTCCGGTAACAAGAGAGTTATTCAATATGCTCCCAAATGAACCAATTTATACTGAGGACTTTAAATGATTCCGGAGCGAGGTGAGATATTTGAAGGTACTATTGGCACTGAGATTTTATAAAAGAGGGAGTGTATATATGAAATGGTTTAGAAATAAGTATAGTTTGTATTCTAGGCTTGTTTTATATACTGATGTTGCTAAGGAACTTAAGAAAAGGGAATCAGTAGCTTTAGCAGAGAAGGATGTTTTAGCTGTAAAAGATGAGATTATTGAAGGTATGGTAAAAGCAGCTAAAAGAGGTGAGCATAACTATACACATGAGATACACAGCAGTAGTAAGGGTGAAGATATAGTAGATATATTATGTAAGGTTGAAGAGTTTAAGGGTATAAGAATACACCATAAAAAGGGTACGTATTATGATGGTGATATACGGTATATTGAGTTTAATTGGTATCTTACATGGTGTGGAGGAGTGAAGTATGATTGACTGGATACCTATAGAAGAGTGGGAATTAGTTGATGGGAATTTCTTAATATATGTAGTGAAATTCGGATCCTCTAATGTATATGTTTTTACAGCCTACTATGAAAATGAGGTAATTAAAGTGAATGATGGTCATAATATGACTTTTTATTCTACTTCACCTTTTAAGTGGATATATGATGGAATAGTGAGAGATCAGTACTATATCACTCATGCGGCAAAGATAAATTGCCCAATAGTGGCTGAAAAGCAAGAAGTAGTGGACGATAAGTATAACGCACTATTAGCTAGAGTAGTTGCTATGGAAAAGGCTATTAAGAGAAAAGAGGCCACTTATATGAAGATCTTTAAGAAGAAGGATAGAGTTTAAAACCGATACGAGAATAACATGTTCGTTAAACAACTCATTAATAAGGAGTATTTATGAAAGCAAATTTTGGTGGTGTTGAGATTGACTTACTAACAGACATTGATTATGAATCAGATAAGTACCCAGATGAAATGTTCGGCTATGATCCTACTTATGATGAAAGTGAAGAAGAAGCAGCTGATTACATGAATGATCCATACTATATGGAAGAGGCATTAGATAGCATATTTGACCCAGACGAAGATGAATATGAAGATGAAGACGAAGAAGATGAAGACGACGAGTACTAAAAAGGAGGGTTTATGTTTATAGTTGAAGGTATTTACGAAGCTATACAATATGTTACAAATCCTACTCCAAAGGGTAAGCAAGTCTTGCTCTCTAATAGACAAATAAGCTTAGTTGCTGATATTATTGAGAATGCTATTGCAATAGGTAAACTAGATCCATGTGGTGAAGTGTTTACGCGAGGTGATATACTTATAGCAATTGACCAATCCCTTACATACGACTTCAGGCTTAACGGCTTGTTGAAGGAGGCATAAGATGGAAATGGTAATCAATCAGATGGATAATGTATTCAGTGGTATGGCTTTCATATCAATAGTGTTAAGTATAGGTGTATTAGTATTAATAGGTTTTGTAATATCCAATAAGTAACACCTCCAGTTGTTTCCCCTTTTACTCCCTACTACTGAAAAGTGGTAGGGATTTTCATTATTACATAGGTGAATAAAACCGAATCGAGTTAAGCTTATACAATAATGGAGGTTATATGACTATTCAAGAGTGTATAGTAAAGAACAAGTTTGACTGGTGGCTTGTATATGCTGATATGGAAAATGGAAAAGTTAATACAATACTTCCAAAGGGATTTACTAATCGAAGTTATGCTTATGCTGCGACACTTAACTGGTCTCGTAAACTTAATCAAAAAATGAGGTAATTATGCTAAACGAATTACTAAGAGAAGAGTTAAAAGAGAGATTAGCTGAAGATAGATTGGAAGTTCTGTTTGATGGTTATGGTAAAGAAGAGATAGTTTATGAAGGTATGGTGGGACTAAATAAAATGACTGACCAGCAAATGGTTGATGAGTTGACATTTTATGCTGATGAAGATGATGAGTTATTAATCAGAGTACAAGTAGAAGTAGAAAGCCATAAGCTATTAATCCCAACCGAATCGATTTAACTATATAAATCACTTGGAGGTTATATGGATAAAGATATGGAGTTATATAAACTATTGGAAGCATTAGAACGAAGAGATTTGCTTGAATTATATGTTGGCTATGCTTCTAGATATAACCTAATTGATGACTTAATTGAACAATTCGTAGATGATGAAGAAGGTTTACAGATATTGATAAATGATTTAAAGCGAGAAGCTAAGGCTAAAACTAAGGAGAAATAATATGGGTAAACTATCAAAGAAAACACGTGATGAACTTCGTGAGAGATTGTTAGAGCGCTTATTTGACGAAGCAGAAAGTATGAAAATTAAAGATATAGTTTATGATGGTTTTAAAGGTATAGATGCTTATACTGAAGACGATCTAATTGAAAATTTAAATGATGATATAGATAATCTTCTTCTTGAAGAAGATGATGAAAAAGAAGATTGGGTTATAGAGATACGAGCTTTAGGTGAAAAAGTTCAGCGTGAAATTGAGCAATATAATTTAAAGCAAAAAGTTAAAGCAAAGAAACAATCATGACTGACAACGACTTACTCCTAGTATTTGGTCTGATATTCCAACTAGTCATGATAATAAAGGAGCAATTATGATCAACTATGATGATTACACTCTTGAAGAACTTAAAGATTTAATAGCTAAAGGTGTATTTGATGAGAAAGATATAAGACACTTTTATTGTAATGACTGGTGGGATTTCGTAGACGAAGAGTAATATACAACTGTGGGGACTTCGGTCCCCATTTTACATTGACACTGCTACGCACCAGCCGACTAACAAGGTTTTAAACCGAATCGATGTTAACTTGTAAGTTGATGACAAATAGGTTGTGATCAACCGAAACGAGAGTTGTATACGAGTTTTAGTATATAACATCAACATTTTAGGAGTATTTATGCAGCAGAACGACGCAGTATTTCACGCAGTATGTGGTGCTTTGGGACAAGACAGCTTTGATTCAGCTGTTGAGTTGACAAAAGAAGAGAGAAATAGTGTAATCCAGATTGTAACATCTGGTATTCTCTCTGGCAAAGTTGACTTCACAGCATCAGCCAAAGCCAAGTACGACACAGATGCTAAAGTTAAAGGTTATGTAGTTGGCATGGTAAACAACCACTTACGCAAAGACAAAAGACTAAATGGTGGAGTTAAATCTGAGATCAAAAACCCAGGAAGCCGAAGTGGAGCTGGTGATGATCAGCTAAAAGCACTTAAAGCTCTACGCTCAACTCTCTCTGACGCTGATGCGATCACTGAAATTGACGCAGCAATCTTCTCTAGAACTGCTGAGTTGAATTCAGCCAAAGTAGCTAAGAAAGTCAAGACAATCAACCTTGACGCTCTACCTGAAGCACTACGCCACTTGGTTAAGTAATCTATAGTATGTGGGGACTTCGGTCCCTACTTTTTATTTAAGGAGTATTAAATGATGTCTAAAAGTAAAATAGAACTGCGTGACATTATGGCTAGTGCTGTAGCAAAACATACGGCAACTCTGGTTAAGGAAGGTAAGACGTATACTGAAATTGAAAATATTCTAAAGCAAGAGGGAATAGTAGACCATAATGGTAAACCTTTTCACAATGCTAAGTTATCTAGTTTAGTATTAAAAGAATACCCAGAATTAAGACAAAGAACTAGAAAAAGTAAAACTAAAGAAATAGTATCTCAACAAGATCGTATTGAGGCTTCGCTTAAGAAATTACAGCAATTAATTGGCAAAAAATAACCACTATCTACTAAGCAGGCTTCGGCCTGCTTTTTAACACTGACACTGCTACGCCAGCCGCATAGAGCTACTGTATACTCATACCAATAACCGATTCGAACCTTAACTATATAGGAGGTTATATGGCACAGTATCAGTTTGTATTCACTTTTAAGACTAGTGAACCACTTACAGAAGAGCAACAGAATGATCTCTGCTATAACATGATGGTACAGCTAGAAGACATTGAAGATGCTCACACCGTAGATTATAACTTCATAACTCAAGGAGAATAAGATGAATGAGAAATTCTTTATCTATGCTATTACTGACTCATCTGTTAAGAAGTATTACCTATCTGGCCAGCAACTTTTATCCTTTTATAAAGAAGCAAGAGTGATAAGAATAGCAACCAACCAAGAGTGTGTATTTTTAGATAATGGCACAAGGTATTTATGGGTAGATATAGATGAACAACAAATTACCTTTTAGTAGGATAATATGGATAAGATTCAAATATCAGATTTAGAAAGTCTCTCTCACAAAGATATTGTGAGATTTGCTTTATTCTGTGCTTACCAAGTTCAAGATAAGTGGATTACAGATATACAGGCTGTAAAGGCGATAAGAACAGTTGAGTTGTGGCTAGAAGATAAAGCTACACTTAAACAATGTGATCAAGCAGCTGATAATACTGATAATCGTATAGCCTATGCTACAGGATATAGTGTGGCTAGTGTTGACCGCAATGATGATGAATCAGCAGGTAATGCTTGGCATGTTTCGGATAATGTATTTCGCTATACAACTCGTAAAACTCATAATGAGCGTTTAAAAGAGCAATGGGATTATCTTATTGAGTTAAGAGACTTTAATAAAATAACCGAACAGATATTATTAGGAGGATAAGTATGCCTAAAACATTTAAAATAGGTAAATATTTTATAGTAATTGGTTTATCTAGAAAAAACACTTGTTGGTGGGATAATATTGTTAAGCATAAGTGTAGAGTTGATAGTTTAGTTGCTTTTGATAGAGTCTACTATAGAAATGTACATAAATATGTATATAGATTAGTTTTGGGTAGATTAAAAATATTATTTGTAAAGGCTAATATATGAACTTATTAAGAGTAACAGATAAAGAGAACAAGTTAATGGCAATTATAGATATAGATAGAATACTTAGTATTGAAGATGAAGGGGGTGATGAGTGTTGCGTGTATCTCTATACTGGAGGTGGTGATCCACATCGTGTATCATTAGAAAAACCTATAGAAGATGTTGTAGCTTTAATTAATGAATATAACATAAACAAAGATGTTGAAAACATTATATTAAAAGGAGATAAGGTATGAGATTTATTAAACTTATGGCTAAAGATAAACTACACTACATAAACTTAGATAATGTAACATCGATAAGTCCTCATAGTGATAAACAATTTAAAGATTCTGTTTGTTATGTAAACTTTAATGATGGTAAAGAATTCGGACATAGAGTAGAAATGTCTATGAAAGAACTTATTACTCTTATTGAAGAGCATGAGATAGGTGAAAAGTTTGAGAAGATAGTATTAAAAGGAGATAAAGTATGAAATTATTATTTGCTTGTTTATTATTAGTTGGTTGTGGTGGTTTTCAAAGAGCATGTACTCGATATACGGGTGAATTAACTTACAAATGCTCAAAGTCTGGTGTTGAGTATGCCCAATCCGATAGCGGCTTAGCCGTACATCTAAGTCCTGATGGAAAGCCAATGACATGTAAATAAACCGACACGATTTATCATTATTAATAGGAGGTTTTATGAGATTAGTTAAGGTATTAGCTATATTATCATTAACCGCTTGTGGTAATGAAGGTAATATTAAGTATTATCAAACTGATGAAATAAAAGCAATTGCTGAAAGATTTGAATCAGAAATAAAACATATTGGTAATATAGTAATCATAATCGTCGACAAAATAGATCCAAGTGAAGAAGCAAAGAAGAAAGCTATCTTGCCATATACGGTAGGTCAATGTCAATTAAGAGATTCAGAACCTCCTACTATAGTGCTACTCAAAGAGTATTGGGATGAAGCGACAGCTAGTATGAAAGAGAACCTCATATACCATGAACTTGGTCATTGCTCTCTCTTATTAGAGCATGATGATAGTGTGGACGAAGATGGTAGACCACTCTCTATCATGTATCCATCACAAATACTTCCACTCTGGTACGACCTATATAGACAAGAGTATATCCAAGATCTTATAGATAAAGAGAAAGGGAAGCATGTACTATACACTAATAATCCAATACAAAAATGAAAAAGATTGGTGCTATGTATCAGAGAGATTAAATACAACTAAAAGACAAGATATAAGTTTATCAAATATAGATGCTAAGCGATGCGACTTATTGTACCCTAGTTATGCTGAAGCAGAAGGGACAGCATTCAAGATGCTGAGTGGAAATGCTAAAGATAGTATAGGCTACCTCAAAATCTCTTCAATGAACTCCTACAATATGGATAAAGAGAAAGAAGTAATTAAATTCTGGGATAAAACTAAATGAATATATTAGCTATACCTAAAAACATGAGAGTCAAAAAACCAAGAAGACAACCAGATATGTACTCTAAAAGAAATATACCTTACTGGTTTGGCCCCAACTGGGTTCGTCTGGCTGGTCAGTCATGTGGTCGTATAATACCAGTATTAAACGAAAAAACTAATGAAGTTGAATTACATGGATTATCAATAGATGGCAACTTATCATATATACAAGGAAGTATACAGCATGAGTTTCAAGAATGGCTAAAATCTACCAAGAAAGATGTCATACCATGGAGAGATGATTTAGTAGGCGATTGTTTGATTCTAGGTATTAGTCCGTCAGAAGTACTATTAAACGACTGGGAATATGAAGAAAAATAGGAGAATGTATGATTAGACGCATATCTTCAAGATCATTAAGTAAACTATCCCACGAAGATTTAGTTAGATTTGCTTTATTCTGTGCTAATCAAATAACACAAGAATATGCCGATATACCTGAAGTTATTAAGTGTCATGAAGTAATACATAATTGGCTAGAAGATAACACTAAAATTCAAGAGTGTAGAGATGCTTTTGATGGCTTGGTTTGGCGTATAGACATCCATAAGCATAGCCTTAATCCTAGTCCTACACCTCTTATTGCTCTTGCGCATGCTGTTTCTACAACTTATCTTGAATACGATGAAGATTATGTAGTTGATTCTTGTGTAGCTGATATAGCTGAAGATGTTGTACGTTACTCTAAATACCCTACTAAAACACTTAAGCAACAACGGCAATACTTTAAAGAGTTATGTTATATAGACAATATACTTGAAGATATCATATTAAAGGGCAAATAAACCGATACGATTTATTATTAATCAATAGGAGGTTTGTATGACTCATAGGGATTTAGTTCAAAGCTGTATTCAGAAAGATGGAACATATCTACTTTGGCAATACAAGATGCAACGAACAAGGTACAACGTCATCCCAGATAATCAAACCCAACAAAATCCAGTTATAGTTAAGAACGCTCAAGGTTATTTTTGGATCTAACTTATAAAGGAGCATACAATGAAAAAAGAAACTATGGATGACTTCATACTACGTGGTGGACAAATAACTTTATGCCCTATTAGTTTAGAGGGCTTTGATTACTCAGCTAAATATAAGCATGATAAGCAATTGAGCGCTTTAAAACTACTATTAAAGACACTCACAAATGAAAAAGATAAAGAAAAAGTAGAATCAGCAATCACTATACGTATCAATATATTAAGATCAGTAATATGAGTACTATGATTATTAATGTTATTACTGAAGAAGGATTAAAGAGATTATCTAAAAAGGGTTTGGTTAGATTTCATTTATTTTGTGCTAATCAATACAAAGCTCAATGGGCTAATTCACCTACTTATGTTTTGATTGTTAAGACTATCAACCTCTGGTTAAAGGGTAAGATTACAAATAAGAAATGTAAAGATCTAAATGATGATATAGAATTAAAATTAAATTGTGATCAATTCGGCAGGTTGTCAGCAATATTAGCATTAGATGCCTGCTTTAGCCTTGATCCATTAGGTACATGGAGAAGTCTTAATAGGCGTATATCAAAGAAAAGACTTAAAGAACAAGAGGATTATTTTAATGAACTTAAAACTTCAAGAGAGAATAAAGCAAAGAAAAGAGCAATACCAGTTACATATGAAGAACGAGAAAAACTATCCCATAAAGATGTAATTAGATTTTATTTATTTAGTGTTAATCAATATAAACGTTTATGGAAAAATAGCCCTGAATCAGTAGAATGTGCTGAATTAGTTCAATTATGGTTGGATGATAAGGTGACAAGTGATTATTGTTTAAGTTTTGCTGAAAGACTTATAGAAGAGAGTGTAGACGACGATGTGCTCGATATGCTTTACTCTGTCACTGAACCACATTATTATCCACGCATGGACTTAAGCTATGATAGTGAAAAGATGCGTGTAGCACAACGTAGGTATTATAACGAATTAGCTTATATAGATGATATATTTGAGAAATTAGTATTGGAGGCATAATTTGGATTATAGCGTTACACTTAAAGATTTACAAGAACTATCTGATAAAGAAATAGTTCTGTGGACTTTATTCTGTACTAATCGAGTGAGTCATTTATGGTGGCGCAGCGATCTTGCTAAAGCATGCGTTTATGCTGTTGAAGGTTATATTAATAATAGAACTTCACCAGAAACATGTAATGAATCAGCAAGAACACTCATGAACAGTATTCACCATATGACCCTTTCTCCTCGTTATGATTATGCCATACGTTCTGCTGCGTATGTTGCGTATACTGCTGGTCATATTATATATTCAACTAATCCATATGCTTGTAATACGGCTGTCACATGTGCTAATTATGCGCATTCTGCTCTTAATAATAAGCAAAGAGAGAGATTTAATAAAGAAACATGGGAATACTATAATGAATTAAACACTATAAACAACATATTTGAAGATATAGTATTGAAAGGTAATGTATGAATGAGAAGATAAAAACAATTTGGATTGTAGCATTTAATATAGCACTCTCAATATTTATTGCGGGATGTATAATAAAGGCTGTTCGCACAATAATCCAAAATGAACAAGCCCCATGTAATCCTATATGCTACCCTCATAGCTATGATACTAACAATCCAGATTGTGAATGTAATAAGGAGTAAGCATTGTTTAAGAATGTCACCCTAAAATCTCTATTACTCAAAACCTTTATCTTCTTAGTAATATGGGGTGGATCTCTGTATGGCTTATGCTACTATCACCCATACTTAATAGATTGGGAGAAGTTTGCTACTACTATATATGCCAACACATTAACCTTTTTAGTTGCTTACATATTAACTATAGTAGGCTTTAGGTACTCTTCAAATGGCGACAAATAAACAAATCACTGAAGAGTTAATAAGCAAACTCTCTCACAAAGATCAAGTAAGGTTTGCTCTATTCTGTGCTAATCAAACTAGAGAGTTCTGGTATGGTTCTCATGTATATGAAAATACTTATAAATTAATAGAGTTATGGCTAGAAGATAAAGCTACAATTGAAGAATGTATAAACGCAAGTAGTGCTTGTTATGAGGAATGTAACTCACATTATAAACCTCAAACTTTAACAAATGCTTTTATATATGCTGGTCGTGCTCTTCTATACGCAGCACAAGCTGTTAATGAAACCCATTTTACTGATACACATATAAAGCTAGTATCAAGCAATGCTATTATGGCATTTTCATTTGGTTTTAAACATTATGCTGATACAAATAAAGTAGAACAAGATCAACTAAACTACTACAATGAGTTACGCTATATAGATGAGAACTTTGAGAAGATAGTATTAAAGAGGTAGTATACTCCGCACACCACTGACACTGCTACGCGCGGACAACCGACGCGATATACTTCTTTCATTGAAGCACGTGACACCATAAAGTAAGGGGAGGATAGCTTGTATTTGGCAAGAATAAACTCACATGAATTAAGCAAACTCTCTCACAAAGACCAAGTAAGATTTGCTATGTTTTGTGCTAATCAGGTTAGACCTAAATGGGTTTATCTTAAGGAATTAGTGACGGCTTTTGAAACTGTGGAGATGTGGCTAAATAATGAGATAACATATAAAGAATGTCAAATAATAATTCAAGAAGCAGTTGATTTTTGGAATGAAGGGCGTGTTGATGAGGTTAATCAGGCTCCATATCACGCACTCAACTGTGTTACAAGTCATGAAAAGGCTTCAGCAGGTTATGCTGTTTATGCTTCAGGTGCTGTATATAATTCTATAGATGCTCGATTTAGTTATGAAGAACGTAATGTAATAGTCCAACAGCAAATAGATTATTATACAGAGCTTCGTTATGTAGATGAGATATTAGAAAAGATAATCTTAAAAGGTGATATATGAGTAAACACACAATAGGACACTCATTGTTAAAAGAGTTATCTCACAAAGATATTGTGAGGTTTGCTTTATTCTGTGTTAATCAAGTTAAACACAAATGGACAGCTCGCAATTACGACGAAAATACTAAAGTAATTAAAGCAGTTGAGCTATGGCTAGAAGATGAAGTCGTACTTTATGATATAAGCCTTTATGCCGCAAATACTGATCGCATAGATTCTATAGTTCAATATTTGGCTTGGACTACTATAATTCATAATAGCAAAGATAAATACGATTATATTAATTCTCCAGCTTATTATGCTTCACGTGTTGCTGAAATAGTTAGTTTAAATTTACCTGATAGCGTTGCTTATTTAGAACAAATAAATTACTACAATGAACTTCGTTACATTGATGATATCTTGGAGAAGATAGTATTAGAGGGTATAGAAAAACCGTTCCGATAAAACACCACGATAGTGGGATTTTAATATGTTGAGATGTAAACCTAAATAAAGGAGTTTGTTTCGATAGTGATGACAGAGAATGATAATAGTGTGGTTTATAGGTAGTTGCGAATAGGTCGAATTACTTATCTATTACATTAAAACAAAGGATGACACATGATGCGAGTTTTTATAAGTTCATTAGTTTTAGTAGTGATTGCGAGTTTAGCTTTTTTCAGTGGATATCTTAGAAAACAAGAAACAACACAAATGTTTCATATAGAAAAGCCCAAAACCCAAGCCGAAGAAGAAACTGAAATAATTACATTCGTTCTCACCGCCATGGAGATGGCACCAGCTGCTAAGATGTCCGAAGCTGCTAAAACTGTTAAAGCTGAGAAGATAGCCAAAGTGTTAATGAAATATCTGACAACTCAAATAGCACGAGAGCAGTTTGTAGCTATGGTGAAGAATGAGACCAACTTCAATCACAGCTTAGTAAGTCCTGTAGGTGCTGTTGGCATCGCACAAGTAATGCGTCCAACTTTTAAAGAGACTATGGTGAAACTAAACATAGGTATTACAGTTGATGACATCACTAATGAAGAGATTAATCTAATGGTAGGTGCTTACTATTATAATGAGATGATAATACAACAAAAGGGTAACCCGAGACTTGCGACTATAGCATATAATGGTGGACAAAAAACAGCAGATAAATTCAAGAAGATGACAGCTATTAATGCTGAATCAGCCAATTATGCTCTCAAAACAGAACATGTGAGGGAAACGGTTAAAGCAACAATCGCAGCTACTGAGGTTGAATAATGATTAAAAAACTGGTTATTTTAATGAGTTTAGTTTCCAGTACATGTTTAGCTGAGTGGCGACTGTTTGCCCCAAATGATGTTCATGTAGATTTCTACCGCAATAAGACAGTTCGTGACCCATACTTAAAGCCTTTAGATGAAGATCTTGGAATGGGTGCTGGTTTTAATGTAGATTTTGATATGGCTAAATATAGCGGTTTTGGTTTATATTGGAATAACCTACTTCATTTCGATGGTTCAGATAAGACTAATAGTATCAAAGCTGCTGGATGGCAATATGAATTAGGTTTAGTGGTTTGGCATGAAAAGGGTATAGATAAGATGATCTTATTTAAACAACACCATAGCCAACATATCCTCGAAGAAGTAAGAGACACGCATTTTCCGGTATATGACAGGTTCGGTTTTCGTTTTAATATCTACCCATAACGGAGAGTTTATATGTCTGAAGAAAGTCAAAAACAAGTTGTATATAACGCAATCGTTGCTTTTCTACAAGAAAATGGACTCTCATTAGAGAATAACAGAGCTGAACTTACAAAAAGTGATCGCAAGACTATTGTTACAATGATTGCTACAGCTCTTGATTCAGGTGATATGCCTTTCTCTGCTACGGCGCGAGCTAAACATGATACACCTACAAAGATAAGAAACTACTCAACTGGCCTATTATCCAACTGGTTGCGCAAAGATAATAGGATTAATGGTGGGGCGAAACATAAGATTAAGAATCCTGGTAGCAAAGCTAATCAAGATGATGAGGTTCTTAAAGACCTTAAATCTATTCGAAAACTGCTATCTAATAAAAAAGAGATACAAGCTGTTGATAATGAGATAGCACTAAGAATGAAGCAACTCAATACGGAGACTAAATAATGCGTAAAGTTGTAAAAAAGCTTAAAGTTGTTGATACTATAGAGTCCACTATTTGTAATAAATGTGGTGGAGATTGCTATGGTGAGGGTTTGCCAGAGACTTACATTTCCGGCGGGTGGAATTCATGCATATTAGGTGATAATAATCGCTATACCTTTGCTTTATGTGAAGATTGTTTATGGGGTCTTTTTCAAACATTTGAGATTAAGCCTGTAGACCATACTGATAAGGATGCTATTAAGTATTATGACCGTTGGGTTAAGCTCAGACCTAAACATACTGCCAGTATGCGAGAAGATCCAAATTGGCTACAAGAAGCTAAAGATTTTACTAATTATACAAGCACAAAAGAAGATGAAGAAACAGTAGAGTTTCTTAAAGATTCTGGCTATATAAAAACTACCAAGAAAAAGGGGAAGAAATGACTTTTGAAAGTTGGCGCAGAGAAGTTAATATCATACTTAACCAAGTTCTTGGGTACTCATTAAAGGACATCGGTCCTGAATATGATAGCGAAATGGAGAGTATGTACAACGATGGCGAAGAACCACTTGATGCCGCACAGTTGGTTGTAAGTGAGATTCAGAGTGGCGTTGATGTAGAGATGTTTCTATTAGAGCTGGATTTAAAGAAGCAAAAAGGCTTTAAGAAGAATATGAAGTCTATTTGATATAAGAGGTTTTAATAACGATTTCGAGGTATACTGAATTAAATATAACCATATCAATGACTTGTAGTTTTAATAAAACTGTCATTAACATTAAGACTTGTTTAGATTGTTCATACTCTATCTCTATCATAAGCTGATTGTATCTTAGTGCTATACTTAATTTTGAGGTGTATTATATGCCAGAAAGAATACTTTGGTGGTTTATGGATAAAGCTAAGATACACATAAAGCCTATGTGGCCAACAATAAAATGGATACTTATACTAATACCATTTGGTATCCCACTGTTAATGGCTCTTGCTTTCATACGACTTACTAAACCAGATTACAAGGAGTAATATATGCCGCCAGAAAATCTAGTTAAGTTTATAGAGAATAATGAAGAGCTTAAAGAGTTATACGACAAATTAGAAGCAACAATGAGCTCTCATTACATTTACTCCTCAGCAAAAACAAGCATCTTAACTATAATGGCTGAGATGATTGAAGCTACTTATATCAAAGGTAGGTTAGATGAACGCTATGTAAACAAAGGTCCACAACCATCTTTGTATGAGAGGTAATAAAATGACTAAAGATGAAGCTATGGCTTGGTTTAAGAGTTTTATTAATGAAATAGATACTCAAGATAATCGTTGGACTGCTGGACCAATTCAGTTTCTACTTCAACAGAAACGAGAATACGTTGCGGATGGAGATTACTGCTCTGACTCTAAAACAGTATTTAAGCACCCCGAAATGGAACCAGACGATGGATGGTACGATACGGAAGAAGAGTGTATTCAATTCTTAAAAGAAGATAAAGAATACGAAGGTGAAAAGCTTGAAGAAGAGATTGGAGAGATTGAAACACTTCAAGTGGGTCATTATTGGGAAACCTCTCAATCGTTCTTAACAAAGCGAGGTTTAGATGAGCATATTCGTAGCAATAGGCACAATCTAGGCGAACACCAAGATTATGTAGTTCATGCTTATAGAAATTGGGAAAATAAAGAACTATTCGAAGCTATTAGAGCAATGATTAGTGAGGAAAAATGAGAGAAGAAAATAGAGTCACTATTGAAGAGATGAAGCAATTTAAAGTATTTTCTCCTAACTTCATCGAGTTATTAGATATCCCTTTCCGTATTGGTGTGATTATCTTAATTGGGTATTTAATGGTAAACTCGGAACATTGTAATAGAATACGGGCGGAATGCGAAGCTCAAAATATTAGCTGGGAGAAACTAAAACCAGGACAGCAGGTTAAACCTTGTGGTGGAGATAAAACAATTAAGCGAATACCAGGCGGAGTGATAGTTACTCATGAAGGTTACAAAGTAGGAAGTACAGCTTTCATACCTATGAAATTTGAGGATTAACAATGTCATTGTTAATTGGAGTATTAGTAATGATTTTAGCAGCTATCAAAAGTCAAGAACCAGAGTTAGAGTATGTAGCTTTTATAGTTTTTTGTATGGGTTTAATAATTATAATTACGGGGATGTGTCAATGAATATTGAAGAATTTAATAGTGATGAAGGTAGAGAAGCAGTACAAAATGTAATAAATAAATGTGACCTTCATGCTAAGCTTAACTTAGTTTTAGCAGTAGTTGATCTAGCTATGTTCATATATTTTTATAACAATATATTGTTAGCATTATTTTTTAGCATATTGTGCGCTTTTTGTTTGTGTTTAGTTTGGTTTAATCTACATATTAAAAATACGTTAATACAAGGTTTAGAAGAGCTAGATAATCAACAGAGGCTTAAAGAGAGACTTGATAAACTAAAAGGTAAATAAGGATATTTATGGACATATTTGATATAGCGCGTGAAGCTGATGAACTTAGAATACCGTACTCTATTAGAGATCTTGAGCATACTCTTTGGTTAGGTGATGACCATGTAGTAGACGTTTTTAGTAATCGTATACGACTTAGATCTTATAATCAATATGGATACTTAAAAGAAGTTGCTAATTTTAACTCAACAAATGACTTGATCCAATTCATAATGGAAAACTAAATGATTAAAGTAGTATCGATTTCTGATACCCACACATACCATGATTCACTTATCGTCCCACCAGGAGACATCCTGGTACATGCTGGCGACTTTACCTTTAGAGGTAGAGAGAAAGAAGTAAGGGATTTTGGTAAGTGGTTCAGTTCGATAAAGGGTTTTCAATATAAATTACTTATCGCTGGGAATCATGATCAAACATTTGAAGGTGATACTAATGCCCAAGCTTTAGAATGGCTATATAACGGTCCTATTAACGATAGCTTCATATACCTACAAGACACAGAAATTGTGTTACCTATAAACGGTAGACAGATTAAAGTATATGGAAGTCCATGGCAACCTTTCTTTTACAACTGGGCCTTCAACTTACAAAGAGGTAATGATCTTAAAGATATATGGAAGCAAATTCCAGATGATACGAACGTCCTCATAACACATGGTCCACCTTTTGACATACTAGATGAATGCCAAGATGGCTCTGTTGTTGGGTGCCAAGATTTAGCTGAAAGAATTCAAGAATTAAAACAATTGAAGCTACACGTTTTTGGCCATATACACGAATCTTATGGCTTAAAAGAACACAACGGTGTTAAGTTTATTAATGCTTGCTCGTGTACCGCTGAATATAAAATCAAAAATCTACCTATAATTGTAGAGATTTAGGGTGTAATAAAACCGACGCGATTTATATGTGTGGTGTTATCATTTGAAAGGAGAGGCTTAATGGGTAAGGTGATTAATCTATTCTCTAAAGAAAAGCTAGTTGAAAATGAAGAGATTATTTTTGATGAAGAAGTAGAAGAGACCTCTTTTGAAAACATCATGGAAGCAAATCGTAAGAAAAAAGAAAAGCTCACTAAAGAGCGTACACAAGCTAATATTGGAGTTTTGAGATCATATCGGATTAAAGAATGAACCACAATATTCGTGTGGTTGAAATACCCTCTAAAGAAGTTTATATAGATGCTAATGATTTAATTATTGAACTTCTAATCAAAGCCAATAATACAGCTATTGTAGCTGAAAGCAAAGTTTATAAAGAGTTAGCAGATCGACTATCAATGATGCGAGATAGAGCACATAAAGCCGGTGTTAATGTAATACAAGATCAAAAACTGTAACAATTAGGGGTTTTATGTTCTTTATATGGGGTTTGATCGTGGGTATTTTTGCTGGTATACCAATAGGTTTTATGATAACCGGTTTGTTTAGAAGTGAGAAGAATGATACAGCTTATTCATTGGAAGAGCTGAACAGGCTTCAAGAGAGAACAAGGGATTACTATAATAATCCCGTCGTTGAGTATATGAAGAGAACTCACTATAAGCCTTAAACTATTTTTCCTGGTGAAACTGAAGTTTGTGAACTTTCGCCACCCACCGTCGCGATACCTGGCACCACTTGTGCTTGTGTAGTGATGGCAGTGATGAGTACTTGAGTTACGCCTTTCGCTATAGCTGCTGCCATTCTTTGATGAGATGTAGTATCAGCCAAGCCCTCTTTAGCAAACTCTGTTTTTAAAGCCGCAATCAAAGCTGCTTCCATATCTTTTTGTATTTTCGGTATTAATAATGCCATTTTTGTATCCTTTAACACTTTATTAAGATTATATCTTAGTATATTATACATAGTTTTAAGCGCCAATCAATATATAGGAGTAAGAATGAAGAACGTGTTGCTGAGTCTAATGTTATTAGTGGGTTGTAGTGTAGACAAAGAGAAAGTGAAGGTGACGGTTGGAGCACCTGGTGCTGCTGGTACAAATGGAACCAACGGTGTTGATGGTAAAGATGGAGCGAAAGGCGATACTGGCGCAACTGGTAAAGATGGTAGCTCATGTTCAGTTGCCCCAGCTTATGCTGAACTAGAAGATGAATACTACTCTTTAGATACTACTTTAGTAGTGATTGGTGCTAAGATTTCTTGTGATGATGGCACTAGTCAAATCGTTTATAACGGTTCGCAAGGTGTTCAAGGAATACAAGGTATTCAGGGTGAAACTGGTGAGCAGGGTGTAGCTGGATCTGATGGTCTTAGCTGTTCAACATCAACAGACGAAGATGGTAATGTCGTCCTTTCTTGTCCTGACCAAGAATCTTTAGTTATCCATAATGGAGCTAAAGGTGATAAAGGTGATCAGGGTATTCAAGGTGAACAAGGTATTCAGGGTGATCAGGGTATTCAGGGTGAACAAGGTATTGCTGGAGATAAAGGTGATAAGGGCGACAGCTGTACAGTGAAGCGTCAATCTCATAAAAAACGTATAAAAATTACATGTGGACATTCTGTATCTTATGTGTATGATGGCAAAAAAGGTAAAACTGGAAATAATGGCCAAAATGGCCAGAATGGTGAAAACGGACAAAATGGTTTGAATGGAACTTCTTGTACCGCATTTGCTGCTCCAGGTGGAGCTAATGTAGTCTGTGGTGAAAGTACTGTATTTCTAGCTAATGGTGCTCAAGGTCCAGCAGGTACAACTGGCCCACAAGGTCAGCCAGGACGTGACGGACTTAATGGGTCAGTAGGAGCAACTGGTGCTGATGGTGAAGATGCTATTCAACCAGGTCTTTTATGTAATGTTCATAATCTTAGTTCAACTAATGGTGATACTAAACTACCTGATGCTCTAAAAAATAGTCCAGTAGTAGGCAGTTTTGTTCTTGCTAATCTAAGTGTAGGTGATAGTCCATCTGCTAATGGTTTTCCAGGAATGCCAGCTAATTTACGAACATTAGTAGGCGATACTGATTATGCTTTAGATTGTTCTGGTTATTTAAACATCAAGACTTCTGGTGAATATACTCTTAAACTTCTAAGTGATGACGGTGCTAGACTCTCAATCGAAGATAGTTATTTATTAGTCGAAGATCAAGGTTTACATGCTCCACATACCGTATCTGGTACTAAGTTACTTAATAAAGGTCCAAACAAGTTCAATATCGTGTATTTCCAAGGTCCAGCTACTCAGATCGCTTTACAACTCAAGATGTCTGGCCCAAATATGACTGAAGCTGTAGTGCCTGCCTCTGACTTTACACACTAAGGAATCCCTATGACACGTCTAGAAGCAAATCGCTTAATAATACTTATACTAGAGCAGTATATCGAAGAGTATCCTGACACAAGATTCTCTCAAGCATTGTTAAATCTAGGCGTTGTTGTAGATTGGGGTGGTGATGAGAGAGCTTGGGAAGATGATTTTTACTTAGAATCAGAAGAGCTTTTAAAACGAATTGGACAAAAGGAAGTTAAATGAATAAGCGAGATTTGTTTAGAAATATTGGTATAGGTTTGATTGGTTCCGCTATAGGTGGTTTTGGCATTTTAAATCAAACGCTACCTAAACATTTTTACAATGATACTATCTCTGAAAAGGTACCAGATAATGTATTAAGAGCATATTTAGGGGAAGATGTTTACAAGGATTATAAGGAATTATGGGGTGGAGTAAACTATACACAAATGTATAGGGAAAAAAGATTTGTCGCAGCTATGTTTCAAAGTCAAAATATGAATGAAGTTTTACAAAAAGCTTCTCAAATAATAAAAGATCATCATGGAAAATATGGATTATCAGCACTAGAATCAAATACTTGTATTTGGTATAGTCCATCAAAACGCACATATTCATGTCATGTAAGCTTTTTTACACAAAAACCAATGGAATCAAATGTAGTATTAACACCAATAAGAAGGAAGTTTAGATGAAGAAACTAGCATTATTAACTATATTGTTCTCAACACCAGTCTTTGCTGAAGAGACAGTTTGTAAAATGGAAAACGTTGGAACTCAAGAACTTGAAACTAAAGTGATCGACACAAGCACACCTAAGCATCTACGCGGAGCAACTATCATTGTGCGTACTGCCGATGGTCGTGAATCAAGTGTACCAGCTGAAAAGTTTAAAGTAGTCCCACGTAAGCAACAGTTTATTGTTACACACGATATTAGCCATAGTCAAACTCAGTGTACAACCACTCAGGTTAAGACAAACACGGTTTATATCAAACCAGGTTCCAACAGAGTATCAATTCTTGCTGGCAAAGGTCTACGTAGTGGTTTAGATAAAAACACTAAAGGCGATACAGTAGAAGTTAAGAGTAGACAAGGTGCTGTTGGTGGTTTAATGTATCAGCGCATCATTGACCAAAGCTTAACCCCATTTGACCTCTCTGTAGGTGGACAAGTACAAACCAACAAGACTATCCTATTCAACTTAGGCTTAGACTTTTAAGAGGAAACTATATGAAATACCTACTGTGCGCATTGATAGTATCTTGTAGTCACTCCCACCCTTCGCGGGATGAAGAGTTTGATGCGAGATTGACGCAGCTCGAAAGCCAAGCAGTGTCAGCCAGCTTCTTCATCCGTACGGATAGGTGTTTCATAGATTACCTAATGTGTAGGCAGAAGAAGGACCGCAATGCCTGTTGGCCTGGACATGAGCAGTGCGTGATCAATGAGTATCATATGTTCAAGAAGCATAAGTAACATAACATTTAACAATTGGAGAGATAGAAATGAGTAGTACTTTACCGGATGATGTTAAACTAGTTAAGCTACAGGGATATGCTAAAGTAGCTGGAACAGTCGCGGTTGTTGGCGCTGCGTCAGCAGCAGTGGTAGTTGTTGGCGCATCGTTGGTGACAGCATCAGTAGTAGCTGTTGTCGGATTAGTAATGGTGAACTTTGTAGTACCCGTAACCGCACGATCTGTTGCTTTATGGAGAGTAAAAGCCTTAACCAAAATGACTGAAGCATTTTCTGAAGAAACCATTAGGGAAGATGAGCAAAAAGAAGCTGAAAGAATAGCCGTATTAGAAGATCAATACTCCTCTTCTTGCGCTGAATTAGAAGGAGCTCAAGAGGAAATTAGTAAACAACTTAAAACAGCATCTTTAGAAGAACAAGAAATGCTTAATGGACAGATTAATGCAATACAAGCTATCATTCAAGATGCTGAAGATACATTAAGACAACGTAAAATCGATTTTGTAGAACTTCAACGTATCAATAAACTCTATATTGCTCTACATCGTTCAGCAAAAGCTATGGAGAAAGCTCATGGAGCAGAACGTAATCCAGAAGAGCTTCAACGAATTGAGGTTGCAAGAACGTCGATTAAAAGCAAGATGCGTCAAGCAATGGCAGGTAAAACTATTGACTCTATGAATCTAGCCATTAATAAACCAACCTCTTTAACTAAAGAGTTGTCACATATGAAAATTGCTAAAAAAGAAGGGAGTACTAGTGTATAGGTTTATTGCAAGTATTTTAGTTATCTTAGCTGTATGGCTAACATGTTATCTTGTTCAAGACAGCTCATCAACCCCAGCGTCGTCATCAAATAATGATGGTATTCATTTTTAAGAAAGGAAATGGAATGAAAAAGTTATTAGTATTGTTGTTTTTTATTAGTCAAGTAGGATTTGCACAAGGACTGTCTTTATCTGTTGCTAGTGATAGTTCAAGCGGTACATATAAGAAAATGCTTGGAGAAATTATCGGTGTTTGTGCTAATGATAAGTTTAATATAGCTGAAGCTCAAGGCATAGCAGGTGGAGCTCCAGGTAATTTAGAAGCATTAGTAAATAATAAAGCACAAGCTGCTTTTCTACATTCTGATGTATTCTTTGCGAACTCACAATCAGATCCATCATACAAGCGATTCCAAACACTCGTATCGCTCTACCCTGAACCAATCCACGTACTCCTTCTTAAAGAGTCAAAAACCCCTAAAAAGGGAATGCTTAGTCTTGGTAAAGCTGATTTCAATACTTTATCTGAAATGCAAGGACAAAAGATTGGTGCAGCAGGCGGCGGTGTTTATACAGCCAAAATCCTTAAAGGTCAAGGTGATGGCGGATTTGAAGTTGTTACATACAACTCTGGTAAAGAAGTTCTTGAAGCTTTGGATAAAGGTGAAATAGCTGGAGCAATCTTTGTTGGCGCAGCACCTCTTCCAAATATTGCTACTCTCGATAAAACTAAATATAAACTTATTCCAATTGGAGAAGCTATCTCCGCCAAAGTAAAAGGTGTATACCGTCCTCATAGCATCAACTATAACGGACTAACATCTGGTCCAATTAGCACTATGGCACCACTGGCAACAATCGTTACTCGTAAGTTTAGTACGCCAGAAAAAGTAAATGCGCAACGTTATTTTAGAGAGTGTTTTTATAAGCATCTTGATGAACTGAAAGATAACGGTTCTCCTAATTGGCAACAAGTTGAAGTAGGGGATCGCGGTGTTCTTGATTGGTATGAAATCCCTGGTAAGTAATAAGTAAGTAAAAACCGATACGATAGTTATGTAACAATCTAAGGAGAATCGATGAAAGTATTAAGTGGTCTGATGTTGGCGTTAAGTTTAATGAGTTGTGGTACTGATGGTAAAGATGGTGGTACTGGACCAGCTGGTCCTACTGGAGACAAAGGCTCACCAGGCCCTACTGGAGCCACTGGTCCTACTGGAGCTACGGGCTCATCGGGAACTGATAATAAAGTAGTAGCTACGTTATACTGTAATGGAACTACAAGCGGATCGTCTTATGCGCTAAATGGAATTAAGGTATCTTATTGGGCTACAGTTACTAAAGCTGGCGATGTTTGGGCTTCAGCAGAAGTTTCTATACCAGGCGTAGACCCTACATCTGGTTCTCGATTTTACTCTGCTAATCAAGTTGGAGCTTCAACAGCTGCTATAGAAATTGGCGCAGATTATTACTCTCCATATAATAATAATGGGTGGTTTGAAATTAGTGTGGCCCGCTATACAGGTATTGCTACTGTTGTTTATCACGACACGGTAACGCAAACATTTACTTATCCAGCTTCTGCCTGTATAATTAATAACTATTAATTAAAACCGATACGAACATACCTTATTACAAATCCTTGGAGGTTTTATGGTAAGGTATTTTTCTTTATTGTTAATGATAATCAGTTGTAACAATCCAACATCTATTCAAGTACCAACCAAGCGTCAACCAATTACAGATAGAGTGGTATCTACCATTCAATGCGAAGGTGTTTCCAGTGGATCTTATATAAGACTAAATGGTGTTTCACTTAAATACAAAGCCGAAATCACTCAAAATGGTAATATCAAAGCCTCTGCCGAAGTAGCTACACGACATGACTTCTCACGAAATAACAAACAAGAGTATTATAAAGATGAAGCTGGATCTTTATTAGCACGAGTAACAGTGGATGCTGACGTTTATGCTCCTTTTAACAATGGTGGTAAGTGGGTGATTATGTTAGATAGAAAAACCAACCTTATGAAGGCTAGATATATAGATAGGGTCACTGGTGTAATACATGAAACCTTCAATTTTACTACAGCAAATTGTAACATAGTAAATATATAAATTGGTATAACATATATCGATGAAATTAATCCACAAAGGAGAGAAAGAATGAGAGTAGTATTAGCAGTAGCAGTAGTAGCCATGTTTTTCGTATCTTGCGCATCCGCAAAGAAAGAGCTTACAGCACAGGATATTGTTGTTGGTGAAAAGCTAATGGCAAAAGATGAAGAGACAAAAGATTGTAGTGTAGTGGTTGGTAACATTGTTACAGTAGCACCAAATCCAATGGCACCAAATCAATTGATTAGTATCCAGTCACCACTAGTATGTGGAACAGCAAGTTGCCCAATTTCTTTACCAGAAGCTGAAGGCAATGGTATCTGCTTACCATTGAAGCTTCTTAAGAAGAAATAATAAAACCTGATATTAAAAAGGGAGCCAATTGGCTCCCTTTACTTATTTCAACTCACAGCTTCCACCCGCACAAGCGAGCTCACCACTTAAGTCTGTATCATCTCGTACCTCAACTATCCTTGTAAGATCAATACCTCTTAAATGCCCTATCATTTCTTCATACTTTTCTTTAGTACATGACTCAAAAGGCGCCTGTATATAACTTCCGCCATCATGAGGTAATACACTTAATCCATTGAAGTGTTCTCGATTAGTAAACATCCACCCTCTAACATCATCCCATTCATCTTCTTTGATATTGATAGTGGCAGAGACGTTATGTGTATTAGCTCCATCTCTGTGTCCAGTCTTAACCCAGTTTTTACTGAATCGCTTAACTCTTTCAAGTAGGTCAATCGCACTCTCATGACGAAGTATAGCACCTTCTGGAGCCTTAATAGGTAGAGAGACTACGCTCATTAGATGAGGTTTAAAGTATTCATCTTCAAGTAATTCAGGGTGATTAATATTTAAATACGTGTAAATAGATTCATTCTTTCCAATTCTCATACGTCTAATGAAATATTCATCGTGCCACGCGTGGATGCCAGAGGATGATCCTAGGACACAGGATGTCGTGCCGGCAGGTTTGATCGCGGTGGTTCTTGCGGCATGATTAATTCCGATTAAATCAGCGACTCGTATGTTCTCTTTCAATACAGCTTCAGCAGCAGCGACTTCATCTAAGCTAAGTACCGCACCAGAAGCAATGCCAGTCATAGAGACGCCGATAAGAGCATCCTTCTCAGTAGTCTTCTTCCATATCTCCCTTAGGTAATGGAAGTCAGTATAGCTAGCTTGTAATGTGCCGATGAAAGCAGCAGCGACAGCTCGCTCCTTATAATCAGCCTGATCAACTATATCATTAGCGTTGATTTCACAAAGGTTACAGAACTGGAATGGACGCAACGCAATTTCGCAACATGGATTTGTCAACCAGTCAGGATCATTAGTGAGATAGAAGCCGGGCTCTCCACTACCAGAGGCCTTGATCTTATCCCATAGTATTCTGAAGTCGTCTTCTTCAACCAAGTCACGAACGATTACAGCAGAGTTATTAGCACGTGCTCTTTGAGGGTTTAGTTCATACCAGTTGCCGAATTTACATGTCAACATATCTTCATCATCTAAACTAAATAAACAGATGAGTGCGGCACGACGTATTCCACCAGCTAAAACTGAATCAGCAATGTAGCACATCATGTCATGAACTTGTAGCGGTGTCAGCTGGGCGCCTTCATCCACGCTATCAAGTATCTTTTGTAAGTTATGTAAGCAATCTTTAAGTGGCTGAGCACCTGGAGCCTTACCACCTGAGGTAATAAGTGGAGCACCTTTCTCGCGTATGTCGGAGAAATCATAGACAGGCAAAGACCTACCAAGCATATAAGCTTGGACAAGTGCTTTAACTGCGTCTGCCCAACCTTCAATAGAGTCAGCAACTACATAACGACGATGTTTGGTTGGCTTAATGATAGAGGGTAGTTTACGTACATGCTTCTTTTGTACAGAATAACCAACACCAGTACCACCTAGGAGTAAGAACATAGTCTCGCTGAAAGCATGATAATCATCTACAGGTAGAGCGCAACAATTGTATATCCTGTTAGGATCACGTTCGATAGGTTTGCCAGCGAACTGAAGAGACCTCATACTTGGTAATACTTTTTTAGTAATAACAAAATCAGTATATACTTTTGTTATTTCTTCTTTTAATAAAGGAAATTTCTTAATGTGCATAGCCATGTTGCGTAAGCATATTTCTTCCCAAGTTTCTCTTCTTCCAAGTTCTGGCCAATAACGAGCATATTTCGTAAAAACAGTTATGTCTGACAGGATCTCAGTTGATATACTCATGTGAACTCTCCATATGAGGTGACGATAAAAGATAAGTATGCCACAATAGCATACGGTTATTTTAATAATTTACTGGAATTATTTTTTAATTGGAATTAAGATTAATTTATTAGTCTTATAGTGGCAATATATACAATAGCAACAAAGAGTAATATACATAATGGAAGTCATAACTTATCCCCACACTGATAAAGAAACATATACAGATATTCTACTCTTATTATAACAGCACTCGTCGTTAATATTTTCAATTAAAATGCTGTATAATTAAATTAACTCCTAGTTAAAAAGGAAGTCAATGGGTAAGAGTCATAAAGGTCAAAGTAATACTGAACTAACTTTAATCAGACGTCTTAAGATGGAAAATCAGAAACTTAAGAAGCAAATGTCGAAACTTAGAAAGCAAATGTCTAGAATTGATATAGATAGATACTCAAACCTTAAAGATATAATAGAAACTCAGGGATATGAAGATGAAGATTTTGATATCACTGTTGAATTAGAGAATTTAAAGCAAACCTGGATATGTCACGGATGTAAGAATGACTATCTAAGAGTAATAATTGTTCCTAGAGCAGATGGCTTATTCTACATGAGAAAATGCCCATCGTGTAATCATCGTACTAAACTTAAAAAGTATACCGATGAAGTTGATGGGCTAGATTCTAATGGTGAGAGATTGGTTATCGAATAACTTTTAATTAGTAGCTTTTGCTTTATGTAGATCTAATATGCCTTCAGCTTCTTCTTTTATCTTAGCAGCTTTTTGCTTTTCTTTTTTCTCATGATTGGGGTCATCATGAGGTTCACCTTCTTCTTTGTTCATCTTCTGCTTACGCTGAATAGTCTCAAGAGCAGTTTCTTTACTCTCTGCTTCAATTTTAGCTCTTACAGCTTTTGCCTTATCAGCTAAGCCAGCATTGACTTTAGGTGTGGCCATTCTATTGCCACCATAATTAATTGATGGGGCGTTTGCTTCTTGAGTAGCTAGACGAGCAGTTTTAGCCTCTTTAGCTGCTGCTGGATTTGAGATCGGGTTTTGTTCTGGAGCTATTTTGCCATAGTCTAGAGTAGGACCAGGCTTGATTGCTTTTTCTAAAGACCATTGTCCGTTATTAGATATATTGAAGTCTTGTGAGGAGTTCTTATTGAGGTTTTGCTTATATACCTTACCTGACATTTTACGTAACGCAATCTCTAAATCACGGATATCTTCATTCTTCACTTGTTTAAAGACTTCACTTGGGTTTTCTGAATCATTGAATATCTTAACCAAAGCTTCTTTAACACTTAAATATGTCATTAATTACTCCTATTTCATATCTATATTGTACTGTGTACTGGAGGGTGAGTATAAAGATATTATATACTAAATTCTATGAGGTAACAGATGGCTAATGAAGCGGCGGCAAGTGCGTACAGTGGAGAGATTTGGGTCACTCAGTTTACAGAGAAATCAGCACAAGAATTTAGGTACCAGGTTTTATCCATCGCTAAACAAGACCCAAGTATAGTTATCCCAATCTATATAGACAGTTATGGTGGTTTTGTAGATTCATTAGCTAAAATGATAGAGACAATGGATGAAGTTCCGAATAGGTTTATCACTATTTGTATGGGCAAAGCTATAAGTTGCGGCGCAATCCTTTTGTCGCACGGTGACACAAGGTTCTGTGGTCCATTGAGTAGAGTGATGATTCACAATATCTCTACTGGTTCTTGGGGTGACGCTTACTCTATTAAGGCAGATAGTGATGAGGCTTTAAGAATGAATAGGTGCTTTATGGGGTTACTTGCTGCCAACTGTGGTACTACATATGAGAAACTTCAACAATTAATAAAAGATTCTGTTGGATCTAAAGAGATATGGATGTCTGCCGAAGCTGCCAAGAAATTCAATATTATTGACGTGATAGGCATCCCTAATATCATTCCGGTTGTATCATGGGCATATGAAATTCCAGAATTAAAACCTAAGGTGAATAGAATTAAGGGTAAAACAAAAACGTTGGTTAAAAAAACCACAAAGAAAACCAAATAATTCTAGAGGGTTAAAAATGGACATTAAGGATAAAGTAGTGATTAATAATGACGACATTAAGATGATTGAAGATTTCTTCAGTAACTATGCTGGCACTTCTAATGATTTAGTGATGACAGATAAGTTGAAGGCAGAATTAGGTAAATATAAAGCCAAAGGCGATACATATAGTCCTGAAGATCAATATAAGCTCACCGTAGCTCTATGCGGTGCTCTATATACAAGCACTCACCCTCTAATTCAGGATGAGGCTATTAAAGAGGTGATTACAGCTTGTGGTGAAGTTTGGAATGAAGGTGAGTTCCATGAACAATTAGAAACTATTCTGAGCTCTTCACCGGATTCGCCAGATTCACAGTCGTAGTAGCCTCAGGTTGCTTCTCAAGAAGGCTGATATTCTTGGCTCTCTTCTGGTGTACTTTAGGTATTTCACCAGTAGAGACTACATGATCTAGCATATGTCCACGAATTTTCTTGTCGGCATATTTAGCAAAGACGTTTTCACCCTCTTTCGAAGATAGTCGACTAGCAATCTCTGGATCATATTTATGGACAGCCTCCATTAAACCCTTGAATCCAGCCAAATGTAGGTCTTCTTCTTGAACGTGTGGTGGTATCTTATTCTGTGATTTCAATACGTTAATATGCTTATTGATAAGTGGGGCGTGTTCGATCATAAATTCGTCAAGTAGTTTCTTGTTCTTCGGATCTTTTAAGAGACTCATTTGTTCCTCAATACTAATATATAAGCTATTATACTACTTATTATACTGTCTATAATAGCCTACTACATAAAGGAGAGTCATTAATATGGGGATGAGTGAAGACGAGAGGATACGTAATAAAAATAAAGGTTTTGTTAAAGAAGGTATAATGATTGATAACGGTTATGTCAAATTTGATAATGTTTCAGTTTATGAAATAGTTGAGTTGTTGAAAAATAACGGATTCAAAGTTGAATTAAGAGATAATCAAACTCTCATTATAAGAAAATAGACATGAAGGACAATCGAATGATAATAGGTTTACTGGTAATACTCGGCATGGTTTCTAGTTTTTCTATTATTGATCACGAGAAAACTATTCATGAATCAGAGAATGTTTTACACCAAAATGCTGAATCAATCGTATCTTTAGAAGATGTTACCACTGGATCCAGTGGTACTGGCTTTCTCGCTAATACAAAAAGTGGTAAACAGGTCATTATTACTAATGCTCATGTGTGCGAAATAAACAACCTACTACCACTCTTTATTGTCTCTCATAGAGAGAATAATATTTTACGAAAATATTCACGATTTAAAGTAAAACCACTCAAACTTGATAGTGAACACGATTTATGTCTTGTTGAGGTACCAAAAGATTTTCATTTTAAATCTATTAAGTTAGCTGAAGATGTTTATATTGACTCAAAAGTCACCATAGTAGGATATCCTATTGTCCCACTATTGTCTTCTTCAAGTGGACATTATCGTGGGCGTTTTCTTATATCCAACCAATATCCACTAGAAGATCTAAAATTCTGCGTAGCTAAAAAGTATAAAATTGAAACCGTTTCGATAAAATTAAAAGATGGAACAATAAAAAATGAACAAATATGTGTTCTCACGGCACCTTTTATGTTCACAGACGCGTTAGCTGATAAGGGACAGAGTGGATCGCCTGCTCTTAATGAAGATGGTGAAGTAGTTGGTGTAATGTCGTTAGTAGAGGGTCAGCTTAGAGCTTTTGCTATGCTAGTACCTCTAAGTGCTTTAGAAGCTTTTTTATCAAAACATTAAGGAGATAATATGAATGCGCTCGACGTATTAGATTTGCTCGAGAAAACCTCATCGACATCCGAGAAACAGAAGATTTTAACTGCCAACCAGAACAATACTGAGTTGGCAGAATTAATTGATGCTGCTCTCAACTTCAAACGTAAGTATTATGTTAAGAAGTTCAATGATGTAGCTGGTTTTCCAGATGATACTAAAGCTACTAAGACAACTCATACAATATTTATGAAATTACTAAATAGATTAGAGACACGAAGTATCACTGGAAATGAGGCTAAAGGTGAAGTAGATAAGGTATTTGAATTGCTTAATCCATTAGAGGCTAAATGGTATGCGCGTGTATTGCGTAAGAACTTGCGTGCCGGCTTTGGACTCACTGAAGCTAATAAAGCTGGATTCAATATCCCTGACTTTGATGTGATGTTAGCTAAGGATGGTAAGGAAGCAAAGAACCTTCCGGCGTTGGTCAAAGAAGGTGTTTATGTTAGCCCTAAGCTTGATGGATACAGGTGTCTTGCTATATGTTCTTATGGCCAAGTACAACTGTTTTCACGCAATGGTACGGAGTTTGAGAACTTCCCATCTATTAAAGAAACACTAGAGAGTCTTTGCGAAGATACCTATTTCATCTTAGATGGCGAGATCATGTCAGATGACTTCAATGCCATGCAGCAAACAGCAATGTCAAGCAAAAGCAAGAAGAGTGTGGGCGATGTCAAATACCATGTGTTTGGATGGATTCCAACTAATGAATTTAATAGTAGCAGCTTTAAGATGGTCACTAAAGAGAGACTGGAGAATCTCGACCTATTCTTTGAGCAAAATCCTAATCTCACTAATATAGTAAAGGTCACTCAAGCCTTAGTTAAAAGTGTAGATGAGATATTAGAGCTTGAAAGACAATACTTAGCACAAGGTTTAGAAGGTGCTATGGCATTGCCTAATATCCCATATTACCTTGGTAAGAAGTCTAATCGCCTAATGAAGTTCAAAACAATGAAATCGATGGATTGTAAAGTTGTTGGACTATATGAAGGTGAAGGCAAATATGCTGGGATGATGGGTGGATTAAAGCTTATTCAAGAGAATGGTTTAGCATGTGATGTAGGTTCTGGATTTACAGATGAAGATAGATCTAATATATGGAATACGCCATCATTAGCGGTGGGTAGAATAGCAGAGATTAAATACCAAGATTTAAGTGCCGATGGTGTAATGAGATTTCCGGTTATACTTCGATGGAGGAATGATAAATAATGGCTTCAGATTTTTCAGTTAAAGTAGTAAAGATAAGTAGTATAAGTCCTGTTCCAAATGCTGATCGCCTCGAGGTGGCGCATATTGCTGGATGGCAATGTGTAATTCAAAAAGGCGCTTTTGTAGCAGGCGATTTAGCAATCTATATTCCGATTGACTCTATACTCTCTAAAGAAGTAGAAGATGTCCTATTCTCGCCTGATTCTAAAGTTAAGCTTAGCAAATCTCGTGTAAAGACAATTAAGCTAAGAGGCTGTATTTCTCAAGGCATGTTAGCCAAGTGTAGCGTATTCAAAGTACCTGAAAAAGAAGGGTATGACTGTACTAAGCAATTAGGTATCACTAAGTTTGAGCCACCAGAAGCACCTCCATCAATGACTGGAAGCCCGGCTCCAAAGAAAAACAAGAACCCATACTTTGCGGAATATGGTGGACTTGATAACTTTAAACATAACCCAAATCTATTTCAAGAAGGTGAAGAGGTCTTCATTACTGAAAAGGTTCATGGAACCAACTTCCGATTCGGCTGGGTCCCAACAGTAGCTGATACATTTTTCAAGAAAGTAAAGAAACTATTTGGCTTATTACCTAAGTATGAATTTGCGTTTGGCTCTAATAGAGTACAACTTCAAAGTAAAACATCTTTTAACAAAGATTATTATGAGAAAATGGGTATTGGAAACGTATATGAAGCAGCTGTTATTCAATATGATTTAAAGAAAAAGACTGAAGGACTTAAAGGTCATGTCTTTTATGGCGAGATATACGGCTCTGGTATCCAAAAAGGGTATACATACGGTTGTAAAGAAGGTGAGCGTAAGCTAGTAATATTCGATACAATGATTGTTGGAAATGGCTTTACAGATCAAAGCTATGTAGAATCTCTGTGCTCTAAACTCGGATTCGAAACTGTCCCAGTACTATATAAAGGACCTTTCGATACAGCCAAAGCTAAAGAGCTCACTAAGGGTAACTCAGTGATGGTACCAAGCCAAAAGGTAATAGAAGGTGTAGTGATCCGTCCTATCAAAGAAGAAAAGTGCCACATAGGACGTAAGGTGCTTAAATTAATTAGTGATGAATATCTACTTGGAGATAACACTGATTTTCACTAAGCTTTAGGCTTATTAAAGAGTTGTAATGATAAAAATAAAGCTGAAGCCAATTAGTAAAAATAGGTATTGCTTATTTTCTCCAAGCGGTTATCGCATAGGTCCTATATACAAGGGTACAAAAGACGAGGCTATCAGATGGGCTAAGGCTTTTTGTTCTAGCTGGTATTACTGGAATCTTGATTACTCGGAGATTGATGATGAATAAGAAGGTAGAGTTTCTAAATAGATTATTTGAGCTGATGGATTGCAAGACTGCTATGCTAAATCATCTTAAACAAGATAAACTGATTACACAAGACTCTATAAATGTGATACTTAAATCTCATTCTAGCATGCATTCCTCTGCTATACATAGAGTACTTACGGATCTTTATAAAGATGATAAACTTCAGTTATTAGATTATGAATGGAAAATATTACCATACGAACATTTAAAACTCACTCTCATTTCTCATAGTGGTAGTAAAGAGTTTGAATACAGTGACGTATAAAAAGGATTAGTATGAAAATTTGGCATATTTCAGATACCCACCTCTCCATGGATGAGAACATGCAGCCTATTAAAAAGATGCATGAGCGTAGGTGGGCTATTGGTTCATGGACTTTTGTTAATTACTTAGAAGCTATAGCAGACTTTGCTAAAGAAAATATAAGTGAAAACGATATCACTTTTATTACTGGTGACATTACTCATGATATGTACGGGCGTTCAGTATTTAATTCATTAAACTGGCTTAGAGCTAATATATTAGGTCATATAGTTGTATGTCGTGGAAATCACGACGCATCATGGAGAGTTGGAGAGCTAAAACTTAGCTTAAATGTACCTAGGTTACATATAATTGGTGAAAATGAAATAATGCAATTAGGCCCATATGTTATTGGCTGCTATTCAGATCACTCTTTAAAAACAGAAGATATGGAAAAAGTTAATAAGAATATAGTGGACTTCGCTAAAGATGTGGTTCATCAGTCTAAATCACTTAAAAACCCTATTCCAGTATTGATAGGACATTATCCACAGAGTGTATCTACAGCAGAACTTATAGGTGCGGCTGGAATCAAGGCCTACATGTCTGGCCATGTTCACTGTACTGCTGGCCAAGAACCTGGAGCAGTTGACGGTATTTTATGGAAGTGGTATGACACAAGCGCTGGTTTAACTGATGATAAAGTTATTAATGGTTGCTTCTTCTCTACTGGTACAGTAGATGTATTAAGAGCTAAGCATGGGCAACCTTTTAAAGAAATTAAGTGCTTAGAGCAAAGTGCGGTACCTACTAGTGAACTAGATAAGTACCGAGCAATAGCTGCTAAACTGTTTGGATGTAATATTAAATTCACTGATAAATTTACCATGGAAGATCCGTTTAATAAAAGCAATCATGTGAGTGGAATTATATGTCGTGAAAAAGGGTTAATGCAGGGTTCATTGCTAATTACTCATGTGAATGGTATAGTTGTTAAGCAACAGCTTGTACATGGTACTCCTAAACTGGCATATCCATATAAAACATATGGATCTAAAGAGTACATGGATATAAAAGATTATAAATATGTATACTTCGCTGAAAAGTGGAATGGTATGAATGTATTATTCTATAAGTATACTGATGCTGAGAATACAGTGTTTGTTACAGCTAAATCTAAAGGTAGACCATTCTTAGGCGACTCTCCTATGGGTAATTTCTTATCTTTAACTAGAGAAGTATTGTTAAATAATGAAGAGACAGTACAAAAGATAACACAGTTATTAGAATACCACCATGTAAGTGCTGTATCTGCTGAATTGTGTGGTAAAAAAGAGCCACATTTAGTTGAATATAATTTTGATATAGATTTAAAACCACTATTTGTTATTACCGATAATGGTGCTATACGACCTGTTATATTCGCAGAGGATGACATTAATTGCTTTTCAGCACCTATTGATGTGGTAGCTAAATGTAAGCAACATCAACTTGAAGATTTAAATAGTAACTTAATATACCGTAAGTTTAAGAATTTACCTCATAAGTATGAATATGAACATTTTGCTGTAGAAGGCAAAGTAATGTATTTATTAGATGAGAATTGTGACGTTATTAATAGGACTCTTTATAAGATAAAACCTTCAGATATAGAGGAAGTTCATTGGCAGAATTTTGATGCTACTATGCAGGGCAGAGTAGATGAGGCTGTAAAGAAGATTCTCTCTGAAGATCAGCTTGTGACTAAAGAGTTATTACAAGCAGAACTTGATATGGGACCAAAAGAGTGGGGTAAGTTTGGTGATGACATAATGTATTATTATAATAATAACAATAAAAGTAATAATACAAGTAAATCTAAGATGATCATACTTGTTGGCCTACCTGGTTCTGGTAAATCTACCGTGGCAACAGAGCTTGAGAAACATGGATATGTGCGTGTGAACCAAGATGATTTGGGATCACGTAATGCTTGTAAGAAGGCTACAGTAGAAGCTATAAAGCAGAATAAGAATGTTGTTATAGATCGTTGTAACTTCGATGTACTACAAAGAAAGAGTTGGCTTGATTTAGCTAAGAACTTTAAACTCACTGATGTATCCGCTGTAATTCTAGATGTTCCGGCTGATATATGTACTGAAAGAGCCATAGCAAGAGAGAATCATCCCTCTATAAAAGATGCTGAAACGGCAATTAGAGTGATTGGTGAATTTGAGACGAAATTAGTATTACCAAATATGGAAGAAAAGTTTGACAACATCACTACATATAAGAATGATAGTGTGGAGAATATTGTTAAAGGCATATTGGAAAATAAAATATAAGGTTCACATTGTTCCGATAAATAATAGGTATAAATAACATACGAACGATCAACATCATTGATAAAGGAAATTAGATGTCAAAAGGTTATACAATCAGTTTTTTTGTAGCAGCATTACAAAGTGTTAACTCTAGAAAAGTTACAGAAGCAGGACCATACTATACAGTATCTCCTCGCAAAGGTGTGTTTTCAGAAAAGTCATTAGCACTAGACACATGGCTAAATGGACAAACAGAACAAGTTTTCCAAGGTAACGGAAAGTTTGCTGCTTATGGAAAGACGCCTAAAGCACGTCTTCTTAAAGCCCTTAAGAACCGTAAGGTTAATGGATCTATCTAATTATTAGATAAAAGTTTAGTTTGTGTGGGGAGTCAATGACTCCCCACAATTTATTATGAGGTATATTTAATGAACTATATAGTACTTAGTATATTTGTACATTCGCTTTTCTTCTCAACAATGTCGATCCTAATGAAAGGTCACGATAAAGTAGAGAAAAGAGAAGCTATCACTATGACTATTATTGATAATAAGACCGGTAAAGATAAAGAAGATAATAAGGGTGACAATAAGAACATTATGCCGAAACCACCTAACATGGTAGAGAATAAGCCTACACCCACTGAAAGCAAGCCTAAAAAAGTCATAGATAAAGAGGGTGATACTCTTAAGCAGGTTCTTGTAGATAGTGAAAAATCGGGATATGAGTGTGAGAAATGGTATGGAGGTATCGGTATTAATTCCAAACGCTTAAGTCCTACTCAAGAACAAATCTCTAATGTGGTAGATGATTATCCAGCTGATGAAGCTGGACTTAAAGTTGGTGATATTATAACACCTTACGGAGAAATCAGGGGTGAACCAGGTACTAGTATTACAATGATAGTGAGACGACATGATCAAAATACAGAGATTACGATTGTAAGAGAAAAAATCTGTACTGATCAATAAACCGTTTCGATATATTGTGGTATAATAACATTGTTAGCAGAGAGCTGACAGAACATTAACGAGGTTATCGTATGAATAAGTATAAGTATGACTATGCGGTTTTCATTGGCCGACTCCAACCACCCCACAAAGAACACATCAATCAAATCAAGCGCGGATTAGAATTAGCCAATAATGTAATTATTGCTCTTGGCTCACATCGTGCTGCCCCAAACATTAAAAACCCCTGGAATGCTCAAGAACGTGAAGAGATGGTTAGAGTTTGTTTCTCTAAATTAGAAAATACTCGACTTATTTTTGTACAAGTTCGTGATTATTACTATAATGATACAGCTTGGTTTACTGACTTACATAACTCAGTAATGAATCAAATATATAATGTGGAAACTTCAAGCATATGCGTATTAGGTTCTAATAAAGATGAGAGCTCTTGGTATCTAGATGCTCTTCCAGAGAGTTGGAAACGAGAACTCTCTATCGCTAGAAATGTAACACATGCCACTGAGATTCGTAACTTATACTTTCAAAACAACCCTCAGTTTACCAATAATTTAGCTAAAGAAGTAACAGATTATTTAACAAATTGGGAAAAGACTACAACATATACTAACTTAGTTGAAGAGTGGAAGTTTATTAAAGATTATAAAGACATGTGGGCAATGGCACCATATCCAGTAACCTTTGTCACTACTGATGTTCTAGTAGTTAAAAACGCCCATGTTCTAGTTATTCGTAGGAAGTTTAATCCTGGTAAAGGGCTTCTAGCACTTCCAGGTGGCTTCGTAAACCAAAATGAAACTATTATTGACTCAGCATTTCGTGAGCTCAAAGAAGAGACTCGTATCTTAGTACCAAAAGATACATTAATGAAATACATAGTTGACCAGCGTGTATTTGATAATCCGAGTAGATCGCTACGTGGTCGTACTATTACTAATGCTTTTTGCGTAAAACTACCTGACGGTGGACAACTTCCACAAGTTAAAGGTGATGACGATGCTGAAAGAGCGATATGGATTCCAATAGCAGACTTATTTATTAAAGAGTCAGAATTCTATGAGGATCACTTACATATAATCAATTATTTCACAAACAAATTATAGTCTGCGGGTTGCGGACTTCAACAAGGAGAATATTATGGACAACATCATGCTACTTACGGACAGTTATAAGGCAACTCATTTCAAGCAATATCCACCTGGAACTACTTCAGTATATTCATACTTAGAAGCTCGCAAAGGTGGGAAGTTTACAAAGACAACCTTCTTTGGATTACAGTATATTATTGGACGTTACCTTAGTGGTAAAGTTGTAACGCAAGAGAAGATAGATGAAGCAGATGCTTTCTTTGCTAAGCACTTAGGCCCTAACTTATTTAATAAAGCTGGATGGCAACATATACTAGATAAGCATGATGGTAGGTTACCAGTCCGCATCAAAGCAGTTCCTGAAGGCACTGTAGTAGAAGAAGGCAATGTTCTTGTCACTGTTGAGAATACAGATCCAGAGTGTTTCTGGTTAACTAATTATCTAGAAACTATTTTGTTACATGTTTGGTATCCAACTACCGTCGCGACCCTATCTAGACACATGAAAGATGTAATACTTAGTTATCTGAAAATGACTGGTAACCCAGATTTAATTGCTTTTAAACTTCATGATTTTGGATTTCGTGGTGTATCTAGTGTTGAGTCTGCTGGACTTGGCGGAGCTGCTCATTTACTTAACTTTATGGGTACTGATACTTTAGCTGCTATTACTTTAGCACAAAAATACTATTATGCTGACATGCCAGCATTCTCTATCCCGGCTTCTGAACACTCAACAATAACAAGTTGGGGACCAGAATGCGAAGCGGATGCTATGGAAAACATGTTAGACCAATATCCAGAAGGATTGGTTGCTTGTGTATCTGACTCATTTGACATAATTCATGCTTGTAAAGAAATTTGGGGTAAGAAATTACGCGATAAAGTATTAGCTCGTAAAGGTACTCTTGTAGTGAGACCTGACTCTGGCAACCCTGAAAAAATCGTTGTTGAAGTTCTAAATGCGCTTGGAGATGCTTTTGGCTATAGTATTAATGCTAAAGGATATAAGATATTGCCAGATCAAGTAAGAGTTATACAGGGAGATGGCGTTAACTACGATTCTCTTATTGGTATTTTAGATGCTATGACTAATGCTGGTTGGTCTGCTGATAACGTAGCATTTGGATGTGGTGGAGCTCTTCTACAACAAGTTAATCGTGATACACAACGATTCGCATTCAAATGTAGCAGCATAGTAGTTAATTATGTTGAAGAACGAGAAGTTTATAAGGCTCCAGCTACAGATCCAAGTAAGAATAGTAAACGAGGTCGTTTAAAACTAATTAAAATGACTGGATGGGATGACCGAAACCCTAGTAATGAAAAATATCTCACTGTTAAAGAAAATTACAATTATTCAGAACAAGATGAATTAAGAGTAGTATTCCGAAATGGTTTGGAGTTTAGCCAGTGTACATTTGATGAAGCTCGTATAGAAGCTGCTAAGTAAGATGCGAGCTAAAGAAGAATGTACGTGGTGTATGACTACACAGAATATACAAAGACGAACACTTCCTCCAATGCCGGAGGAGTTTAAGTTCAGGTGTTCGTCTTGCCATGAAGAGTGGGAAGAGGAAAATCGACATCTGATTGGCTTGTACCTCCTATTAAAGGAGCTACTACCGTAGGGACTTCCACTGTTACTGTATTGTCAATCACTAGCGTTTTATCGAACTTCTCTTCAGGAAGATGTAATTCTAGTTTTGAGAGTTTATCCATATAGATACGATCTTTGAGCATCTTTAACATCTTACTCATATCTTTCTTATCTCTCTCTTGCTTCATACTTGCTATACGGTTACGACGCAAGCTACCTCTTTTACGCGGTTGAATAATCTTGTCAGCTAAGCCTAACATGATAGCTTCTTCTGCGGTGAGATAGAGATCTCGTTTAACCATCTCTGTCCAAAACTCTAATGGCATTATAGAGTTATCGGCATATATCTGATTTAGTTTGTGTTGTAATAGTTTTTCGTTATCAATCATAATACTTTTGTCTACAAGCTTTTCTGGAGACACTGCTTCACCCCAACCACTATCGTGAATTGTAATAGTAGTATTTGGATATAGTAGACGCTCATCGCAACTAGCCATAATCCAAGTGGCTGATGAACTTATCTCTCCACCACCGATGAACTTAATTTGACAGGAGCAGCTTTGTATGACATCATATAAACGTAAAAGAGCAGCAGTATCACCACCTATGCTAGACATATGTAACTCTATTGGCTTAGCAGGCGCGTCACTTTCCATTATATGGATATGCCTTACCGCACGCTCTACAGAGCGCCAAGTAAATTCAGAGCCGTTCTCGTCATTACTTGCGTTAAGCGCACCAAAATAGATACGACGTTTTTTAAAATCAACATCATAATCAAGTATTTGGGTCACATTGTTATCAGATATAGCCATGTATAATCCCATTATTGTATTGATATTATACTAAGAATCGGAGAGTTTATGCAAATAAAGAAGACAAATTCAGAAGATTTAGCTATGCTAAAGCTATTTGTAAATAAGTTAGAAGAAGAGTTAGATAATAAGGGCTTAGATTGTTTTGGTACTAATGTAGTAAGTGAAATTATAGAGGATATAAGAGATCCGTCGGACTTCTCTCATATAAACTTTATGGAGACTCATGGTAAAAGTGTTATGAAGAAATCTGTAAAAAGAACACGTATTTTCTTTAATTCTAACGGTATATTCTATAATCACTATGATAGATCACAGATAGCTGACAAACCAACAGACAATGATTCTGGTCCTACATCTGCGTTGCAAATAGAGTGGGATTACTTTACAAACGTATTCCATATAAAAGTCACTAGCAGTGAAGTTCGTAAGACAGGCTCCGTAACTGGGTTTGTGGATAAAAACTATGAATCTGAAGCTGAAATCAACTGGGACTTTGAATTTGAAAACCGACGCGATATTCAATTAATAAAGGTTCGTCTTGGTAAGTTATATAAAAAAGTAGCTGAATATAAGCTATATAAAAAAGAAGTAGAACAACGCAGAGAATTAATCAATATTGCTGTTAAGGCATTTCCAGATTTCGTAGATTCACTTATCCTTGGAGGATCAGATGAGAAGAGAGACGTTTGAAGAGTTTTTAGCTAGAGGTGGAAAAGTAGAAGTACTGCCTAAGCAAGAAGTCGCTGAAGTTGCTATACAAGTACCAATCGTAAATACCATGCCAGAGGGTCGTATCTTATCATTAGATGAAGGTGCTCACTATTTCGCAGAGAATCGTAAGGTCAATAAATCTATTAAGAAAATATCATTAAAAGATATAATTAATAATTACAATCTACCTAAAGAGATAGTTGATAGATTGAGTGGCACTAATGAGTAATAAGAATACAATTCATAGTTTTCAAATGGATGAACTATACATAGAAGCATTAGTAGAACTACTGGTGTTTGCTTCATCTACAGCAGCTACCTTAGCTAAGCATGAGCACTCAAATGGTAAAAATAGTGAGAACTTAGTTAAGCTAAACAGAATGGTAAGTGACGCTAACGACATCCTACAGTTATTTAAAACCTCTATAGATATTGGTGAACCAGCTTCTAATGTTTTGAATTAAGAGGTTATATGGATAACATGATAAGAACTAATTGTCAAGAGAATTATGTAGCATTTGGTGGCATAAATGAAGAACAGTTGAAACAATTATCTCATAAAGACTGTATAAGGTTTGCCTTATTCTGTGCTTACCAAGGGTGTAATATATGGCGTCAAGAACCTTATTTTGTAAAGGGGATTGAATTAGTTGAACTATGGCTTGAAGATAAAGCGACAAGTGAACAATGTAGAGATGCTGCTAGAAACACTAATGTTGTAATTAATGGCTTATTAGACCAACAGGGTAATGGCGTTTTTATTAGTGACTCATATCTATATCCACTTATTTCTGCTGACTACACTATTTTTACTGTAGCTGAACAAGATGGTCTTTTTTTTAGGACAGCTAAGAATTGTTTTAATGCTGCTTATTATGTTAGTTGTGGTTCTAAAAAACTAATAGATGCTCAAATAGCTTATTACAATGAGCTTAGGTTTATGGATGATAACTTTGAAAGAATAGTACTAGAAGGCAAGTGAAATGAAAAATTGTGCTGTATGTAATGAAGAATATCAACCTAAAGTACATAATTCTAAATTTTGTAGCGATAATTGTAGGGTTGTCGCAAAAAACAACACAACTGCTAATTGGGTAAAAAACAATACAACACATTTAAATAATTATAATAAAAACAGATACTTATTATATAAGAAAGAAAAAATAGCAAGAGATAAAGTATATCGTGCTAAAAAGATGAAAGAAGATCCAGAATATAAGTTAAGACAAAATCTAAGAAAACGCTTAAGCACAGCTCTTAGAAAGAATACTAAAGTTGGAAGTGCCGTAAGAGATCTGGGTTGCTCTATCAAAGAATTTAGGACGTATATAGAGTCATTATGGTTACCCGATATGACTTGGGATAACTATGGGAGAAAAGTAGGGATTAAATGTTGGGAACTAGATCACAAGATTCCATTAAGCTTTTTTAATATACTCGATAGAGAAGAATTACTTAAAGCATGTCACTATACTAACTTACAACCTTTGTGGGCTGAAGATAACTGGCGTAAACATGACAAGATATGATCAAAAACCGATTCGAATGTTGAATATAATATTTAAGGAGATTTTATGAACCCAGACAAAATTACAGAGATTCTTGATTTAGCAATTGCTGCTCGTAAAATTAAGCGGATTTTTAACCCGATGTTTGTCGGCGAAGCCGGCATCGGTAAATCCGAGATCATACAGCAATGGGTAGCCAAGCAGAGAGAAACAGATCCTGACTTTGGCTTTATTGACTTACGTATTGCGTATTATGAAGGGCCGGACTTCGTAGGCTATCCTTACGAGTACAAAGATCAAGAAGGTAATGCTCGAATGGGTCACGCACTTCCACACTTCTGGCCAACCAAAGGTCGCGGACTTCTACTACTTGAAGAGCCAAACCGTGGTAATACAATGATTCAGAACTGCTTAATGCAGCTCACAGATAAGAACAGAAAAGTTGGTCCAACATACGAACTACCTGAAGGTTGGGTTATCGCAGCAGCACTAAACCCTGAAGGTTCAAAATACGACGTCAACAGCATGGATACAGCTCTTAAAAATCGTTTTGAAGAATTTGAAGTTGAATTCAACTACCAAGCGTTCATGACTCACATCGAAACTACTTTTTGGCATAGGAATGTTATAAACTTTGTTAAAGCTGGTAGCTGGGTTTATAAGAAATCTGATGGTGTTGGTAAAGAAGGCAAGTATGTTAGTCCACGTACCCTTGATCGCTTGAATGCTATTGAAATGTGTGGCGCATCTGACCACCCTTCAAAAAGAGGCTCTCACTACATTGTAGCTCTATCAGTACTAGGTAAGCACTTAGGTAACGAGTACTGGAAATCTTGCTGGGATGACGCGCCTGTAACAGCACAAGACATCCTAAATGATAAAGAGAAAGCAATCCAGAAACTAAAAGATATGTACAAGACCAACGCAAACTACGCTGGCGACAAGATCTCACTCACTGTTGATAGTATTATTGAAAAATACGGTGGCTGGTTCGAAGGACGCAAGAAGGACGGTAAAGATTGGGCACATGATCCAGAGACTATTGATGAGAAGACTATGGTTGAAGTTGTGGAAAACATCCCAGCAGATCACGGTATTAACCTTATCAAAGGTTGTGCGCAGAAGAATCAACGTGGTAACATCTCTCAATTCTTTAGTGAATTCACTAAGCGTAACCCTAAGAGTATTGAGTTGCTACGTGACCATATTAAACTTAGCAGCGCATTGAAGAAATAACATGGCAAAAATAATACAGTTTCCAAATAATAAAGTTGTATTAGATAAGCCAGTTGAAGAGATTGACCTAAATGAAAGATTCAGACGAATAAGAGAATCTTTAAAGAGATGTGACCTTCTTCTTGAGCAGTTAAAAGAAAGAGAAAAACTGGGTAAATAATTATAGTGCGAGGCTTTATAAGCCTCGTGCTTGTTTTTAAAGCATTGCTAGTAAAGATTAAAACCGATCCGAATGTTTTATATAAAATAGGAGATATTATGACTGATATTAAGCCAAAGCAGACTGTAAGTCAAGCGGTCCTTGATAAAGAGTATGTTGATCCACATAAAAAGGTTCAGTGCTTAGAAACAGCTTTGTATCAACTTACGAAGAATCAAGCATTTTTCGGCATGATACTTCAATGCTTAGACATTCACTATTCTCACACTCTCCCTACAGCTGGAGTAATGTTTGATAATAATGCTAAAAAATGGAAGATGATGATTAATCCAAAGTGGTTTTGTGTAAACCTAGGTGACGGTGACCAGGGTACACGCGCTCGGATTAGTATCTTATTACATGAACTATATCACTTAACTCATAAGCATATCATTCGTGCTCCAATGTTAAAGCTTAACCCTAATCGTCGTAGGCTTATGAACATAGCGATGGATATGTCTATTAATCAATATATTAAAGACCTTCCAGATGGTTGTCAAGAATGTCCGCCTAAAAATGAACGAGAAATGGGTGCTACTTGTAAAAACGAGCTGTGTCCAGGTCATCCAATACTAGTAGAAAACTTCTATGATGAAGACGCAAAGGGTAAACAAATACCTTGGGAAAAGAATAAGACATTTGAATACTACTACTATAAGCTTATAGAAAAATTTTCTGAAATGTCAGATGAAGGTGAAGGCGAGGAAGAAGGCGAAGGTGGATTAGATGGCAGTAATGGTGGTAAAGGCAAAGGCAAAGGGTTACCTAAAGAGTTTGACTCCCATGATTGGGATGGCGGTTCAGAAGAACGAGATATGATGGATGCTACAGAGGAGCTTGTTAAGCGGGCCATGCAGAAGCGTGGGCTATCATTTGATAAGCTGCCTGGGTTTATACAGGATTTATTAACGGATATTGAATCACGTAGGAATGAACTCAATTATAGGGAAATCATTCAATCGGCTATCAAGCGACACGCCTCTGGTACTGACCGTGTTGGTACTTGGAGTAAGCCAAGTCGTAGGTATGGCAACATTGCTCCTGGTACAAAAGTAGGTCCACTACCTAAAATTCAAAACTTCTTAGATTCATCAGGTTCTATTAGTGTCCAAGAGCTAAATGACTTTCTCTCTATTGTCGACAACTGTCTTTCAGTAGGTCATCGTAAGTGTATGTTAGGCTTGTGGCACACTGATCTATATTATGTTGAGCCATATAAGCTTGGTGATCGCTTAAATAAAGCCATGGTTCAATCGGGTGGTACAGATCCAGCTCCAGTACTTAAGTATATTGCCGAAGCTAAACCTGACCTGTCAATAATTGTTACAGATGGTTGCTTCTGTGATGTTGACTTTGAATCTATGATTCCTCCCAATACCTTGTTTCCACAAGTGTTGTGGATTATATCTCAAGATGGCATGGAAAATCATCCTTTAGTACGTTTAGGCGAAACAATCAAGATTCCAAAAACTAGCGCACTTAAATCTGACAGAGATCTAGAGGTGTAATATGAGTGAAAATACATTAATAATTGATAGTGATACAGTTAAGGTTGTATCAGCTTTGACAAATAAATCAGAAAGAGATGTATTATTCATGTTCAATGATGTAGCATTTGAACTTTACGGAAGATTAAAAAGAAACAAAAAGCAAAAAACAGCTTCAAAGACTATAAAAATATCAGGTAGATCTTTTGAAGCAAAAGCATTCAAGATGCTGAAATGGGTACCTGGTTCAGGTTTCATGCCAACTGAGAATTTGGAAGTATCATGCTGGATTAAATCTAGGGATAATGTAAGACAAAAATATGATATGGATGAGTTATTAAATGAGTTAACTGAATTAAAATTACTTCATGGAGATTTATAATGAGCAATAAAACAATCAAAGTAAATAAAGTCACTAAAGCGAGTAAGACTAAAAAAGAACTTGTTGATGCTGCGGTATTAGCTTTAAATGAAGCAAACTGTAAAATGGGATACCAAGTTATCTCAAAGCAAACACTACAAAAGATTATGGACGAATACATTAAAAGGTATGATCCACCAGCAAAACCTGGTACCACCACAATAACATTGAAATAAGGTGTATTGATATGATTAGTCTTATCGGTATAATTGGATCAGCAATGTTGGCTATATGTGGTATCCCTCAAGCGATTCAATCCATTAAGACGAAATCAAGTGCTGGTGTGAACTCTCTGTTCTTATGGTTGTGGGGATTGGGCGAGATATTTTTAATCATTTATGTAGCAAATACTACTAATGACCTTATATTGCTAATTAATTACTTATTCAATGTATTAATTATCGGAATAATAGCCTATTATAAGGTTAATCCTAAAGAGGATCAGTATGATTAAAGGTAACGTGGTAGACATCAAGAAGAGTATTACAGATATTGCTGTATCTAGTTTAGAGAAGGCTTATGTCGGTAACTTCAATGTAGATGTAAATTCGCCACTGTATGTAAAGCTTAAAGATATGATTAATGCTACAGCAGAGAAACTCGCAGATAAAATCATAGAGGATCAGGTAACACACTTTGAAGCAGTGTCAATAACAGGTTCGTTTAATAAAGTATTAGTTAAATCCATAGTTAAAGATATAGCTACGACTTTCTTTGTAGATGATTTAAAGTACCATAAGTCATATGCGATGGCTAAAATTAAGATATTCAGCTTTGACTTTAACAGTAAAATAGATGCTTTAGCTAGAAGATGGAAAGCAGCCATACCTAAGAAGGTAAAGAAGGTTAGAAAAACAAAACAACCAATTAATGAGGTTTGATTATGATAAAGATTGCGATGTTTTTAGTATTCGCTGTTATTATGGGCGTTGTTATCATGGTGATTATGATGGATGAATATAAGGGTATAGACGACCACGACGATGAATAATATAAGGAGGTATTTATGGGTGTTTTAGCTTGTGTGCTAGCATTATTTGGTTTTATATATGCGGTATATCGTTTTTTTATAGCAGATGATAAGATTGTTAATCGTAAACCTATTTCTGAGCTTAAAAAAGAGTCTGAACCTTCTCAATTTAAGTTGGAACTACAGAATACAGCTAGTTTTATTCGCAATAACGATAATGAGATAATATGTGGCTTATATGAATTAGAGTATAAACCATTAGTACTAGAGCGCTTAAGAGAAGCAGCAGTTGAAGGTCGGGTAGATCAATACGTTAAAGTTAATAAATTGGTATTAGAGCATATTGGAGATCTCAAGCTTAAGATTAGCGAATTCGACATGATATGGAAAATTTATGAAATGTTTGAAAAAGATCCGGTATTTAATGGTTTTCATATTACTACATATCGTTCCACTGATGATGAAAAGGTTGGTCTATACTTTAGTTGGAAATAACACACAATTAAATGATACAAACACGCTACAATTAGTTAAATAATGAGGTGTATTAGATGGTTAAGTCTTTAATAGGTAATTGGGATTGGTTTGAAGATCCTGCTGCTTATGGTTTAGGTTGTGGTGATAGTGGTTGTAAGTATGTCATACCAACTGGTATGTGCACTAATGGCGGATGTCGTTGTGCTACAAATAACGGTAAAGATGTAGAAAGATTTTTGCTTAGAAACATAGCTAAATCAATTGAACTACAAAAAACTAGACGTAAAGATTGGTTACCTATTGATACAATCACTAATAATGAAGCCATATTACTTATTGAAACAGAGTTTTCTAGTTGGACTACATTAGGTTTTAAAGATAGAAAAAGTGGTAAATTCTGTTATAGTTTTGGTGAACATGAAGATATTATATCGGGCAAAGTTACTGGCTGGATACCATTGCCACAAGGTCTATGTAATGAAGAGCTAGGTGAACCGGATTTACCATTCGAAGAGATTGACGGCGAAGACTTCGTAGAAAGTCCAGAACCTAATGAAGCATTGAAAAAACTAATGAAAGGTGATAAATAATGAGACGTAAAGTTAAAGCATTTAAAGGTTCAATCGAACCATCCCCACCTGGGTGGTATATTCATTTTACGGATTATGTCGCTTCTTCCGATTGGATGACATTGAGCGAAGCTAAGAAGCTTGCTGAGGATATACTAAAGGCTTGTGCTAAGATTGAAAAGGCGATAAAGAAATGAAGTTTTTAGAAATATTTGGAATTAAGGTAATGTCATCCCAAGCATTTTATAATATGGAGCGATGTACCTATAGAAGAGCTGAAAGCTGCTATGATGCGAGAAATAGTTGAGTGGAGAGAAAGAAGGAAGGCAAAATGAAAACTATATCTGATATGGTTGGTAAAACCTTCGCTAATGTAAGCGGTACAACTGGCGGTGAGAGGTTGGTATTTTGTGAAGAGAATGGTACTAAATGGGTGTTCTATCATGATCAGCAGTGTTGTGAACATGTTCGTATTGATGATATCGCTGGTGATTTAAATGACTTAATTGGTACACCATTATTGGTGGCAGAGGAATCGACGTCTGAATCATTTGAAGAAAATATTAATGGTCGTATTCAAATGGATAATAGTCATACTTGGACCTTCTATAAATTTGCTACTGTAAAAGGTTATGTGGATGTTAGGTGGCACGGCGAAAGCAACGGGTACTATTCAGAAAGTGTAGATCTAATAGTGAGAATTCCTGGGGATAAAGGGTGTGATGAAGAATAAGCTTATACTATTACTTATGCTAACAGGTTGTGATACTAGCAATGTACCTCATAATTTTAAGATGAGTGACGGTAGTAGGGGTCACAGGGAGTGTGAGAGTCAAGATAATGGGTATAAAATAGTTACTCAACGAGAGTTCGACTTATGTAATCAACATATGTTCAATCCCAAGTTTACTCGTGGTACTTATCTTGATGATAATAAAACTGGCTGTAAGTTTAAAGTGAGACAACCTGTTTGGGGACGCAATGATAGGTTTACAAACAATGCCTATTTAGGTAGGTTGTACTGTAAAGATCTTAATGGCTTATACGAATTAACCAGTGAGTTTGTTTTTAGATTAGAAACATCTTTAACACAGAGTAGATAATGAGTCATAAGACGTTAAAAACTATACATTGCATAATCATTTCGTGCTTCTTAATCTTTGTCTATTTCTTATATGAGAAAGCTAAAAGAGATACACGTAGATATCATGAGTTTTTAAATCAGGGGGTAAATAATGAGCAATAATGATTATATTGATAAACTTTGTGATGATGTGTGTTCAAAAATTGCCAAACAGCGTATTGAATACTGGCATAAAAATTTACCTGAACAAATTTTAGGTGATAAAATATGCAATTACTTTTGGCCTAAAAGTAATCCTGAAGAAAAAGAGCAAGCTTGGAATGAGTATCTTGTAAAGCTAAAAACTATATGTGATGAACAGAGTGACGAAGAGAACGTAGATGAATTTGTTTTTGAAGTTGTAAGTAGAATTAGATCTAGACTAGATAAAAAGGTAGGTTTTAAAATGCCAGTACCTGTTGTATGTACTTCAGAAGATGGCGGATTAGTATTGGCATGGTATTTGAAAAGAGCTAAACTATCAATAGATGTTTGTATTAGTGGAGAAATAGAGTGGTTTTTTAAAGATTTCCAATCTGGCAACTATGTTGGTGGCTACTTTAATGCAAGTACTCTAGTATAGGGATAAAATATGAAATATGATCTTGTCAGACTAGCTAAAACGACTTTAGTAAACACGTTATGCCTGTTTATTGGTACAACGTTTGTTGGTTTATTTTTTGGTGCTGGATTAAACGGTGTGTATATGGGTCTAGCAGGTATTATATTTGCTTGGCCAGCACTCATACTTGCCGCAATCTATACTGAGTACTTATTGAACAAACAAGCAACTGGAGGGGTAAATAATGAACAGTAGAAAACGCCAGAAGCATAGAAAAACAAAAGTTAAAATACAAACAGCTAATCGCATCAAAGATTGGCTACCTCTTCTTAAAGAGGATAGAGATTATGACTATGGATTTCTTGAAGATATGATTATATTCAAGCTTAAGCGTATGTCTAAGTGTATACGTAGAAATCAGCTAGTTACTGACCATAATACTATTTGTAGACGTATAGATTATGCTGTATATCTTTTTGAGCGTATTAAAAGCCAATATGATACTGAACTCTATAAAAAAGAATTCAATGATAAATGGGGTGATACAAAGTATAGCTTTGAAGAGATTATAGCTGAAAAGGCTGATAAGAGAAGATATAAAGCACTAAAGGTGAGCTATAGCAAGGCTAACACTCCAGAGCTACATGAGTTGGCTGAAACCGATTCGAGAGAGATGTATGAGAAAAGTGCTAAAAAAGAAGATGAACTATATGATCGTTTATTCAAGCACTTAGGTAAATATTGGAGAACACTTTGGGATTAACGAAAATGTGGTATAATGAATGTGCGGGTTAGAGTAGCAGTTATCTCGGAAGGCTCATAACCTTCAGATCGTGGGCGCACATCCCACACCCGCGTCCAAGCCGAATCCACGGGATCGAAAGTGAACGTGTTAGCCAGAGGAAACTCTGGCAAAATAAAGCCCTGGTAGAAATGCCAGGGCTTACTTATTATCTGTGGTATAATTGTAAATATAATGACTTATTATGTTTTGGAGATAAACCTTGGAAATACTAGACAAACTTGTAGCTTCTGAATTAGAAGAACTAATAAAATCCTGCCCTCGTTGCGGAAAAACTAGTGCTAATAAGTCTAATCCAGCTGGACGCTGTAGAGGTTGCTTAAATAAGCTATCTGCTAATAAGAAAAAGCCTGGCCACTGGCAGAGAGCGCAAACTAAGGCGGACGATGCTTTAAGGCGCCAAGACGGTAAGAATGGTACAGCAAGCCATAAGTCTAAGGGTAGAGGATCTCGTGCTTCCATTGTAAAGCAAACCCAAGCAGCTGAAAAGAAAACCGGTCAGAAACTATCTCCAGATAGAAAAAACAATAGTCATGGATACGCAGCAAAAAATACACGCATGGTCCCTGAGAAACTAAACCGAGGGCGCCATAAAGTTGACCCTAAGAAACTAGCTGCTTGGAAAAAGAAGTTAAAGAAACATGATATTGACCCTGAAGATTTTATGACACTGCTTCGAGCCAAGGCTTTAGAACATGGTAATGAAGGTTTAGAAAAAACACTACAATTACTTGATATAGAAAAAATATTAGAATCTCTACCAATCGAAGATAACGAATAAATTAATTAAACACGGTTTTGTATAATCCTATTGATATATTATTGAAAGGATTGTATGTTATTACTGTTATCTATTACTTGCGCATTGATTGTTGGTTCATTAATTGGTTATTATATAAGTAACTTCTTCAATAACCTACTACTTAGTGGTGTTGAGAGAAACATAGTTAAAAACATTAATTACGCCTATGATGAAGGTGTTAAAAATGGCATGCTACAAGCCAAAATAGAACGTATTAACGAAATATCTAATGAGCAAATACAGATTTTTGGAGCTCTAGACCAACCTAATGCTAGTGCTGCTCATGGCCGATATAAAAACTCTTTAGTATCTAAAATTAAAGCTATGGAAGAAGAGAAACTAGATCTATTTAGAAGCATGCTTAAAGATGGAGCTGATCCTACTATGAGCATAAGAATAGATGGAGAAGCTAAAACCATGAAGGCTTCACAACTACTCCCATACCTTGAGTCTGGTCTACTACCTGAAGATAAAATAGCAGAATTAAAAACCGATCCGAATCCTACAAGTAAGACGCGAATTCTTCGTGTCGTTAAAAATACTGAGGAGAATAAGGATGTCAAATCTAACGCCGGCGATTCAGCGGTTCATTGAGCTAGAACGTAAGAAGAGTGAAGTAAAGAAGTATTTTGACGAGCTCTCTACTGCGCTTGAAACAGTAGTGGCTGAGATTGGTGTCAACAGTTATTTTCAAGATGCGGATGGAACCGTATATAAAACGACTATACCAGATGGTCGTTTTGTTTATTATGAGAAGTTTAGCTATGCTAGAACACGTCGCGCAGACGAGAAGCGCGGTGACCTCTCTTTAAAAGAGGCACAAGAAGCAGGTTTTGAAGTTAAATAATGATAATAAGGGGTTATAGGTGGGATGTGATATTCATGTATTTTTGGAAAAGCGCCTTAGAAAAGAAGACCCTTGGCAACTAGATGAAAACCATACAGTAAATAGTGAAGATGGCGATAATTATAAGTATTTAGAACAAGTGAATGCTACAGGCAGGAACTATGATTTATTTGGAATACTTGCTAGTGTGCGTCGTTATGGTACAGCAGTAATACGCGCACCTAAAGGGATACCAGAAGATATTTCAGAGTTATTGAGATGGGAATATGATAGGTATGTTGATGGACATTCACATAGTTGGCTTTCTCTTGAAGAATTTAAGCAATGTCTTATAGAAGCAGAGTATTATCCTACAGATAATAAGTCTACTCAAGCTTTTTTTGAATATAGTGACTACCATGGTGGTAAGAAACGCCCTGAAGACTATACTACTATCATCAACTACTGTGAAGAGTGGATTAATAATGAGGCTGCGGAGGCTATGCTTCTAAACCGATCCGATATAAATCCAGAGGTTCGTGTTGTTTTTTGGTTTGACAATTAGGAGAACAGATGGCATTTTTAGATGATAAGCAATATGAAGAGATGGATTGGTTGAATAAGGCAATTGAACCTTATACTTTTTCTTTAAGTGATACATTAGTTAAACTACCTTCAGAGTATGTGCTTGAATACGAAGAGTTGGTTCCATATATTGCTGATGATAGACATTTGAGATTAGAGTATTTTTGTAATAGGATGTTGGATAAAGCTGGTATCTCGAAAGAGCAAGCAGAGCTGTTTGACTTGATTGGGTTTGAACGTTATTTTAAAATGACAGTTGAGCCAGGTACTAAAATAGAGGTTGCTGAAAAAAGAATAGTAGGTCGCATTAGTATAGTGAAAGAGAAAGAATCATTGGGTGACGATGAAATCAAAGAGTTACTACCTTATCTTAATAGCAGACACGAACTTTGTATCAATGTAGCTAGCGCAAAACCTGCCAATATTAGTGTATTATCGGATTTATTAGAATGTAAAGAAAACGGTCGATCACGAGCCATTAATAAAAGAGCACGCGTACTTCAAACGCATATTGGTCGTATAGTTTATGACAATACTTGGAATATTAAAAATGTAGATTTGATTATCAAGCTTCTCAAGTGGATAAAAAGTTATGCTAAAAATGGAGATGCCTACTCTCTAGCAAACATAAGCAAACTCAAGTGTATGACACATAAGAAGAATCCAATTTACTCTATGGAGGAGGTTGTATGAAGCATTTACGAGATGACGTAGCTAAAGTGATTTCAGCTATTGAATTACCAGAACCTATAATAGCGCCAATATTGACTTATGGCGCAGATCAAATCTACTTTAGATACAATAAACAATTCATCTTTAATTCACAAGCAATACATGGTATAAATGATGCGGTTATAGAGGCTGTGAGATCTTGTACGGATTTAAAGTTTAATCTAGAAAGAAACAAGTATGATGTTAACTATAGTATTGACTCAATCTATTCTCGCATCAACCATAATATGCGAGATAAGGTCCTTGACTTCATAAATAAAAGGGGTGGGCATAGTAATAACAAGTTGACATCACTATACAAGTGGTATCGAGATACTACTATGAATAATAGTTTTATACGTAATGAAGCGTTTATGAAAGATTTATACGAGTTTGATAAGTTCACAACTTCAAAACCCGCATGGACTGAAGATCATTTAAAGGTTTGTCGATCAGTATTGCTTTTAATTAAAAACCGATACGAATCACCTGAAACATCCAAAAGAAAGATAAGAAGATGAATAAGCAACGTAGGGTAGTTACAAACGCTGATATTAAGAAGTATATGCCATTAGTTAATAAGTACTTAAGAGATAGTATTGTTAAGAATTGGAAAGAAGCTAATATGTCTGCTGGTGATTCAGACATATCGTTAGGTAATACTGGCATGACCATGGCTGATATGCGCCAAGAACTTTATTATCAGCTGGTAATAGCTTTACAAAACTATAATCCTGAGTATCGTACAGCAGATGGTAGGAGTGTTAAAGAGTTTACGTTTGTGTTTCAGCACTTATATAATAGAGTTGGTCAACTTATGAAAAAGCTTACCAAGAAGCGTTACGGCTACGGGGTCTGGATGAGTCCAGTCGAAGAAGTAATTGGTGATAGGTTTGAAGACGAGTAAAAAGGGGTTTATATGGATATACTCATGGAATATAATGCGGAAGAACATTATAAAAAGCAAATTGATGATATTCAAAATAGTTTTTTACTAAACGATAAACCAGTACCAGAATTTCTTTATAGAAATGAAAACTTAATATTAACTAGTCCGATTAATGCCTTACGTTGGCTCAATGAGTCAGAATACGTAGATAATGGTGAGATTATAGCTGGTTCTTATATGTGCCACTATATAAATCAAAGCATAATTCACAACGATATTGACATATACTTCCATTCTAAAGAACATGCTACTTTATGGTGTGCTATTAATGGGTTTAGTAAACCTACTAATTTTATGTACGATTTATGTGCGCATGTTTATCGTAACGTTACTTACAACCTAATTGTAGGTGTACCATTTAATACCCCAGAAGATCTCATAAGTCACTTCGATATAAGAGCTTGTGCCATAGCTTATGATCCAGTTAAGCGCCAAGTCATTAGTGTTCAAGGTGCGATAGGTGACTGTGTAGATAAGAGAATTGTTTTTCAGACTGAAGCTAGAAGCATCACTGTAAAAAGATTAGTAAAATATATTGAAAAAGGTTTTAAGGTAGATAAATATCAACGCGCAATGTTTGTAGAATTATTGAAAATGAGATCTAATAGAGATGAAGAATTCTTAGAGGGATATAAATGACATACAAGAATATACATGAAGCGTATTTAGACGCGCTACAGCAAGTATGGTACTTTCCAGATTTTATAGCATCACCACGTGGAATGCCAGTTAGAGAGATCTTAAACTACACTTTTACAGTCTCTGATCCAGTTTCTGAACCTATTATCACTAAAGACTTAGAGCGAAATAAAGTAATAGCTGACTATACAGCTAAAGAGGTTGAGCTTTACAATTCTCGCTCTAATCGTGTAGAAGATTTTGCTAAGGCCTCTAAGTTTTGGGAGAAGATAGCCAATCCAGATGGGACTATCAATTCGGCTTACGGGTATTTGATATGGGAAAACAAGAGTTGTGGTAATGAGAATTATGAGTATACTAAAAAGCGTAGCTTTGAAGATGGTGGGATTAGTATAAGAGCTCAATCTATTTATCGATCGCCGTGGGAATGGTGTTTAGAATCTTTAAAGGCAGACAAAGATACGCGTCAAGCTATATTGCGATTTAGTTTACCAGAACATCAATATATGGGTAATAAAGATCAGACCTGTACCATGCACGGTAATTTTTTAATACGTAATGATAAGTTGTATTTTTCAGTAGTTATGAGGTCTAATGATTTATTTCGCGGACTAGTGTATGATCTTCCATTTTTTGTATCTCTTATGGATAAGATGATTGATGAGTTAAAACCTACGTACCCAACACTTACTAAAGGCGACTACACTCACGTGGTTCATTCTTGCCATATCTATGAAAAAGATAAAGACGCAATATTAAAGATGCTAGGTTAAGTATAAGAATAATCAATAAATGTCAATTATGACAAAGGAGAAGGTATGAGAGTATTAACTATTAAGAAGTCCACATCAGCAGAGAGTTTTGCGAATACTACACTAATATGGAAATCTGAGATAGAAAAGATTCGTAGTGGGAAATATACGCATGTAGAAGCTAAAGAGCAAAACGGAACAGTTATTCATGGGCCAGTTGATATTAAAGTATATAAAGATATACTTCAGCAGGGTGACTATGTATCTAGAAAGAATCGCAGTAGTGGTGATGAATTTTTTATCATAGCTAAAAAGGCCGTAACAAGTAGATTATCATCAATTGCCAAACCAACTGTTAGTGTGCCAGCGAAATCGGTATCTAATCAGTATGCTGATGAAACTGGTGTAACATACGATTTAAATGAAATTGATAGTGGATATGGCATTATTAGAAACGGCAAAACCATTTCAAATCCTCTACGCAAAAAACATAAAACTAAATTACAAGCTGAGACTTATCTTAAAAACGTTTTAAAAGCTAAACCTATCTAGAGTTAAACAAAACCGATTCGATGGGTTAGTAATAATTTTATAAGGATTTTTATATGAGTGATTTACCAACAGCAGATCCTGAAACTTGGATCGGAGAATTGGGTGAAATGGATCTCTCTGAAATCAAAGATAAAACCTTTCTTGTTGCTATATCTACTGGTGATAGAGCCAAGCCTAAGTTTATCTCAGAGTCAGTTTGTGGGCCATTTGACTTCTTAGAGATGGTAGAAACTGTAGCTAATATCCATATTGATCAACAGCTTCATGCTAAAGCCATGATACCTTCTAAAACTTTCGGCAAACCTCCACAAGTTCTAGATGCCTGTACTATCGACTACATTGAAGCAAAGCATGTAGAAATACTTATGGAAGCTATGTTGTCTGGTGAGCTTGAGAATAAAAAAGCTACTTGTAAAGCTGGCTTTGTAGATTACCTTAAAAAGGAAGAAGATGCTGAACAGGACGCCAGTACTTGATAAAGGTTGGGTTGCTCTACTTAGTGGGTCTCCTATGCGGGAAGACTTTAAGCGGATCTCAAAAACCCACTTTAGAGGCACAATAGATAACCGGATCACCGATATGACCCATGTCATGCTTAGTATCCGGTGTCCTTTATTTGTACAGCTTACTTTTTCAGAGTTTGGCTTAAGATGCTCATCAGAGAAGACGAGTGGTAAATTAGAGGCTTATATACCGGATATTGGTGCCGTAGGCGCACAAGATTTGGAAACTAGCAAAACGATACAGGCCGATATTGAAATGACGACAGAGGCATTATTAATCAATCCTCAGGCATATCAATCGGATCATTGTGATAGGTTTATATCACAGGTTATATCTCCAATAAGTATATATAATACATTAGTAGTATATGGCTCATTAACCTCTTGGATGAGGTATATTGAACAAGTAGGCTTACCAAAGCCGGTAGAATCCTACCGTAAGGCGATAGAGGATTGCCTACATGGTGAGTGGGATTTGGTTGTTCAATTAATGAGGGCAGAGAATGCGAAAAAGAAAAGAAGGTAATGAAGATAAGATAGAGTTGGTATATAAGACTATTGTTAGATATGAATGCCCTAAAAGGGGTTGGGTAGAAGAAGAAGTTGAGGTGAAGCGTTTTAAAGCTGCCACCCCACCAGACGGTACTGAGCTGGATATAGAACTAGATGAAACCCTAACAGATTTAGAAGATTAACCTTTTTCTTCTGTTTTAGAGCCCTTACCTTGATAAGCATTTGCGGCGCACACAGAAGCCGATACTCCAGAGATGGCTATAGCTATGCCAGAAATATCTATCCCCTTTGCCAACCCCAACCATGTTAAGCAACTAATCGCAAACACAGCAACTAATGATCTCCTACAGCTTAATATCTTTTTCATAAATCCTCCTATCTAATTATTATAACATAGGATTTTATATTTAAACCGTATAATCTTAAAAGATATCATGTGAGGGGTGTGTGGATGAGACCTAGTAAGATTGAAACAGCAATGGCAATTGCTAAAAATGTATCTTTACGAAGTCATGATGCTGAAACAAAAGTGGGTTCAGTACTCATTAATAACAACAGTGGAGCTATCATAGCTACAGGGTGTAATGGCTTTGTTAGGAATGCTCCTGATGATAGTTTGCCTAATACTAGGCCAGAGAAGTATGCCGTGATTGTACATAGCGAAGTAAACCTAATTGCGAATTGCGCGTATAGCGGCATCTCTACCAAAGACTGTATGATTGTATGTACGATGAGCCCCTGTGTTTCTTGTATGCGACTCTTATATCAAAGTGGTATAACTGAAGTAGTGTGTGAAACTAAGTATAGAGACTTCGATACTATAATGAATATGAAAGATATTAGAGTTATTGAATCACAAACTCCAGAAGGGTATATCAGATTAAAGTATGAGGCATTTGTATGAGATTAGTTATTGCTGGAAGTAGAGAGTTGCTAGTTGACTCTGACTTTGTGGACCAATGTGTTAAGCACTTTCGCTTAAAAGTTAAAGAGGTTGTGAGTGGTAGTGGTGGCTTTGTGGATGAAGCTGGCGAAGAGTGGTCCTCTTTATTCTTAGAGAAAGAACCTAAAGTATTCCAAGCCAATTGGAAGAATGATGGCAATGCTGCTGGACCTATACGAAATAAAAGAATGGCTGAATATGGAGATGCTTTGCTCCTTATATGGAGTGGAACATCTAAAGGTAGTCTAAGCATGAAGAAAGAGATGATGAAGTTAGGTAAACCAGTTTACGAAATCATATTGAAATCACCGCAACATGAAAGATAAACTATATATAATCGACATAAGCAGTTTTATCCATCGTTCGTTTCACGCACATAGTGATCTATATACGAGCCATGGGATGCCTTCTGGTGCTATATATGGCACAATAAGCTTATTATGTAAATTCATTTCTGAAAAGAAACCTAAGTACGTAGCGATAACATATGATGCGCAAGATGGCAAAAGTGTACGTAGAGATATCTATCCAGAATACAAAGCTAATAGAGTGAAAGTAAACGCCGTATCTGCGCAAGAATTGATTATAAGAAAGATAATAGGTATGCTAGGCATATATGGAATCACTGCGTCTGGGTATGAGGCAGATGATCTGATTGCTACTATTACACATAAGTTTAAACATGAGCTAGATATTGTTATTTTAACTGGCGACAAGGATATGTTACAGCTTATTGATGAGAATGTCTCTATATTTGATTCTATGAAGAACCTAACATATGATGAAGCAACGGCATTTGAGAAGTTTGGTGTTAAGCCAAGTCAGATCAGTGATTACTTGGCACTATGTGGAGACAAGGCAGACAACATACCTGGTGGAGAAGGTATTGGGCCAAAAGCTGCGCAAGACCTACTATCTCAATATGGTGGTGTGGAAGAGATTGAGTATAGGCTACACAGTACACCAGCTAAGTATAGAGATAAGCTTATAAAGAGTATGGATAAGATAAGGTTAAGCAAACAACTGACAGATCTAGTTAAATTAGATGTAGATATTTCTTTAGAAGATTTAAGAATGCGACCTCAGTATACAAAAGATATAGATGATATATTTAATAAATTAGAGTTTAAAGATAGCACTAAAGATAAACTTCGCAAGGCTATTAAATCGTATGAGTGATAAAGATGAAAAAGAGTTAATAGATGCTGTAAACAATATTCGTTCTCGTTTTAAAACAGAAATCGAAGATACGGATAAGCAGCAGCTATCTTTTATAGATGAGCTTAATGAACTTATTCGTAAAATCTTCAAAGATGATCCAACTGATGTGTATACTACGTTATCGCCAGGAGAGTTAGAGAATTGGAAGAAGAAGCGCTGGAAGAGATGGTTTTCTAAGAAGATAAGCAAAATTGATACACGTTCAATCCTATATATATTATTATTAAGTACCATCACTATGTTTCTTGTAAGTGAAGCAGTGTCATTCTATGCCGTTGAGAGTACGATAGTAGCTAAGGGTTGGATTAAGGCTATATTGACTGAAGTATGTTTCATATTCTTGAGTGGGTATAGAGCGACAGGCTTTGTGGAATCAGCTCTTGTTGGTATATTGAGAGTTTCTATATTCTGTGTGATGCTATTTGTTATCACATCTGATTTAGCATTCAAGAGTGTTTCAACAACTGCTGTTAGTAATAATATTTCACAGCAAGTAGTATTAGTAGAAAAACAAATAGAAGATATTCAAAAGACTATAGAATTTTATAAAGGTAAGAATTGGGGCACTAGCGTCAACCGGCATGAACTTGAAAAGAAGGCTTTGGTAGATAAGCTTATCGCTTTAAAAGAGAAGCAAGGTGAAGGCAAGACAGAGAGTGTCTCTAAGGTTGTAGAGTATCAAGCATGGGGACGTGCTGCTTTTAGAGTGATACTAATGTTTATATCTGTATTAATTACTCGCAGGCTGTTTAAATTTTAAGAGGCCGCTTTCGCGACCTCTCTTTTATTATTCTTCTTTTTTACCCGAACCTGTACCATGTGGTTTACCGTGTGGTTCTAATTTTTCCCACTTACTAATTTCACCAGTTTTTTTATTCTTAGGCATTAAATTATGTGAAACTGTTGCTGAATGATATAGTAGTGCGCCTTCGTGTTTAGAATCTTTCATTCTGAGAAGTTCTTTTGGACCTTCTTTTTGCTTAAGATGTTTAGGGAGGGAATTCATTTTGGAATCTAGTGTTTGAAAAGGTACATTTTCATGTGAAACTTTCTCACCCTCTGCTGTATGCTCTTCAACCCCATAGCCTTTTCCAGCAACAGCTTTAGTGATATGAATAGTAGAACCATGTCGAAATAATGGCTTTTTAATTGACTTCTTCAATTCTTCTAAGTTCTCAACTTCTCTTGTAAAAGATTTATTAAGCTCTTCTAGAAAATGTTCTCTATCTCTGAATTTCATAACTGCCTCTTATTCTTCGTTCTTAACTACTTTTTTCTTACGAACTTCTTTTTGAACCATCTCTACATCTGCTTCGTCAACTTTGCCATCTTCATTAACATCTAAATCTTTGGCAGGTTCTTCTACTACTTCTTCTACTTTAGCTTCTACTTTAGCTTCTACTTTAGCCTTTGCTTTAGAAGCAGGTTTTGAGGCTAATAACTCTTTTGTTAATTCTGATAAACGATCGATATTTGCTCTACGCATACTATTATTCCTTATTCAGCGTCTGGTTGAATTACTGATACGACTCGCGCACTAGATCCCGCAACAACACTAGTATTTAATAAAGCCAACTCTGAGTTTAATGCTGTTTGTAAAGACCAAATTGAATCAAGAATACTATCTGCGAGTGATTTATTTGCTAACGCAGAAACTAATGATTTTCTTAAACTTACTTTGTGCTGAGCTTCTGAACCTTCACCATCTCTATCGATTGGTGTTACAGCAATTAATGCTACATAGTTTGTATCATTAAGTGTTCCAGCTTCCGCATCTAGTTTTGCCATTAGTGCGTTATGCGCAGTTTGTATTTCTTCTAACGCATCACATAGTTCATCAGCTAATTTTCTGTGAGCAAGTGCTGATCTCATTGTATTGCGCAAACTTACCTTGTGCTGAGCATCTGAACCTTCGCCATCAGCTTCATATTTAGGTGTGATTGCTTGAGTTGCTGTGTAGTTGGTATCTAATGAAGCAGGATTATCTGCTTGTAGTTTGGCCATTGCACTATTCCACTTTGTTTGTGAAGTTACAATAGAATCCAATAATTTGTCTGCTGCTTTTTTGTGTGCTAATGCTGAGCGCAACTTCTTTCTCATTGATGCTTTGCTTTGGCCGGCCATAACTTTTCCTTTATATTAGTTAGTACACAAGCAAATTTACTTGTGGCGGATATGTCAATTATACCTTAATGTTAACTTAATTTAGAAATCAGCTCTAATATCACTACAACTAGGCCAGCGATACCGGATAACCAGCCGGCTATTTTTAAAATAGTAGCAAAACGGACACTCCACCACTTTTTAACTACTTCTGTATCTGTTTTCTCTATCAGTATAGGTAGTACTTTTTGCTCTAAGATGTCAACTTTTTTATCTAACGTGTTGACTCCCCTAATATGTATTTCTAATTGTCGATTGTATTCATCTAATGATTTTGAGTGGTTATCTATACTGCTAGTTAATTTAACCACTTCTTCATGTATTTCTTGATCTATTGTTGCGTGCGAATCAAAATCAGCTTTAATTTTGATATTTTGTTCTCTAACTTCATCGAGTTTTTCATCTAACTTCTCAAGTTTATTGAGAATAAATTGTTGTATATCGCTCATAAAAAATCCTCGAGGGTAAAATAACACTAATACTATAATATCATAATATTAGCTCTAAAATAGAGGTTATAGATGAGAAGTGTGATTGAAGATAGGATAAAAGGTTTGAATAAAGAGGCTTTGTCATTGGTTGAACAGCGTGAAAATATGCTAAACCTAGTTCAAGAATTAGAGGTGCGACTACACCAAGTATCTGGGGCCGTAGAAGAGCTCACTAAACTTTTAGACTATGCTAATGATCCTAAAGATAAGGAGGACTTATGAGAGGGTGCTTATTGGGCTTAGTCTTATTAGTGGGTTGTGGCTCTGATCCAGTTCAGAAATCAACCGTCAAATTAACAACTTCTAAAGGTAGTATATCTATCGAGAAACTCAAAGTAGACTTAGTATATGAAGTTGAGCAAAATAAAAAAGAAATTGAATCTATAGATGAAGAGTTGACTACTGAATTGACGGATAGTTATGAAGCTAATATGGCGGAATATGAGACAGTAGAGAGTGTGATACAAGAGAAGCATAAATCGGCATGGCCAGTAGAAATACACGAAGTAGACTCGATAATATCTACATGGAATGAAGAAGATTTTGAGGCTATGCGTAGTCTAATTGACCAAGAGGTTAAAAGAAGGTGTGATGATTTTTCTTATGAAGGCTTTAAAAATAAAGAAGAAGCCGAAAAGGCAGAGATTGTCTCATGTGAGGCCCATGATAAACAAGTAAAGACTGCGTGGGATACAATTCAACAGGCAAGAGAAGAGAAGATATCATTATTATCTAAAGATTTTATAGAACTAATGGAAAAACATAAACAAAAACAACTCGAGATGAATGCTGAAACTAGAAAGGCATTAGACCACGCGTATGCTAAGGTAAGAAGTGAGAGAAAAGAAATAAAGGATGAATTTGAACTTCGAATAAAAGATGTTAAAGCAGTACAAAAGCAAAGAGAGAATGACTTAAAAGATAGGATTCACGCTATGGAACAAAAACCACACTAGATCAATAATGTACTTGAAGGCATTGACTTCATTATTACCTCTAATTCATGTGGAAGTAATTTTTCTGCGTCAGGTAAACCCAAAGACTTAGCTACCACTTCTACACAAACGTGGCTTTTATCACCATCAGCCCAGGGATTATTGAGTTTTTTATTAATTAAAATCCATAGGTATCCCAAAATTTGCTTCCAACCATATGGTTTGCCAGCATTTTCGAACCTGAACTTTTGTGCTTCTAGCCACTGTTCATCAGTTAGTTCTATTTTGTACTCTGAAATGATCTTTTTCTGAAAAGTTTTGAAATAGTTGTAATTCATATAGTGAACATTAAAGCCTGCCGCATGAAAAACAGTAGATAATTTTTCATCACCTTCAAAAGGAATTCTAGTGTAGCAATGACTTATCTCCTGGCGTGTAAGGAAGGATATAAGTTTACTGAAGATAGTTTTGCCGTGGGAGAAACCCACTATGATAGTTTTAGAGGCCATTGGTAGCCTCAAAAGCATTAATTTTTTGTATGATTAAATCAAATATATCAGTATATTCCGTGTACACATACTTAAGTTGATTACAGGCGTTTCTGGCAGTGCCTAATGCTCCGGTCTCCATCAAAGATTTAACTCCGAGCAGCGTAGTCAAAAGAGCTGTAACTTGCGCTCCAGTCTTATTAAGTATCTTGTTTCTCGCTCCAATCCTATTGACAGATTCTCTGGCCAGTTCAGAACCAAAAATTGACTTTCGATTGTTAAGTTCAATTTCAAATTCTTCACGAGAACTTAACCCTTGCGGAATTTGCAAGGTATTTCCATTAAGAATATATCCAATTGCTGGAAGTGGTAACATATCTTCGATATCGATGATAGTTTCGGCATTACGAGCTGCGTCAGCAACCTGCTCTTCCTCTAGAGAGAGGATTTCTGTAATTACTTGATTTTTTAGAATTGCATATTTTCTAACCATGTTATTCATCCATCTTTGTAACTTCTAGGAATTCCACGTCCCCGCGAAGTCGTGTTATGTTGTCGTAGATACCCAAGTGATTGACATAGATTCTATCTCTATAAGTAGTCGTAAGCCTAATTATGGTAGCTTCTATCATGATAGTATCGCCGCCCTGATAGTCTAAGTTACCCAAAGTATTGAGGTCTGGCGCGACATAAAAATAATTATTTGAGAGTTGAGTTCCATTAACTGTCGCAAGTAAGGTTTCTACCCAATCAGCTCCAGATACCTTGTATACTTTAAATACACATGTCGCTGCATTGCCAATTGTCGCATTTTGCTGATCATAAAGGTACGCACTCATTCGGATATTATTGAAAGTATTATCATCAAATTTGGCAGCGATCTTGATAATCTGTTCACTGGCCGAAAGGGTACTCTCTGGATTGAATAGGAATTGCCAATCGGAACTATGCATCTGAATGTAACGACTGGCATGGTCAACTTTTAACCATTGCACAGTCTCATTATCTTCGTGAGCTAATAATTTCCGTGAAATAGCCATTATGTACCTAAAAGAGTGAAGGCTTTACTTGCAATCCTTGGATAACCAGCTACCGTCATAGTGATTTTAACGGTGTAATGAGTTAAATCGGTTATTAATGTAGCCAAAACCGGAGTGATTTGATAATAGCCATTTCCATCGGCGGTTAAACCAGACTGTGTCAATCCAGAAACAGCCGCTCCAGAGGCATCATATACTTGATAACTAGCTGTTCCAAGTACAACACCGCTGATCTGTTCATGATTTTTAGCACACCAAAAGGTAGCACGAAGCTGGTTAGACGCATTAATCGAGAATACAGCTTTAATATCAAAGACTTCTTGCTCATTGCCCAGAATGAGGTTTTGTTCATGCATATGACCGTCAATGTCAACAACAGCTCTTACAATAAATGGCCTGGTTGGATCTAGCGGGAAGGGGGAGAATACCGGAGTTATTACGAAAAATCCATTTGAATCGGCCGATATTCCAGATTCCGTGAGTGGTAGCGCAATCCCGTCAGATGTAAATAATTGATACGATCCATCACCAAGTCCAGTAGTAACGATCGAACCATTTCTGTTGATCCAGAAAGATCCAACAATCTGTCCAGTAGCGTCAGCATCAGCAATACCAGCAATCTCATAATTTCTCTGGAAACTGTCTATTGGCGTATAATTAACTCTTTCTTCTGAGTCTACAATGATTCCCACCCTAACTTGATAATGTTCAGTGAGTCGGTTCGTCAGGTCTGCTACGGGAGGAAATATGAATAATCCATTGACATTAGCCGATATGCCAGAACCTGACATACCAGCTACAGCAGCGCCGTTTTCATCATACACTTGATAATTCGCTACACCGACAGTCGCAGAAGGAGCAACGGCTAGAGATCCATTCTTGTCCGCCCACGCCGTCAAATTGAAATCATCGTTATTGTCATTAGAGAAACTGCAACTTACGTTATATGTATCAATTGTGGTTAAGACACCAGTTGAAATAACACTTTGAGATATAGTATTACTATCTCTATTATTAACACCATCTATCGCCCTTACTCCAACAAAGTAAGTTACTCCGTTTTGTAAGAAAGATCCATCTGGTAGAGTAAAGATATCGTACTGGAGGTTTGGTGTTACTGCAATGATATTAGCGAAGTTAAAAAGGCCAGTTGCGGTCGAAGCCTTGATATAGACCTCGTACCGAATAGGAGCTGATGCGTCGGTTGCTGCCGACCACCCAGACCTTATTTGACCTCTAGACTCAACATCAAGGAAGTTAATGCCCGCGAATGTAGGCGGTGTTAAATCCACGATACATGCTTGACTCGTGCCTTGATAAAAATTATTTCTAACTAAGAAATTAGCCATTATTATGACTCCTTAAGTCCTGGGCGCACATCAACTCCTGGGGGTGTAGTAAATGAATACCTAACTAAAGTACCTACAGTATTGGGGATAGTTCCCAAAGGCAACCATGATGTACCATTATTGGTTGAGTATTCAAAGTTGGCGGCATTAGTGACCGAGTTGTTATTAATCAATAGAGCATCTGATAAGTCATATGCTCTATAATAAAGAGTAGGTACGACAGAAGCGTATGCTAATTTTAACCTGAATGCGGATCTTGATGGCACACCATTGTCAGAGAAATCATCGCTAAATTCCCAATTATCACTAACCCCATCATTTGGATCAATACCGGCTATTAACTCATTAACTTGAGCGGGAGCTGATGCTCCTTCTGATTGCAGGCTGAATGAAATCTTAAACTGTATTTGATTACTTCCTATCACCAAACCAGCCAAGTCTTCGTATTCTGGAACATCTATCCAGCCACCGCTGATAGATCCAAAGCCAGAGGTTCTATACTGAAGCTTGATGTTACCAGTCGAATCCCAAAGTTGTTCATAAGTAGTATAAAATCTTAATTTGGCGTTTTGATTATCTAAGACTTTTGTAACGATATAGGAAAAATCATTTGAATAATCAGATTTAAAGTCGGCAGCAATTACTCCTCTTTGCCCTGTCGTACCACCCGCTGCAAAAATCCAACCATCTCTTCTGGTGAGAGCGACGACAGTAACTAAGCCTAATTCAATAGTTGCTGGAGAAAATCCTTCATAGTATTGATTATTTAGTTCGCCGGTAATAGATCTGATGACGTTGTTTTCTAATTTTTTCGATACAAATTTTGAGGTGTTTGTGATATAAACAGCTTGATCTAATATGTTTGACCAAGTTGCGAATGTTGGTGTAGGTGCCGTGATTTGATTAACTGTACCCAATGTGTTCGAGTTTGACAAAGAGGTCCAAGTAACTGCGCCGGACGTTAGTTGAGAAATTAACCCCAAATATAAGTTGGTTGTAGTAGCTAAAAATACACAATCATTACCGTTAAGCACACCACCGTTGATTGGCGAAGCAACCGGAACGGCATACTCTTCAGAGTCGTTAGCAAGCAGGGTTCCTGATAATGCGGGTAAGTTACCAGTTTTATGCACAAAATTTGAACCAGTAGTTCCAAAAGCTCTACCTATCGCAACTCCAGTCGCGGGGGAGCCGGTTGTGTTAATTGATGAACCACCTGTAGTTGCTTTTAATTCATAACTTACACCAGCAACAGGGTTGTTGACGAAGTAAACCGTACCCACGACAAGTCCAGTCGGCAAAGGACCACTAGTAAAAACAACGGGCGTATTAAGGACAAAACTGTGTCCGGCATCCGAGACAACACCGGGAGATGCTACAGATACGTTGACGGTATTGGTTGTGTAAGTTGGACTGGTAGTCGTGTCATATACATAGTATTGATGTGTTGCTGCAACACCGTTATGAACATATAGTTTATTTGTTGAAGAAACGTAAGCAGCACCAACCGATGCAATGTTAAGTTGTCCAGCTCCAATATTTGCTGGATCTTGCAAGAAATATACAGCTTTTTGGTTATTTGCTGTTGCGAATGGGATGGACGTACCACCTGGAGTGAAATCGGTTTTGTCGATACTATTAATTAAAAAAGTACCACCGTTTATAGTTACTGATCCAGTTGTGACTAAAAAAATCTTCCAGCCAGTGTTTGTAGAGTCGACTGCAACCCTTAAGGCTCTTATGGTATGCGTAGTAGATGCTGTGTTTGGCATAGCTACGTTAATACGGCCGACATAAGCGTAAGCGCCAGTCGTTAAATTAAAATCGTATAGTAATATTGGTATATTACCCGCTGTCGGTGCTCCACACACAAAAAGTCTATTGGCATCAGTAACACGGATTGTACCTGTTGGCGTTTGTCCAGTATCGGAAAAAACGTCAATAAACTTTGTTAAAGGAGGACCAAGTACGGTCTGTGTATTGATAACCTTCGACGATACCCTACCTTGGATTGTGGTACGGGTTTGATCATAGGTATTGCCTACGTTTGCTACTAAGTCTGCTAATATTGTTTTCATAGTTCCCTCTTTTATACCAAAGACCAATTGCCAGGAGTATCTCTTCGATAGCGATTTCCGACTTGGGTGTAAGTGAATGTTTTTTCAGCTGTAAAGCCAGCTCCGGTTCCGATACTTGGTGCCGTATATGTGATTTTAGTAATGCGCTGATCTTTAGTTCCAAAATCTGCGTACACTATTGTCCCAGTTCTATCTTTCGCTTTTAATATCATCTCTTTGATATTATTAACAAAAACATGCTGAACACCAGTTGGTGTGCCGTTCTCAGTCCCTATGATTATACCACCGGCTTGTAATTGTCCTAGAATGTTATTGAGTGCGGTTTGTGTTTGGTCATCGTCTACTTTAATCGTACCGCTGGTTAATTGAGTATTAATATCATCAAGTAAAGTATTACTATCAGTGATTAAGTTATTAGTTTCAGTAACCAAGTCAGCTAAAGCATCATCTACAACATTAATACTACCATCGGCATTAATACCTAAAAGATCAGTACCATCACCTACACGAACAGAGTCGGCGATATCACCTGGATTAGGCACATTATCTAAATGTGACAATCTTACATTGATATCGCCAACATTGATATCACCATCAACTTGTACTGGCAATGGATTGGTATCGCTATATTTATTACCTAAAGCATCTACTAAAACTGTACGCCTAGCTACAGTCGGTTCTTCTTCGTAAGTTAAACGCTCTATTTCTTGTTCGGGTATGGTAGGACGTGGTTGTTCATCTGCTTGTATAGAAGCTGAATCTGCTACTAAATAATTAGATATATCACTTCTAGCAGTGATGGGCGTAGAAATAGGACCTACATATAAAACTGTAGCGGATTCTACGCGCTTAACCTCTAATCGTGATTGGCCAGCGGTATTAGAATTTAATATAACTTGTTGTTTTACTTTAAAATCTTGGGCTTGAGTAGTTAATATGCGACCAAGCGTACCACCATCGGAAGTAAAGGCTCGTATAGAGACTGCTGGGAGTCTTTTTTCATACATATTTTACACCCATTTCCAAGCATGACCACCCTAGGTCACTCTTAAATCACACTATACTAGTATATCATACTATAGAGTATTATTTCGCAACATCAATATCTTGAACGCACATATTTCTTTGTGCTAATTCCTCTTTAGAGAGTTGCTCTTTAAGCAAACTATTGAAAGACTTACCTTCACCCCACGTAGCTTCTATTTTAGACTTATTAAGATGATCAATGGGCTTATATAACTCTTTATGATTGTGTATGCTATTTTCCCACTTTTTATTGATAGCCTTAATTTCTGCTTCTGTTTTTACAAGATGACCAAACATTCGTTCATTTGTTGGTTGTTTTGGTATATCTCGTAAGATAGATTGAGCACATGTCGATAAGAAATTATTAACAACATCAGCACCTTTTTTAAGATTAGTATTAATAGGTGCTGATAATGGATGTTGTGTTAATTGAACAGAACCTTTCCAGTCAGACCAGTCTATATCTTGTTTTCTAGCCATTATCTTTATCCTTCTTTTCAATACCCCATTGACCTAAATCACTGATCTTATAACACTCCTCACCCTTAACTATTGTTAGTTTAGGTTTTGGAGCATTTTGTATCTTAAGTGAGTTTTTGATATTACTACGTTGGGCAGCAGGAATAGATTCGTCTGTGTCACGTAAATGGTCAGCAACTTGCTTATCACCAAAATTACGCTTATCCATTTCAGCTTTCATTTTAGCTTTAATCTTGTCATCTAAAGCATCTTTTGTAAGTTTCTCTTTTACATCTGATAATGCTTTTATAAGTGCTTCAATCTTATTCACCTTTTTTCTCCTTAACTGGTGGTTTTTTAGATTCAGCTATTTTATGTTTAGCTTGGTTCTCTTTTACTTGAGAATTAACTGCCGCGTCTGACTCAAACTGCTGCTTAGCATGTTCATGTTTTTGTTTTGCTGCTTCTTCTGTGAGTTTTAGTTTAAGAGCTAATTCTTTCTTTTTAAATTCAAGTTCAAGCTCCTTCTCCATCCTCTTCATGTCTAATTCAAATTGTAATTGCTCTTTCTGTGTAGCTTCTGCTGGATCTTCTTTATTAGCTTCTTTATGAGCTTTCTCATATTCTAAGTCTAACATGCGCTTCTTATGTTCAACCTCTAAAGCTGCTTGCTCTTTTTTCTTACTAGCTATTTCAACTTCAATATCAAGCATTTTCTTTTTATGCTCTCCAGCTAAACTAGGATCTACTAGGTCAGATTTGGCTTTTTCGTATTCAACTTCTGACATACGCTTCTTGTGCTCTAGCCTAACCTTATATTCTTCGTCATCTTGTTGACGTTCTTGTTCATGAGCATCTTGTTTATGCGCATGAGAAAGTTCGTGTTTTTCTTGTAAGTGTGCTTGCTCCATTTCTCCCTTAGCTGCTTCATTTTGTGCGGCATTATCATCTTTTGTAGGGATAGGGATACTGTGGTTTCGTACAATATATGCGATTTCTGTATCATCATACCCTTCTTGGCGAAGGAAGTCAATTACTTCTTGTTCTTTTTGTGCTTCATCTTCTTGCTGTGAATCATCTTGACCGCTATCTTCTGGTTGTGCGTCTGGTTGAGGCTGAGCACTTTGGTCAACGTCGCCTTCAGGCTGAGCATCTGGTTGGGCTTCAGGTTGAGCATCTGACTCATCATCTCCACTCTCTTCAGCTAAATCCATTATGGCAGAACTGCTATCTAGTGCTTTTTTAAGTTTACTCCAACGTTTTTTCAAGTCTGGTTCTTTACTCAGATCTTCTTTTCCATATGTAAGTTCACGCTTCCCATCAGGGGTTACTTCTACGCGATCATATTTTTCTACTTCTTTTAGTTTCTTATAATACTCTGAATCTTCAGTGAGATGATCCATAGCAATTTCTTCAGCTACAGCTCTATCACTAGTATGTTCCATTTCTATTTTGATACCAGCTTTTAATTTCTCACTATCAAAGTCAGAGGGTTTCTTCTTATCAGCTAAACCGCCGGGTATTTTATCTTCACGCTTATTAAGATCTTGCTGACCACTCATGTCAATATCTTCAATATCATGCTGGCTAATTGGTTCATGACCATCTACATGATAATGGTTTCCGCCACCCTCTTCATGAGAAGGTTTACCACTATCAACTATATGATTAAGTGAATACCACTTACCTTGATGCTTTATTTGCCATTTTTTGTTACTCATATTTATCTCCTTTTAACACTTTTATCCCTTAAATAGTATCTATGAGAAATCTACGGCAATAGTATCCCTTAACGACGTCAACCATTCTATCTCGCTCTTCTTTTAACTGGTCAATTCTATCGTTAAGATATTTCGGACCAAATCCGCCAGTTGATTGCGAAGCACCATCTACAGAGATAGAGACAGATGTTTGAGGGAACAAAATGGGTCCTAATGCTGACAAAATATTAATTGCTGCTATTGTTTGAATAAGTTCACATATAGATACAGGTACTTTATCTTCGGCAAATCCCGCAGTATATTCTACACGTATACCACCAGGAAAGTTTGACGTGCCGGCTGATTGAAGGGCATGGAACTGTGTACCACTAAAAGCAGATAGTAGAAAACCAGATATAGATGTACCGTATGCTGGGACTAGCTGTATTACGCCTTCTTGAGGACGCACATACACGTACTCTAATGGAAACTGTACAAATCCAGGTGTTAGCGGGTTATTGGAAAAACTAAGCTCTACTCTAGATACGCTCAGTATATTTGGATGATCTAACTTCATGTAGTTGTAAGTCCAAGTAAACTTAGATCTCTCATAATCATGTGTTTCAAAGAATTTAACTGGTGTAATATAGAGATCTAACATATGCTCAATCTCTGATATTGCTGAATTCATATAGAACTGAATAGTTTTATCTTTTAATTCTTGTCCAGTCAATGCTGATCTTAATGGTATACCAAAAAGCTTATTATCTTTCATATCACATACAGTTGGAAGTGGACAATATCGTTCAAACGTTGGTTCAAATTGATCCGTCGCGCGATATGGGAACATTTCCAACTCTGGCGTTCTACTCATGCTCATATGTTATTCCTCTTCATCATCGCGAGTGATTTTAATTGGTGCGGCTGTGTTTTTAACCCTTTGACCAGCTCTAACAACAACTGCTTTTTTCGGAGCGGCTTCTGGTTGGGCAGCAGGTGTGCTCTGTTCTTGTGTTTGTGGCTGTACTGGAGTTCTAGTTTTACCCTGAGCAGTAGCAGCTGCATCTAATCTTTTCACTCTATCCATTTGTTCTTGATTCAAGATTTTTATGTAACGTGGGTTTTTGGCTGCAAAATCAGCAGCAGGATCTTTAATGATAGATCCGCCACTATAACCTTCATCATTTTGACTACCGCTAAGATGCTGCATAGCTTCTTGATCTGTCATATCATGAACGTCACCCGCACCGCCTAAAGCTATATGCTGAGCTGCTTCTTGATTCTTTTGTTCTATATTTTTAGCGGCATCGGCAAATTTAGATTGTGTTTGAGAAACATTAGATGTTAATCCTTCTTCATACTCTGGATTATCTTGTTTCCACTTATTCTTCCACTCTGAAACTGCTTTATGCCTATCTCGTGGAGAAAGATTTTTAACATCATCGGATGATAGAAAGTCGCTGTATGCTTCGTGATAGTTTCCAGTGTGTTTTTGATGAGCTTGTTCCATTTGACCTGAAGCATGCTTCATCGGATTTTTCACTGGATCTGCTTCGGCTAAATCACGACTGCGATTTGAGTCAAGCCACTCTTTAGCCAAGCCTTTTAAATTACCCATCATTTTATCTGATGGCATAGATGGATTAACGCCAGATTGTAATGCGGCTTTATAATTCTTTGGCCCTTGATGCGCTCCAGCAAGTCTCTCTGCTTCTCTTGGAGAATACCCATCATCAACGTACTTCTTTATAGCAGCAGATTCTTGGGGAGAATAGTCTTTGCGTGCTTCCCAATCTTTAGAGTATTGCTTCTTATTCTGCTCATCTGCTGCTTTCTTTAGTGTATGAAGCAAATGTTCATATGCTGATAGATTTTTTATTAACTCATCTTTATTTTGACGAATAAAATCTATTGTAGCCGATATGGAATTTATATCATATGTGCTCATTATTCTAATCCTAATTTAGCACGCAAGTCAGGTGGAAGTAGAGATATTGCTTTTGCTCTTTCTTCGTCTGATAATGTACTTGCTTGATTTGGTTTTCTAACTATAGCCTTAGGAGCCGGTTTATCTGTTGGTTGGCCTGGCTCTGTACTTGATTGGCTAGATAAATCTAGTGGCTCAACTTGCTTATGAACAGGTGAAGACTTCACACTACCGCGTTGTTGAGCTTTTTCTGGATCTGCGTTTTGTCTTTCTTCTTGGCTTGAGAAATATTTATCTAGCTCAGGTGACTCAGAAAACTTGTCACGCTCTGCTAAATATTGCTTATCTCTTTCTGGAGTTCTATTTCCAGCTGATTCTTCAAAGTGCTGCATTATTGGATGCGAGTCAAATGGATGAGCAGCATACGTTGTTGGTGACTTAACATCTTCAACATCAACATGTTTTCCATTAACCTTTATCTCTTCCATAGGATATGCGTTATTATGGCCATGTCTACGCACCTCTCCTGAATACGATTCATGAGGAGCCTGTTGTAGGAACCCGTAATCATTGCCTCTATAACGCCAACCTTTTGTTTTTGTTTTAAATTCACCTGGTTTGTATGAACCATCTTTTACCTTATCATCATCAGCAGTATACTTATTAGTCTTACTGTTTCGTTCCCACGGATGTGGAGACACTGCTTCGACTTGTAGTTTACCATGAGAATGCTTTTGTGCTTGATCAGCCATATCTACTATTCTAAATACTTGCTTAGCGTGCTGATTAGCAACGGTATGATTTCCGCTATTAAGTGCAGCCTTATAGTTAGACACGTGATGTGATAATGCGTCATGAATCATATTTGGCTCGTGAGATGGATCCATTTCAGTACCAAAATCACGAGTAGCTAGATTAGCAGCATCGCCTTTATGGCTGGCTCTCGCCATCTTCTCAAGTGATTCATAAACAAGATCTACAAATAGATCATCTTTCATAAACTTTATTAAATTTTTAATAGAAACATCTTGTGCTTTTTTAGCAAGAAGTTCTTTAAAGTTGTCCAACTTCATAAAAACTCCTTATCTGCGTATACGTCCGCTTTCGATGTCTGCTGCTTTTTGAACAAATGCGTTAGCACCAGCTATGACGATAGTAGTGTAAGAGAGTGTGTCAGATGGGCCAGTGCCTGCATTGAAAATAGCTATTTCACCGGCAGACATTGTCATAGCTAAAGTGCCACCGATTGTTACCGTGGTTGCGCCAGTAGCACGTACTCTAAAAGTTGCTTGAAATGGTAATTGAAATGACCCTTGGGCGTTTGTTAATATTTCTATCCAAACTAACCCTACTTCTGCATTTCTTTGTGCGCCTGATGGCATATTTGTTGGTTTCACTATTCACTCCATAGTATATAAGCTTATGCTTATTATACCAGAAGTGCCAGTAACCGCAATTGATTGGAGTGGTTTATTTTAGGCTTTCCATTTACCGTTCATAACATTGATTAGCTGTCTTGAGCCATTGGAATAAACCAGGCAACTGGAATGTAACCAGGAGCTGGCGCCTGAATTATAAGATAGTTTTAGATAACTACTTGTACCGGTTTGCCAACTTTGTCTTAATATTTCTGGTGTATGAGCATGGCCAGAAACAGACTGTCCATAAGCTGCCTCCATTGCTTTTAGAGACCCCCTACTTCCATTAGACCCTTTATGACCATGTGCTCCTAACTGGATATGAGCAATCTTATAATCATCATCCATCTTAAGCCATACTATCTTATCTGGATTCTTCAATCCCTGCATTTCAACGCCATATTGTAGTGGATCTTTACCATCTAGCATTGCTAAAGATAGATGAAGAGATAATTTGTGGTTATGGGGATCTTTGACGTACTTGCCATCTTGGAGGTATCTTTCTAGAAAGATGTCATGATTTGATTTTACAATTACAACTGAATCGACAAGCAAAGCCCAATCATCTAAATCTTGTGCCAATACTTTCAACTCAGATCCAAGATCCAATTGATTCATATGAGCTCTCTGTGCCTTCAAAATCCCCATATGATCTTCATGGTGATTAATAGAGAGACCATTAAAAGTATCATGTAATATAACTTTCTTAACACCTAGTTGTTGTACAACTTCAACCCACGCTTGTTTAGCCACAGGATCTGTTTCGCCGCTATGCCAATCGCCTAAAACGAAAGCTTCTGGTGCTATATTTTCTACAGATTCGTCAGCATTATACTGAATACCCAAATCAATAAATGCTCCATCAATATCTGCCTGTACTTGTCTAAAATGATATATCTTATCATCTTCAATCTCTATGATTAATCCACCCATTACATGGTCATTTTCTGCGATATATGCTGTACGTTCACTCATATAGATATCTGTAGAGTAATTAGATCTTGTTACTGCTCCAGTAGTCATTAGCATATGTGGGAGTTTGGTATTAGATACGGCAGTAGCCTTTAATCTCTGTTTAGGTGATGCGTAAATAAAACTACCATTACGTTGACCAATTCGTGATAAACCGGTAATAGGATCGATATGCTTGGCGCTTAGCTTTAGTGTGCTTACATATAGATTACTATTAAGCGCTGTATCAGCCAATACTACTTGACCACCATAAGCCATAACGTCAGTATCAATAGTTCCATATCCGCCCTTTGAATGTACATGAGCTGGATCTGATGCGACTAACACGAGAAATCCCGCATTATTTTTCGCACAATAGCTTTGAATACTTTTAAGAAAATTTGTATCAGCCTGACATCCAGCTACAGCTGTGGTGATGAAAAATCTTTTGTATTTCTTTACAGCATCTTGTAATTCTGCTAATTTTTTAGGACCAATTATGTCTTTGATCTTAACGTCATAGAAACTTTCTGGAAAAGCTTCTCTTGCGGCTTCTTCTAATCTAGAGAGTGACTTAAAGTAATGAGTGACCATGTCTTTAGTAAAAGATGAACCATCGATAAGATCAGTCATTTTGACATGACGACGTAAAGTTTTTGCTAATGAAGCATATGTCTCTACAAGAGCAAGTTTCTTTTCACTTTCTTCTTTAACTACCGCTTGTTCTTGCTCACTCATACTTTCTTCTTTAACTACCGCTTGTTCTTGCTCACTCATACATTGGTTTCCTCTAAATTAAGAGTATTAATGATTTCACTAAAAACTTCATCTATATTTTTACCATCCACATCAATGTGTCTAGTATTAAAGAAATTAGAATAATTTAACATATTTATACCAACAGATTCCATAAAGGATACACCTTTGTTTTCTATTGCGTCTCCGTGTGTGAACTCTTGTTTAGCTTGGGCAGCTTTGTGTAAACTACTTTTAGCATTACCAGATAACACTATTACCTTATCATATAGCAAAGTAGGTTGTCCATCTAGCGTTTTATCCGCATTTTTAACAATTGTATTAGAAATATTCATTATCCAACCTAAATCGTTACCACATGCTTCACCATAAGCGAGACCAGATAGGATACCACGATCTTGTATTATGAAGTCGTACTCGTATTGGGCTGGTATAATAACTTTTTCTAGATGGATGGAACGTATAGCAAGACTAATGAGTTCTCTTGCTGCGACAGTGAGTGAGGTATCATATTTAGCATTTAACATTATATTACGAAGTTCCATTGTTAGTGGAGCATGTTCAGAACCTGGTTCTTTTGTTTGTAAAACCTTATAATTTAGACTACGTAGATAATCTACTAATTTTTGAGTTTGTGTTGTTTTTCCAACACCATCCAAACCTTCTACAACTATATATTGACATTTCTTTTTCATACATCTCCACATCATATGGATATTGTACATAAATAAATAATTTTATAGGTTATATAAATAAAAAATGGCCGGTTTACACCAGCCACTTTTATCAGTAAAATCAATTACTTATTACTTCCCAACATTTCTCCATCCACCGTTGAATCTTGGAGTATATACGAAGAGAGCTCCGTACAATACGATCGCAAATTCAAGAGCAGTAGTAACGATAGCAAAATTAATTTTGCTCATTGGAGCTAGTTGCTTGAATCTCATGCACTCAGCACTCATGTCTAACATGAAAGCTTCACCAAGTCCTGGGCGCTTAGCATCAGCATCAACGTATGCTCCCAAACCTACTTTATAGTTACCGATGAACTGAGCAGATGCAACAGAACCACCAGCAGCAGAACGATATACTTTGAAGTACTTTGTTCCAGCTTGTGCGGTTGGCATTGTCAATGCAACAGAGCTACCATCAGCAGCTACTACAACAGCAGCGGTGATGTTACGAGGAGCGGACTCGCCGAAATCTGAAACTTCGGTAATTCGGTACTGGTAAGTACCAGCTTCTAGATTACCGGTTGCAGGAACTGCAGCTCCGGTGAATGCGGCTGGTTGTCCTGGGCAATTTGCGTTAACAGCTTTTTCACGAGCTTTTCCGCGTGGGCGCAAGAATAGGTTTGGCTTAAGATCCATTGAACCAGCAGTTGTGGTTACTTTGGATACGTCATAACCAACAGTTTGGTTAGAAAGACCAGGAGCTGATCTGAATTGTGGATAGAACTGACGAACGAAAGAACTTAGAGCTAGAGGCTCAATGTGGATTTCGCTAGGTGAACCGAAGTTCTCTAAAAGAACAACTGCCAACTCTTCAACGTCATCTTGAGTAATTACTTGTCCATCTAGATCGCGTAGGATGGATTCGAATGAACCGTATCCTTCGAAATCACCTGAACGATGTTGCTCATCAGAGTCACCCTTAAGTAACTGCTGTAGCAATCCGCTCATTGCGATAGAATCTGCAGGAATAGCAGAGTTTTCACCGGTGTGAGCGCCCAATGCGTTAGCAAAGTGTGCTTGTCCCCAGTATAGTTCTCTTTCAACATTCTTAAGAAGGTGCATTGTTCCTTCTTTAGCTTGCTGAGCGACTACATCACCAACAGTAGTCTTGATCAATGTCATTTGGTGAGAAACTTTACGTCTTGTACCAAAGAACACGATCCTTTGTCCATCACGGATATAAGAGCTATCTTCTTCTTGAGGAGCTCCACCTTCTGCTAGGTAAGGTGCGGAATCAGAACCGTAGCTTGTTAAGCGATTGTATTGCTCGAACAAGTTAGTGGCTTTATCCATTGAAATTGCTGGCCACATTTTTAGGTTTTTCATATCGAAAGTAACACTCTTAAGAGTTGTTTCTAGCGATTCTGTTTGGATAACTCCGCCGTATGTTAGGTCGGTTGGTTTTCCAGCATATCCGTAACCCGCGGATATAGCTTTTTGCAGGTTTTCTACTTCATCAGGAGTAAGAATACCCTGTTCGATACCTTGCATAATGTTGTTAACTGAATCATTGAACATCGATGTTACTCCTTATTTGATGTTGTATTTGTTAGCGATTTTCGCAAGATCATGGCCACTCGCCAATTCTGCGCTTGCTATATCTGCACTATCTACGCGTGTTCCCGACTTCTTAAGATCAAAAAGCTTATCAACAATTTGGCCCTTAGTTAGTGGCTCATTTTCGCCTTCTTCATCGTGTGAACCTGCAGACTTTTTAAGAGGAGCTATGTTTTTATAGCTTACACTCTTTGGAGCTACTGGTGCATCAGCAATATCAGAGACAAGTTTTGCGATCTTATCTAATTGGGTCTCGAAGCTAGCAAATTTAGAATCAACATAGGATTTAAGTAGTGTTGACTGCTCGTCAAGCGACTTCTTCATATCATCCATATCTTTTTTCTTATCTTCGTCTTTGTCTTCTTTTTTGTCTTCGTCTTTGTCTTCTTTTTTAGACTCAGCTTTTTCCATTTCTGGTTTTTTGTCTTCGTCTTTTTCTTCTTCATCTTCATCTTCGTCGTCGTCTTCGTCTTTATCTTCGTCTTTACCAAGACTACCTTGTGGATCTTTGCCAGCAATTCCTGTACCCGGTCCATCTAGTTTGATCTCAGTAGCAGAAAAACGATCAGACTTTTTCATGATCTCAAGTTCCGCTAGGGACTCGTCAATCAAGGAAGTGAGGGATTTCATTAGTTCCTCATTCATCTGTATTCCTTTCCTATAGTTTAGGGTTTTCGTAACCTATTTACTTATACCCAAACTAGATTACATTCCCATACCTAGTAGATCAGAAGTTCCAGCAATACGAGCAAGCTCAGCAGTTGAAGCTCCAGATTCAATAATCACATCATTTCCAAAACCACTTAGTACAGCCAAAACTTGTAGAGCTTCAGTCGTATCAACGATTGCAGCAATAGTAGTTTCAGCAGCAGCGCCTTTAACTTTAAGTGAACCAGGAGCAGCAATGCCGATTCCTAGATAAGGTGCAGCACTAGCACTTACACCACCCATTGGTGATTGAACTGACTTGTCTACATAAGAAATTGTTAACACATCGCCACCAGTTTTAGTGACAGAAACACTTGTTGCACCCCGAACCACTACTGATTCCGCGAGTCCTCTTTGCTTCAGATTGCGAGCAATCTTGTCTAGCATCGCTTCTTTGTTCGCCATTTTGTTTTCTCCTATATTTTAATATTGCAAAACTGCGTAATGCAATTACCTTTATATCACATGGGCTTAGTTAAACAAAATTATGCACATACCTCATTATTGTGGGAGATATGTGCATTGTATTTTATAAAATTAATGTAGTAATTATAATTACTTATTCTTAACCATTACACCGTATAGTGTAGACATAGGGTAATGCTGGTTGCAGGACCTACACTTAACCTGGTGCTTCATGTAGACTTGTTCTTTACCACAGTTGTTACATGTTATATACTTAAGACCATTCCCCCTACCATCATCCAATGCTTCTGATTGAATTACAGAGCCGCCAGTCATAGAAGTGGGAGAACCTGCTCCGCCATAGCCAGCAGTCAGGGCTTTATTTAGTTTAGCTATGTGGTCATCTATTTCTTTGATTTGCCCCTGATGATATAGTCGACCAGAATGTGTAGGATCTTTTAGTGCGGCTGCTTGATGTAGTTGCTGATGATGTCTCATAGTAGCAACATCGTCACCATCTAACTTCATTGCGCCTATTGTTTTTGGAAATACATCTTCAGTCGTACCTGGTATAATCTTGCCTTTTATTAAGTCATTGATTTTATTAATGTTACCAGTTACTTTTTCTAACACTGCTTCGCGAATCAAAGTATCAGTAGTATATTCGGGTAGTTGTGTTTTCAAGCCAGCCTCTTTAGCGATATTGCGAATTTTATTAAAATTATCTATAATCTTTTCTGCAGAGGCATATCGCGTAATATGCCTAAAAGATGGGATATCTGTTTTCGCAAGGTGCATTACTGATTTGATCAATATCTCGTCTTGTTCCCAAGTACTTGATTTATCTAGATTAAGTGGTTCAACTAGGGTGGCATTGTTGGCAGGAGTGAATGTAATGGCTACTTTGGTTATTTTGGTTCTTGCTAAGAGGCTACTATCATTAATACCACGAGCAATCACACCCCCTTCAACAGAGGCTTTTAACTTTAGTGGACTATCAGTATTATGTATGTTTCTTAATATGGCTGCCGCTGCTTTAGCGTTTGGATGGTCGTCATCAAACATATAGCCACGAGCATATATGTATGGGCTTTTTACTTTTTCCCAGTAATATCTCTGTCGATCATTTTCACAATCTTCAGCTTTAAAGATCTTCTTTGCTGAAGTTATACGACCCAATGTATTAAAGTACCCAGCACCGTGATTATCATTCCAAAGACCAAGCCCTTGTTCTAAATGAGATATATCAGCACCGGCAACGTCAAGCATCTCGCCTTGTGTATCCCTAACTTGGGATCCGGCGATGCAGTCGAACTCTAGTTGTTTCTTATTAGACATTAACTACCTGTTTAAGAGATATAGTAATTCTACCTCTTATTTTAACAGGAATGGTGCTTAATTGTGTAAGCTACTCTTTAGTATGGTCAGATTCTCTAAAATCAGTGGTTTCTTCCATAATCTGATCACCATCATGCATATCTATTATTTCTCTGAATACTGGCGAATTCTTAATACGCTGAATAGCCTTTTTCTCAACCTTCTTAACAGTATCGGTAGATATATTTAGAAAATGAGCTATTTCCATATCAGAGAAACTTCTTCCTTCTGGAAGGAATTCTTCGACTAGTTTGAAAAAGCAGTAATTAGCTAGTTGATGATTGGTAGCGTAGGGGCAACCTGGGAGTTTTGCCTCTTCTTCTTCCGAGAGTTCTCTGCCAGCATGTCTTAGCGCTTTTAAACGCTGGACCGCTAGGGCGCACCAGGTATCTGGTAAACACTCTAGCTGGCGAGGGCATCTAGAATCAATCTTCTTAGTTGATTGAGGTTGGTTGTTCTTGTCCTTCAACATTTTCTACCTTTGCTGGTAACTTTTTAATACCAAGAACAGTTATACTATGTGTAGTTCCGTTAATATCTGCATCAAAAGTATCATTTACTTTTTTACCTAAAAGGTCTTGTTTAAATTGTGGAAATCCAATCTCTGATACGTTTAATCTAGTTCTAAGAATACCTCCGCCAGAAGCTAGTTTAGATGTCAAAATTACAACAGAATCGTCAGCAACTTCCGCTACATCCGTTGCGCCTACGGCAAGATCTTCTTTAGCAGAGGTCTCTTCAAAATCCTTAATCTGCAATGACTCTGCGCGTTTAGTAACATGGTCTTCAGTTAAACCAGAAAGCTCTTGAATTGCTAAGACTTTATATTGCAGATCGCGCTGACGAGCAGTTAGTTCATTAAAATCTCTAGACATTGAAGTTATAGATTCGCCCATTTGCTTTAGGAGCATTTGGGTGACTCTTGTGGCCATTTGTAATTGGCTAACTCCGGTTTCTGCTTGTTGAAAACGCTCACCCTTAGTCTTATTGAAACGCTTAGTCATACTATCTCCTGATTGGTTGTCTATTAATAGAGGTTTTACTTACATTTGTCTGTACACTTTGCGATTCTTTTTCTTTTTCCATTAAACGTTTACAGAATACCTTGAGTATTTCAATCTCTTCTTCTGCAAATGAGGGAGTAGAAGCCTTTTTAGCACCTAAAAGTTCTTCCAATCGTCCCTTAAGGAAGTCGGTAACTTCTCCTTCGAGTTCGTCGAACGCATCGCCTCTTTGTTTAATAAGGCGCTTGCTGAGGATTGCTGAAATTGCGTTAGCTTTTTCGAGTCTTTCAAGACCGGAGTTTTTTTCATGAATAGGTTTAGTATTCGCAACGATGCTAATATTGCTAGTAACGATGTCTTTTCTAGTATTGTTAGTTTTTGTGTTTTCTGATACTTCAGAATCAACATTACTAATTTGTTCATCATTTTTTGCTTTAGGTTTACTAATGTCATGGTTAAAGTCACTCAATTGTTTTGGCACAAAGTTATACTTATGTGCAAGTTTTGCGTACAGACTATTGGCTAAACGAAATTGCGGGTGTGTCAATGGCTCGTTGTTTTCAACGCATCGTTTCCAATGTGCTTCTGTATTAGGGTCAGTCATTAGAATTTTAAGAGCTTCATTTCGCTCTTCATATTCTTGAAGAATTTCTAATTCGTCTTCTGAAAGCGCTGGCTCTCTACCATAGACATGAGGCCATATAGAAGATTCGCCATACCAACTTCTATCCCAGAATACGTCTTTACCGTCATGTTCCATTAACATATCTAGTATTTCATCTAAATATGATGGTCCAGAGTATCCTGGTTGTTTATATTTCTTATTAGGTGCCGACATGTGGATTACCTGAAATCCTTGTCGCTTATACAGTTCGGCAACTGTGCTCTTGCCAACTCTATCTAAACCTTCGCATATAACCCACGCCATTACTAGCACCTCTTATCTTTAAGACAGATTATTCTCAATAATTATACACATCATGAAATAAAATAAGTGTATAAAATAACGTGCATAAACTAATTATGTCTATACACGTTATATATTAATATTATACTAAAAACTATGTATCTGCTAAGTCCGAGTTTATTGGATTTGATGTTGATTGTCCATCAATATTTATAGCTTTAGATCCAGCTCCAAATTGTTTAGCTGCATCTTTTAATGAAAGACCGCCTGCTGCTGCATGAGCTTGACGATTCTTATGATCATCTATTTGCAAATCATGCATCTCTTGTTCGCGATTATGTTTAGCTTCAGCCATTTTTTGATCATGAGCAGCTTGTTGTGCTTCTTGTTCAGCTTGCTGTTGTTGCGCTTCAGCTTGTTTCTTCTGACTGTCTATGGTTAATAGTAGCTGTTGCCAGCTAAGAAATGCGGGATCAGCTGGTAAATATTGTAACTCTCTTCTCTTATCTGCACCCTTATCTCCAAAGAATGTTGCACGAATCTCTCCGCGTGTCATATTCTTTTCTACTAAGGCCCAGAAGGTTTGGTTAAGTGGTAGGTTCGCCACTTCATGCTTAATTGGTTCTTTGCCTTCGCCTCTAAGAAGATCATTCATTGTGGAGAATACGGTCATTTGAGCTTGCTGTAAAGCAACATTTGTTTGAGCAGATTCTTCATCAATACCAGTAAACTTAAACTCAAACTTTTTAGCTATCTCAGGGTCGATAGCTGGTAAGACATTAGCATTCATCATGTCTTCAAACAACATTAGAATAGGGATCAAACCACGTTCGCGGGAGTAGTTGATCTTGTATTCATTATTAGCTTGCTGTGATGAAGAACGACCTGTACCGCTTATTAGGTAATCTAGGCCTAGTTCTACTGGGTCGATTTGGAATTGAGTACAGATAGCACGTATAACGTGGTTGTTGTAGTTTAGATACTCCATCTCTTTGGCAGATCCAGACATTGGTACCCAATCAACTTCATCTATACCAGCAATAATTGGTGTTCGCCAAGCATTCTGTGTACCAGATATAGAATTGTAAAATTGACGACGGAATGAGGCAAGTTGGGATTGAGTAACAGCACCTTTTAAATGTAGGATGCCTCTTGCTGCATATCCATGGGTAAAGAAGTTAGAGTTATAGTTTTCGACATTTAAGTGATTAGTAACATTGATAATAGCTAATTCAAGTGGTGAATAGCAATACCCCATAGAATCTGCAAAATTCTGTGGATTAAATAGCTTAAATATCATATCCTCATTACCGAATGCCGCTAAAACGCGCTCATCATACGACATTTGAACATATTTGTAGTAATCTATTGGTGGTTCATTATATTGTTGTACTGATTCAGCTGAATTATTAGTATTTGCAGAGTTTTGCTTAATTTTATAAGTTTTTCGTGCATTTGTAATCTCTTTAGCTATAATGTCTTTACTAGTTTTAGAGTTGATATTGTATACAGCTTCTGATGGTACTGGTCTAAAACGATGAAGACTACCTTTACGAGTTAGTACTTTTTCAATAGCAACGTGACCAAATGTTAAAGCATCACGAGTACATAGTTTTAAAAATTCACCAAAATTCATTTCATCGCCAGGAGGGACATTATCTTTACGTCCGCAATGATAGATGAAATCTTGTAGATTGTCAATCATGGCACGATCTTCTACCGATAGATCTTCTGTATGATTTTTCTTGCGTATTTTAAAACCCATCTCAAACATTTTGTGCTGAGGACGAGCAAATCGCAGCATTGTGTCACATCTAGCTTGTATAGCTGCAGATACGACCCAATCTCTCATAGAGACACTTTTTAGGGTTTTATTAGATATGCGAGATACTTTGTTTCTGAAAATAAAATGTTGCTGTACTTGGTCAAAGAAGGGATCGTCAATTATAGCCTTTTGACCTATTGAACCTTCGTTTTCGGGTAGTTGTTGTGGCTTATCAATGACTTTGTTGCCATCGCCTTTAGATAACTCATTAATATCGTTTAATAAGGCGCCTTTAATACCTTTAGTTAGATCATCAAAAAAGCCCATTAAATGCCTCCAGTACGTTCTTTATATTAATTATATCTTATTATCATACTATCGCAACATATAGCACTATTCTTATACCAAGTATATGTAAATACGACTTTATTATCTATATTGACCACAAGAAACTTCCATTACCACCTATCCCATCATCGTCATTGCCATCATTATCTAGATCATGTTTAGTACCAATTTGCCCTAATTTACTCTTATCTTGAGTTATGTCTGGGTTTATTTTGATATTCTTTGACAAAGCAAATTCTTCAGGAGAGGGCATTCTGGAGTAGGTTCCATTTCTATCGAAAGCTGAACTCTTAATGTCAAAGTCATCATCACCAACAATTGCTGAACTCTTACCAAATAAATGGTACATTGCGTATCTGAGCGCATCCAACCAGTGATCATGCTCTTTCTCTACGTCATCAGTGATCTTACCAGCAGCATCTGTTTTAAAGTGGTATAGACCGAACTCGGTGATTATTGGTCCGCATGTTTCTTTTGCAAAGAATATCTTTGTATTTATTGAAGCTAAGCTTTTTAGCCATTTTTTAATAACTTGTATACCACCAGGGGTATCTTTAAGTTGTTCAGATGGACATGGTAACCCCTCGAATCTCATAGTCTGAGCATCGCCGGGGTTTGCTAAGTCAGGTAGATAAAGCTGGCATCGATACATATGTTGCCATTTGCTCTTTATAATCTGTGCCCATGTTGGGTTATTAGTGTACGTCCTACCTTCGCAACGTACCACATATATGTTTTCTCTTTTATCTACAAAAAAGTAAACTACAGTACTAGGGTTAGACCATCCCCAGTCAATGCCAGCATAACAAGATAATCCCATACTATGGCATTTTTTGACGAAGATATCATGGGTACACTCACCAGGAAATTCTTGGTTTGTAAGTACGAACCACATTTGGTTCCAGTCTTTAACATGTTCCTTTTCATCAAATTCTTTATATACGATACCTTCAACAGAGGGTTTTAAGTTATAAAGCTGTGATATTGCCCAATCTGCTCCGTTTTCTCTAGTTTTCTTAATTGCGTCAGAGATTGGTTTTAACATAGGAGATTTAGACGTCTGTTTCTTTGCGTCAGATAGACACAATGCTGCCATCGGACATTTTAAACATCCTTCCCCAGCAAACTCTTGTCTGCTATATTCTTCTTGCTTTTTAGGGTCTTTCTTAAGCCACAATTCTTCAGAGATTACTTCCATAGAATCTTGTAGATAATAGCCAACTGTAGGTGTAGTTCCAGATCTTTCATCTGGACAACGTTCACTGAACTCTAAAACTGTCCATTTTTTAACAGTTCTACCCTGAGCATCAGCATCCTCAATTTGCTGATTCATCAACCCATTTCGTGTTTTCCTTGTCGATATACCAACACGGAGAGACTTGCGACCTCTCTTGGAATCCAGCATACCGGAAATATCTTGGAATGCTCTCACGCCTTCGCCTTGAACCGTATCAATCTCATCTACGGATACAAATGCGCCGTGAAAACCGTTTACCGACTTAAGTGTACAAGGTAATACTTCTAGGTCTATCTTAACTAGTTCGCCTGTTTTTCTATCTCTAACATTAAATGAGCTTTTTTCTTGTGTTGTTTTTTCCATGACAGGAAAACCGTCGATTGATTGGCTTAATATTGGCTTAACTCTTTCGCTAAGCATGAAGCCCTGCTGATACTGATAACATCGCTTAGCTTGTGAAAGAATTGCCCCTACGTGAGCAACATCTCTTTGATCATGGAATAATAATATAAATTCGGCTATAGCTACAGCCAAGGTTTTTCCACTACCCCTTCCAGCTACGCATAATAATTCTTCTATATTGTCTGGATTTTTCTCAAGTACACATATTTCATATATAAGCCATATGATATCCAATGGATTTGTATCTGCATATCGAGAAACAGTGGTATCTGGCATATCCAGACCCAAGAACAACCTAATCCAGGCTTTTAGTTCTGCTCTTGTCTTACAAATGCGAAAAAACAACTCAGTGCGCTGTTCTATAGTGAGTGTTTTTAAAATATTTACCTTATGCTTAACAGTCTCTACTTTTTGTGTCTTAGCCTTTTTAGGTTTCTTATTCGTCATCTTCATTAGCCATATCTAGTTGTCTAATATCTAAAACTTTACCCTGTGGTTTATTAGCTGTTTTTTCTATTTTACTAGTGGATGCTTGTGCGGATACAGCATCCATCATTGTGCTCTTTTTTCCACCAGAAGATGTACCAGATATTAACTTATTTAGAGTTTCAGCAACCTCTTTGTATTCCTTAATATCGCTAATGAGTAATTTAGGTAATGGATTATTTACTGGATCTAATATATATTTACGCATAGCGTCTAAATGTTGTACATTAGCTACAGAGAGCATGGACGTAAGAAAATCTACTTGCTCAATAATACTCTTTGCTGCCCTAGCCTGAATTCGATCACGCAGGGTTCCCATCATTTTATCTCTGTCTTTACACCAACCACGAAGTGCAGCTGTTAGTATAATTTGACCCATAGGATATTGTGGGTATTGGTTATGGATGTCACTAAAAGAGTAACCTATCATGAGTAGCTCATATAGCTTGCTTGATTCAGATTCGCCAATAGCTCCAGCTGTTTTATAGCGTCTTAAATATTTCTCAGAGACCTTAATCTCTTGTTCTGTTAATCCGAATCTTTGATCTGGATTTAGATATCTCTTTAGACCCATACTGTACCCACAATGCATGTTTAGATAGAGTAGCCATCTCTTTATTGATAGCAACCTGACTTACACTATTATACTCTCTAACCTGTTTTAAACTATAACCTAATATAGTCATAAACAAAATTAAGCACTGTAGCTCTGATAGTTCGTCTAGTTGATCTTGTGGAATATTTAAGTTGATTATATCTTGAAAGTTGTGTGAGGCTGTTTGTTGTATTTTTTGAGATAGGGATAACTGTCTTAATTTATTGGAGAAAGTTGAATCTATTTCTCCGCAGAGGTAGGAGAGCCAGAGGTCTTGTTGTAGGTCCTCATTCTTTGTTAAGATTAGGATTAGCTCGTGGATCATCTTCTGATCCGTCGTTAATCCCCTTAAAACCGTCCTCATAATATTTAAAATCCTTGATTTCTAATGCCACTTTCCAATTTGGACCACAATAGTCCTTTACAAAACTGTTTAGAATTGCCATAAAATTTAGATTTCCCATTCTCTTAAGCAGAAACTTTAATCTTAGAAGTCCAAACACAGTAGTAGTTGTACGCAATTCTTGGTAAGTCATATAGCTTTTATACAAACTTGTGCCTACATATATTATATAGGACAATGATTTGCTTTCCACATCTATACTTAGTTCAACTGCCTGGACGTCTTTGTGTACTAAAGTACCGTATAGGTATAAAGTATCCTTATGAAGATCGTTTATTAGCCCATTATTCATGAGCCATCGGTGCTGATCTAAGATTTCTTCTACTGGACGAGTCATATCTCTTACCTATGTTATAATATCAGATATACATACTTAAACATTATTTTTGTCATAATTATCAAATAGTTGTCGCATTGTCTTCTTTATTAATGCCTTATCTATTCCACCAGAATAGACCTTATCAACATACTCTTCAACTACGTCAGTTACCGTATGAGCCTTAATCTTAATCCTTTCTACCCGATCTGAATCAACGTACTTAGTACGGGTAGAAATCCTATGTTTTTCACATAGTTTTTTCCAATCTTTAGATTCAAAAATAGCAGCAATCTCTTTACGTGGGCCTGTAAAAACTACAACCCAATTATCAGTTTCATTTACGGAATTGGATATATGAGATATTGTTGACTTAATATCGGACACCACTACTTCAAGACTTTGCCAGGACGGTAGTGGGCATTGGATGAATTGCGTCTTATATGTTTCTGTATCAAATAGCGATAATCCCTTAATCTGCCCGATATCCCTCATGCTTTGAGAGTATGGACTACCTGGATAGAAGACTTTACCGAATGCTTGCTTCTTATGGATATGTCCACTTATTATAATATCTGCGGATATCTTATCTGGATCAAGGCCATCATCTGGTCTATAGCCACCAAAATCACATCCGGCGAATGTCTGGTGTGCTATACAAATTGGTAATGTCTGAGTTGGGAAATCTCGATCATTTGCTTGAAAAGGCACAAACGTAATACCTAAATCTTCTCTATGAGAGATAGAATCTACTACTGTAAAATCTTCATAAACATCTTTAAATGCTTGAAGAGCATGATATGTAGCATCTCGTGGCTTCGCCATATCATGATTGCCCAACACATACATATATGGTACTTTTTCTGTTACTCTTTTAACATGACTATTAAATTCTGATACTATCTCAGATCTCAATACACCATGATCATGAAACGTGTCGCCTAAGTTAATAACTAAGTCTGGCTTATGTTTAGTTACAACTTCATCAATCCATCTTAAAAACTTTTTAGCAGTATCAAACCTGCTAAATTGTAGGTGAGGATCTCCAATGAGTAATATCTTCATTATCATTCTCCTCTAGTAGGATTTTTTCCGCCAGCATATTAACAAAGAAGTGCTTATATGAGTATCTATTGCCGGATTTATCCATCAAAACCAAATCATCCTCTTCCAAATCTATTTCCGGTTTAACATATAGTTCACCATGACGTGTTTGTAACACGATATTCTCAAACGCAACACCAGTAGGAGATTTATGTTGGTGATACCATGGTGATGCATTTAATGCAATAAGCATATTACTAAATAGTTTCGGTGCTACTAAGATGTAGCTGAAATCTAGATTGGGATAAAAGCTGGCGATCTCGTCCACCTTATCCGCGATTTCATTAATCTTACTCATTCATCCAACTCTGGAACGCCAACATCAAGATCAATAGAATCTGTATCTATAACCATGCCATCAGCATCAAAACTAATGTTATCACTTTTACACTGGTTACATGCTTCCATGATTTCCTCTTGAATCCTCTTAGATTCTAAAACAAATTTACGCATAGCATCTTCACCACGAATAGGAGGATAGTTAGCGAATTGCCACATCATGTTGTTTTCTTTACCGGTAGAAGGATTAACAGGATGGTAGACTACATTTAGTGATTTAGCTAAATCGAATATCTCATCACCTGTATTAATAATGCCATGATCGTAGCTGTATGTAAATTGAGCCATACGTGCTGGAACACCAAGGCGGTTCTTCTTAACCTTCACCCTAACAACATGGCCTGTTTGCTGAGCAGCACCAGAGATTGTTTTTCCATCTTCTAAAACACCATTTTTTGTATCTAGTTTGACAATCTCTAACATCAAATCGCCAGCATGTTTAAGAGCTCTACCCTCTGTTATCACATACGGATTACGCAGTGCTTTCATTGGATCGATTTCCATTGTAACTTGTTGTATTAAGAATGTTAATAGATTATATTCAGCAATGATTGGTATTATCAATTTTAAAGCTGACGGTAAATAGCTAGCTCCAGTTCCACCCATTTTTTGATCGGTGGTTTGCTTCATATTTGTTTCTTTAGGGTATCTAATAGCCTTTATGGAGTCGATGACAATTCCTCTTACAGGAGCGCCATCTTGTAGCATGGCGAGCAGATCTTTGCCAATATAATCGAATATTAGTAGTGGATCATTTGATCTTCTAATAATCAATTTTTCAGCATTTCCACCAATCTTTTTAAATAGTGGTAGATTGAATGAGAATTCAGCATCAAACCATATAAATATAGCTTCTGGATCCATTTTCTGATAATCAGCAATTGCCATCATGGCTAAAAGCGACTTACCTGATGATTCAGGTCCATATGGGATAAGTATTTTACCTGGCTGAAATCCGCCTATTCCTGTAGCATAGTTTAATGATGGTGATCGCGTGGGTATGACAGGTGGAAGTTTTGTATTAAGTTGACTAGCAATAATACCAAAATCCTCTACTAATTTGGACATCCATTTATCTTTACTCATACTTATTCCTTATTTTATATCTTACATGCCTTCATAAGGCGAGTCATTGTTTTCATTAGCATAAGCTATTTTCTTTGTATCATCATGTGCTAAACGGAATGCTTGTAGTTTATTCTTTAAAAATACAACCATAGCCTCAGCCTGTGCTTTAATCTTATCTGCTTGTTGAACTGCTGGATCCATTGGTACATATCTTTTTCTAGCTGCATCGCTATCTTTTACATCTTTAGATTTTAGATACTCTGGTGCATTTTCAAAGTATGCTACTGCTTCAGCAGTGCGAAGAGCAGAATCAGCAATCCCATGCATTCTCATAGCTGATGCCAGCATTGTGTTTGTGAAATCGTATGCCATAATAAAATCTCGTAGATAAACAGGGGCCAACATAGTGTTGAACCCTTTAGAAATATCTTCGATCTTTTTTGTAAACTCGGCAAGTCGATCAAGACGGAGAGACCGTAGTCCCTCCTCAACCTTAACGAGGTCTTGAGACATCTTAGTCTCCTAAGATTTCATTTGTAAGTCTATTTAGTTCATCATCATCTTCAAACTTAGCTGCCGCTCTTCTTGTTGGGACAGATACTGGAACTGGTGCTCTTTTTGTTGATCCGCTAAATGGAATCCCGTCATCTTCGTCATCATCTTCATCACGTAGATTTAGCGCAACCTTAGCAGCAGGGGCAGAGGTTTTCTGTGTTGGTAATGATCTAACAGGTGCAACTAGTGTAGGTTTTTCACTGCTCTCGTATCCCGGCAATATTGCTTCAGGAACATCATTTGCTATCATAGCAAGGTTGGCGATTAGAATCGCTTTTAGTTCATTATATGATCTACGTGTATAGATGGCATTTAGATCATATGCTAGACTATCGTAGTTCTCAATAACATTGTCTGGCAATGGTGAGGTATCATCAATTTTAATCAATTTTCCATCTCGCTTCTCTTTAGTCTGATGGAATGCTACGCTATATTCTGTATCTTTTTTCTGACCTTCTTTTAGAATATTGAACCAAACACCATACTCATCAGAAGAGGCACCGAGTGTTGTTGGATCTTGGCTATTCTCTGTAATGAATAAATTCATCATCTTTTTCATTGATTTGTGTGCTGTTGGTTTTAATTCTAGAATACCGACTGTACCAGCTTGGTCACAAGCATTATACGCATAAGTATAGTTTACTTTAAGACTCCACTGTATTTGACGTAATCCTTCAAGTTCAGTCTTAATCTCTGACTCAGAATGACCCTCTGACGCAAGTTTGTTCTTGATTTGTTCAATACGCGCAGTTAGAGCATCACCATATTCTTTAATAGGACAATCTTTGCCATCCATTAGTGGAGTGGCGAATGGAAGTCTTTTATTAGCTTTTGGATCGTGTAACCACACTGTGCTCCATCTGCGGTATGGGTAGTTATTATGTACAGAGGCATCACCGTGAGGTGGCAATATCCTATAGATATTAGAGCCATCTTTAATCTTGTGACGTACATAGTCACGGCCAGATTTTAAAGAATCCATGTTAATCGTTATTTTAGCCATTGTTTACTCCTTTGTCATAATTGACATTTGTTGATTTACGATATTTTTATACCAATTTTTATATTAAAAAGGTTATTTATTATTTACATCTAAAGAAGCGGCTTGCTCAGCAGTAATTGCAGGTTTGCCAACCACCTTCTTCTGCTTACCAGATCGTTCATCTTCTAGATCTTTTTGGCTTACTTGCTCCCACCCATACTCTGCTAATTTAGTAGCATACTTAGGGTTCCAAGTATAGTAAATGACATTTGTTCTAGAAGGACGCTGTTTAAAGCAATGTTGTACATAAGATGATAGGATCTTTGGGCACTGCTCGTCAAATGCTTTAATAAGAACATCGTGGACTTCCTTATCTGTACTACATGGTACTCCAATAAATTTACTAACATTGATACTAAGTAAAGCATCAAAATCTTCACCCATATACTTTTGCCCTACCGATGCAATTACTTCACGCAAGTAGTTAACTGTCATTTGAGAAGATTTTGGTTTCTTTGTTTTGCTTTTACTAATTTGTTCATAAAAATCAGGTTTACCTATTACAAATTCATGCTCTTGCAGATTTTCTGGTGCTGTCTTCACTACTAAGAATCTTGACATCGATGATTTTCTCCATTTCTTTTACTGTTAATTGGACAGAGCCTTTCCAGCCCTCTTGTAATGTACCCTTAACAAACACGATACTATTTTTGGGCCAATTTAGTGCTCTCTTCTTATCCCACCAAGTACATTCAATAATATTGTTTCCATCGGATAGATTTACCTTAACGAAATTATACTCTTTATTGTTTTTCTTTGATTTGCCGCTTTTATGTAAAGAATCTTGAAATAAAAGAATCATAGCAACTTCTTTATCATATTGTTTTTTAGCCAAACCATCTGCCATCTTATAGCCAGAAATAATAGGTATATCCCTACCATAATATAGAGGTATGCCAGTTCTATGAGTTTTCACTATCATTGGCATTGCTTCTTGAATCATCCCCTGTAATGACTCATCTTCTACTAGTGTTTTATTAAAACATTTATTGTATTCACGCTCTAATAAAAAGACATCTATTGCAGTGATACTATCAAATTCTGTAATATCTCGCTTTAGTTTGCGTAATGCAACATAATCCATTATTAGTTGTTTTCTAGCATCTATATAGGGTAAAGTGCTGTCCATTAATGAATCTGCAGCTCTTGCATTAATAAGGGCAATGAAATGTCCGATATTTACTTTATTATGTGCTACTTTTGTTATATAGTCACTTAAACTATTAAATGGACCTTTTGTAACTAGCTCACGCACAGACGATGGGCCTACTTTTTTAACTACAGACAATGGGGCTACAATAGTGTTACCGATAATTGCAAATTTTTCTGTAGGTATCGATAAAGAGGGTGGTCTAATTATTGGGCCCAACAGCGCAACATAGGGGCGTAGTTTTTCTTCTTTGTCTGTATTGTTTAGTACAGAAGTCCACCACTCTAGTGGGTGATGGTGCTTTAGGAACATAGTTATATAGCCTAGTTCGGCATAACATCTGGAGTGAGACCTGTTGAAAGAGTATCTTGAGAATGCCATAATCTGATCACATAATGCATCCGCTTGCTTTGGTGACCAGTTTCGTTTAGCACAGTTCTCTCTAACCCTAGTAAAACAAGCCATCATAACGTCGTGCTTCTTTTTAGCAATAGCACTTCTAATAGTATCTGTTTCTTCTAAGGTATATCCACAGATTGCGACTAGAATTGACATAACTTGTTCTTGGTATACGATAACCCCATAAGTTTCATTTAAGATAGGTTCAAGATCTTTATGAATATAGTAAGGATCTGAGGAGCCTTTTCTAACTGAGATATAGAAATTAGCAGCTGACATAGTTTTTGCTTCAGGGTCATCTATTTTTCCACTAACAGCGTCTACATCCATCTGCACATCCATTGAACCTGGTCTCATAAGGGCTGTCATAATTGAAAGCTGTTCTTTTGTTTTTGGATCAAAATCATAGATTACAGATTTAATAATAGATGAGTTGAACTGGAATGATGAATCCGTTTTCTTATTTCTAAAATCTACATATACGTTCTTATCTTCTGGCAACCTGTATATGAAAGATACACCCTTATCTTCTTTTAGGTAATCTATGCCATATCTTTGTTTTACAAGTTCTATACAATCAGAAACCATGTTAATGGTAACAACACCAAGTATGTCTGCTTTTACTAGACCACACTTTTCTACCATATGTGCTTCGTACTGTGTTACTCTTATCATTTGACCAGTATTGGCATCCAAGGTGTGCATTGTTGGTAATCTAGTAGCAGATAGGTCAATAGTTGAGACAACGAATGCAGAGGCATGTCTACCCCAACCTCTAGGGATACCAATTAGACGCTTAACCATCTGTTCAACCTGAGGATATTGTTGGAAAAATGCAGCTATATCTGGAAAAAGCTCGACTACACCAGGGTGTACGGTTCCTTCTTTATCGGTAAAGCCGTAAATAAAGTCATACTCATCTACACCTTGGGGAGAATCTGGTATTAATTCACATAGTTGTTTGATTTCAAAATCTTCACGATTTCTACCATAAAGAGCCCACATAGCATCTTTAATAGCATACTTGGTTTTCATTTTTAGAAGCGTACCAATTTGAGCAAAACCTGTCTTGTACTTCTCTTCTAAGTATGCAAGTATTTTTGTTCTATCACCAAAGTCACAGTCAATATCTGGAAACGATTTTGCTCTAATACGAGCATGAGACAAGAATCTTTCGAATGGTAGTTTTGCCTTAATAGGATCTATGTGGATAATTTTGAGATAGTAGGATAATAAGCATCCGCCTGCTGATCCACGACCTATATTCTGTAAAATGCCGATAGATCTAGCATAGGTACATATATCTTCATATAGTAAAAAATATGGTAAGAAATTAGTTGCTTCATTATTCATGATTACATCTAATTCTTTATTGAATCTCTCAACGTATATTGGATCGTCACTCCATCTATTATGAGCTTTAGCTAAGGCTATAGCTAACAATCTGGTTTGTTCATTATAATCACTGGTCTGTGCTGCTATATTAGCTGGAATTTCGATCTTTGGCATATGATAATCGAATTTAACTTCAATTGTTTTAGCTGTTTCCATAATGCTATGAGTATTATCAATCCAATCCTTAAACATATCCTCTGTCAACCAATCTTTTAATTGGTGCTTAAGTTCTTTATATAATTGCTCTGCAGTTTTTGCGTGATATGACTCTGTATAGCTTTTGCCACTCTCAAATGAGTTACGGGATATACATTCTTGTATAAGCTTATCGCCTGGGGCTATAAAGTGAGCTCCACTAACCGGTACGCAACGTAATTGGTACTTGTCAACCATTTGAGATAAGAATAAGTTATATGCCATATTCAAATCGCCATTTATAATAAGCTTATTTTTCTTTATCTTCTGAAAACCGTTCTTTGTAGAGAAAGTCTCTTTAATTGATACTGGATTAAATTCTATATACATCTGGTCTTTGAAATTATTCAAATATACGTCAAATCTACTGACCGCCTCGGCATTATTACCGTCTAATATAGCTTGACCTATTGGACCATATACATCGGCAACACCAAAAGCTAAACCTGCCTTATATTGATTAACAGTTTCTACTTTCAATTTTGGATAAGTAACTTTATCTATAACAACCTGTTCTTCATATCCTAATGAGGCTAGTTTCATTAGATTAAAATAGCCATCAGTATTAGTAGCCCAAACGTTCATTGGAAACAATAAGTCTGGGTTCTTATCTTCGTACATGTATATTCCAACACCAGGAATACCAACTACGTCTGGGTCTTTCTCGTTTATCATATGATATGTAGCGATAGCAGGACCATGGTCTACTATGCTAAATCCTGGTGTTTTTGTATCTTTACACCATTGGATCCACTCTTCGACTGAAGGTACAGATTCAGCCATGCCATACATAGAATGTAAATGTAATTGTGCTGGTTCTTTAAACTTGGTGTTTAGCTGAATTTCTTTATAAACTTCTACTATTTCTTCAACTATTTTCTCTTCACCTAATAAACTACCAATCTCTTTATCTACCTTAATAGTAGCCTCAATATCTGACATCGCTTCGTGAGCATTGATTTCAATATTGAAATGCTTTGAAAGTGTAGCTAATTTTAGATTTTCAGTCTTAAGTAGACTTCTTACTTTTTGAGCTCTAGTATATGTATCATGAACTTGAATTTCAAACAATTCAAAGAATTCAGATGCTTTACCATTACGGGTAAAGAATGAGCTTAGAAAGCGCTTGTCGAAATTGACATTGTATCCGGCAATTACGAATTTTGTATTAAATGATCTCAAATACGCAATAAAACTATCAAGCATAGCCTCAGGTTCTTGAAAGGTATGCATTCTATCAACAGTGATACCATGTACACTAACTGCAATAGCATCAATCTTATCCCAATTTACTGGTTTACAAAATTGATTAAATGCCTTTTGTTCTTTACCAAGAATAACTGGTATACATGCTAATTGTACTATATCATTTTTTTCTGGGTAAAGTCCAGTTGTTTCTGAGTCAATCCACAAGAAGTTCGACATTAAAATCTCCGTTTATGTGTTTAGATTGTACATTTTTACAAATAATAAAGGCGCCAAATGGCGCCTAAAATTATTGTTTATATTTATATTTTAGAATGCGAAAACTAGATCAACAGAGGTAGTTACAGTATCAGCAGTATTGAGTTTAACAGTGACCTCATTACCCATAATGTCTTGTGAGGCTAAACCTTGTATTACACCGGTTTTAAAAGCTTCCCATAGAGGGCCTAGTAATCTTAGATCTGATGGTTGGTAGGAAACTGGGTAGGTTAGAGTGAATTTCTTCTGTCCTCTACCAGCAGCTGTAGCCAATCCTGTGTCTATTGCTACGGTGTTGGTTGTAACTATAAATGTATTGCCAGCGGCCCTTGCTTCTGCAAGTTTGGTATCAAGTGCACCAGTATATGTAGTTCTAAGTGACATAATGTAATCTCCGGGAGTTTGGATAGTACATTATATCACCACTTTTAAGTCAAACACTTATTTAGTTACAATACTTTGCTGTAGTTCTTCAATCTTTGTTAATAAAAACTGGATCTTAGCTTCTTCATACTCAATTGCACTTTTGTAACTCTTTTTAAGATCTGCAACAATTTGCTGAGCAGCAGCAAGGCTTTCGTTAGCATTCATTTCTTCTCTGATTTCTTTAATAGTCATTTCAGATTTTACAACCATGCTATTAGCTTGAGCCTCTGTAACTGAACTGTTGGTATCAAGAAACGCTTTGCTTAATATTTTCTTTGCTTTACCTAAATCTACAGACATGATATCTCCTTATAAAATTATCAAAATGATTATACGAAATTATTTTATATTGCTTTTTAAATATATTTTGATATTTTATTGCCTAATTGGAAGTTTTTCTACTATCCATTGCCAGTTATAGCCATATGCTTTCGTTTCTTTTATAATGGATTTACCTATAGCTATACCACCATGTATAGGGTTTTTATGCTTTAAGAAGGTGGCTGCTTCTGAGAGTGTGTCGAAAGTCTTATCTAATTGAATACACTTAACTTTTTTTATAGTTTTAAAATATTGTTTATCAGGCACATAATCTTCTTTATATAAGAAAAAATGATCTTTTAACTCAAAAACTTCATCTTCATTTTCTTCTATTAAGGCATTTCTTAAACTTTTGTAATTTAATGATAGTGCTGTAGCAGCTTTTTCGATGGAGTCATATTCTGTATTTGAATTTAAGTGGATAATACTTTTACCGTTTTTGGGATAGGAAACTATAGTGTTAGGGTTATATGACAATAAATTAAAAAAATGTAGATTCTTAGCAGTTTCATTTGGATTATCAAGTACTTTACAAATACTACTAATACTAATACTTATTGCCCCAGCGGCAGAAGTTATAGATTCAAACACCTCTTTAGTTTCATGACATATAATTTCTATTTTAGAGTCGGCATCTCTATGATCTTTATTATATAATCCTCCATTTATTAGATTATAGTACTCATCAGAATTTACTATATCATCATTAACTAGTTCTCTTTCTTTATTAAGAGCGTCTTCTGCGTTATCGTAAACAAATAATATATGTCTATAAAAATTAGACTTACCATATTTACTAAGAGCAGCTTTAAAAGCCGTACCACTCCCCATATATCCGTCATCATAGTCTTGACACTTGTGAATACCTATATATTTCTTATAATTAATTTTATTTGTAGTTTGATAAACTATAAATTTAACTTTTGAAACCCATTCTTTTCGCAATTCATTTTCTAATTTGCTTTTCTCGTTATGGTGTTCTTTACATAATATTTGTAGATTACTTTCATCACAAAAAAGACGATCAATCAATGTATTCATAGATAAGTGTTTGGCTGGTATATTAACTGGTACAACAGGCTCAATGTGATCTACCTGAACATTATTAGAGTTAAATTCTTGTTGACATTTAAAGCACTTATAAAAAACCTTAGGTTTTTTAGCTTTAGTATTGTCTTTTTTAAACCATTCTTGTTCTCTTCTGTACTTACTTAAGAAGTCTCTAACCATTGGCGATCTTGAAAACGTTCTTTTTAGAGAACCAATTATTGAAGACATTGATTCAGAATCTGGTAGTAAAACTCCAGATTTGTTTCTAGCTTTCTTTAAACTATCGAAAGTATTTTTAGTCTTCTTTTTCATAGGGCAATTCTACCCTATGATTCTAATGTCCATTGTCCATTTTTAGATAATTTAATCTTTTCTTTAGCCATTTTAACAGCTTGGATCTTTGTACTCGGATCTTGGACTTGTTGGGCTTGTTTCATTGGGTCTTTTTGAGACGTAGGTGTTAAAGTCGGTTGCTTAGGTACCTCTGGAATATCACCGACTTTAGGGGCCGTAGGTGCCTTAGGTAGCTTAGGGGATGGTAAAACATTAGCTGTTTTAAGAGCTTTGTTTAGTTCTGTTAGTTTGGATATTAAATCATTCATATATCTATAGTATCAGACAATTGAGGATATGCCGTTCTTCTTTTCTATCTTAATGATGGATGAGAACATAGATTTGGCTTCTGTAGCGTGATCTATTACATAGATCTGCCTATCAGCAGAGATTGTCTCTAAGACCTCGATTACACGCTCTCTATTCAAAGAGTCTAAAGCTTCAAATCCTTCATCAAGCACTATTGGGTTAATAGATATGCCGAATACTGATTCAACCACGTCAATAATAGCAAAATCTACAGCGAGAGATAGACAGCGCAACTCACCACCAGACAGGCTTCCTATTGAGCTTTCGACTCCCTGTATCATCAGTTTATCACTGAATTTAGCCTTAACATCACCGGTTTTATTTTCTTTATAAGACTGTAGCATATATGTAGCATTTGGCCAAACCAATGATACGTATTGAGATACCTTCTCATTAAACCTGTCGATAATTGAATCTACAACATATGCTGGAGCACCAGTAGGTGAAAGTGCTGACGACACTGCTTCATATACTAATATGTCTGTATTTAGTTGAGACATCTTATTAGAGAGGGCTTCCACTAATTTTTTAGCATCTTCTATCTTGCTTAGGGCTTCTGCTTGCTTTTCTAGTTTCTCATTTAATGAGGATATTTGGTGTGAACGTCTATCTATTAGATTATTGAGTTCTGATTTTCTTATAGAGGCATCGCTGTATTCAGATAGCAGTTCTGATTTTTTATTCTTTAGTTTTAGTAAGTTATTTTCAATCTTATCTTTTTCTAAAACATCTTGAGATAACGTGGCAATTTCATCAACACATTTATCATGCTCTAACTGTAATTGATTTTCAGTTACAGCACCATCATTATCAACTATAAAATACTGATCACAATGTGGACACACAACACCCTCAGGTCGCATATGAGCCATATCATGCTTTAACTTCTTTAATAGAGAATTATGGTTTCGTATACCACTCTCAGCAATCGCTATATCTCTTAATTTCTTATTTAGATTGGACTCCAATAGATCAAACTTAGATATGTCTGGTTTTTGAATTTTTGATAAAGATTCTAATTCCAAAATTAATTCGCTAGAATCAAGTTCTTTAATCTTATTAATAACGCTATCGATATCAACTAGATTTTCGCTATATGCTGATATTTTTGCCTCTACCTTACCAAGAGATAAGCGTAATTCTGATAATTCAGTATTTTTAGTTTTTATTAGAGCATCTATATGCTTCTTTCTTTCAGCGAAATCCTCTAAATTAAGTAGACGTAAAAAGAAGTCCTTTTTAGATCCGTCATTAAGTGTTAGTAGCTTTACTGATTCAACTTGAGAAGAATACATACATATTAGAAATTGGTCATATGTTAGGTTGATTAGTTTTTCTAATTGTTCTTGAGATATTTCAGGGCAAGGGATATTGTTCTTAAGAACAACTAGACCATTCGGTCTACTACGCTTAATATCTAACTCGTCTTTTCCTATATTTAAAACAACACGAGCAAAACCAGTCTTACATCCTCTACGAACAATCTCAGAGGCTGTTATTTTTCTTGGAAGCTTATTGTATATAGCAAATGCTAAAGCATTAAAGATAGAGGACTTACCAGCACCGTTATGAGAGTTGTCGTCATGATTCCAACCATCTAGTAAGACTAGACCAGAGTCTTGGAAGGAGATAGAGAGTTGTCCGATACTTAGTATGTTCTCAACCTCTAATTCCTTCACTCTCATATTTATCTCTTATTTGGAGGTTTATTATTTACATGGATTTTTCCAGCATCATCAACTTGAATCCACGAATTCTCTAACATAGTTTCAAGACTATAAGTACCAGAAGCAACAAATCTTGGTACTTCTACTGTCCAATAATACTCATCTTTTCTATCTTGAATCATTTGTTTTTGATCATCACCCCAGGTTATACCTGTATTTTTATCTACAACCTCACGTACATTTGCGGGACCGTTAAGAGTTGGCATCTGCCTATGCATTGTACCACCACATGCCTTACACTCGACATGTTGAACTAAAATAGGTACATACATTTGGTGTAATAAACTACATTTTTCACATTTAAAACTATACTTTGGCATATTAAAGTTCTAATCCTAATCCTAGTTGAATTTCACCAACTCTTGTTTGATTGCCACTTACACCACCACCGATAAAGATAGGTCCACTTATAGGATAAGATAGGTGGAAATAACCTAATGTGACTTTGTCTTTATTATAACTAACACCTAATTCTGGTCTTAGTTTCTTCTTGTTAATTTCTACGATCTTTTCTTTTTCCACTATCTTTTCAACTACCTTTTGCTCACTCTTTGTTTTTTCAATATCTTGATCGAATTTCTTTTTGAGTTCAACGATACGCTCTTGATGAACCTTCTTCCATTTATCTTCAATGGATTTAACTTTTTCATTAAACTCTTCTTTAATAGAAGTAACTACACTTGAAACTTCTTCAGAATTAGATTGCTCCATTTCTTTTTCGATAATTGTCCCATCTGGTTTAACTAGTTTAAACTTTTGTTTCTTACTAGATTGTTTCAAACTTCTATTCTCTTGAGTAAGAAGTTCTAGTTTCTTAGAGGTCTCTGATTCAATTGTTTTACGAGTAGTCTCTTCAGATACGACTTTTTCATTAAGTTTAGCAACTTCTTCTATATGAGTTTTTTGTAGCTCACTAATCTTTAACTCATAAGTTTCTTTTAACTTAAGCGTTTCACGTTCAATAGTGGTTTTGGTTGGGTAAAAAACTACACCAATTACACCTCCAATTAGAAGTGAAAAAGTAATCTTAAACCAATCATACTGCCATAGTGTCTTTAATTTCTCAATCATTTACTGTCTCCATCATAGATTTGAAAGCTTGTTGTGCTAACTCAGCTTGGCCTTCCATACTTATATCCCGCGGAACAACCACAATTCCACCTAACGTTGTCAAAAGAGAAGCTACAGAGAGCGCGTTGCCAATACTAACTCTAACAACTTTAGCAGGTTCGATGATTCCGGTTTTTAACGGATCTACCATTTCATGTAGATTGGCGTCAAACACCTGTTCTGGTAACTTATAGCTTCCCTTAGAAGCAACTAGAACATTAACTCCATATTTAGACCAAACATCATCAAAATCCTCACCACAGTTCTTTAATAATAGTTTAAATGGAGCAAATAGTGCGTCAGCAAGAATAGACCAGGCTTCTGTTCTTTCTTCGTGAGTTTTTAGGATAAGGGATAATGTTAGGTGTGATGCGCATCCACCAGCTACTATACCTTCGGCTATAGCTGAGCGAACAGCTTCTACAGCATCTTCAACACGGGCTTTCTTCTCTCGTATTTCAAGATCAGAAGATCCACCTACGTGAATGGTAGATACACCACCTGTCAATTTAGCTATTGCTGCTCTTAAGAATGATCGATCTAATTCTCCCATTGCGGCATCTGAAATAGCTTTAAGTTCTAGTACTCGTGAGTTAACAGCATCTGGATCAGGAGTGGCAGATATAAACGATTCGTATAGGTTTACTGTAGCATTTTCGAAATCACCTAAACCATCTTCGTTAAGTTCTTCAACATTGCTTGGGTTATATACTTTTGCGCCGGTATACACGGACATATCCTCTAGAAACATAGAGGCTCCATTAGGTAGTCCTGATCTTGGGGTTTTGATTGGTACTACTGTTAGCCCGCCTTTGGTTGTTTTAGCGAATTTATCTAGAACGCTATCCGCAAAACCATGAGCAAACACAATGATAGGTGTTCCATCTGAAAAGCCACCTTCATCAGCAACCGCCGCTTGAATTAGTCCTGGAACCTTAAGATCATTCATTGTTCCATCATATAGAACAACAACACCTTGATCCATTTTTACTTGTTGATTTGCCTTATCGTTAATAAAAGCAGGACCGATTTGGCCTAGGTCTTTTAGACCAGTAGTTACAATATAGCCTTCACTTATTTCAACGTAGGTTTTACCACCTTGGCTTTCGTTAATAAGAACAGTACCATCATCTCCCGCATCCATTACTGCCTTAACTACAACTTCAGCAATGTTTTTATCGCCGTTAGCAGAGATTGTGGCTACAAATTTTAATTGTTCTTCTTTATCAACTTTTGTGGCTACTTTTTCTAAGTATGGCAATACGATTTTTGAGTATGCTTCATTAAGTTCATTAATCATTCGTTGCGGATTATATTTAGGTCTTGTAGATAGAAACTTTTGTCCTTCTCTAACTAGAGCATCAGCTAGTACGATAGCCGTAGTTGTTCCGTCACCCGCTTCTTTAGCTGTATTTAAACATATCTCTTTAGCAGCCTCGATGATAGTGTTGGCCGCAGCATCTGTAACTCCAATATTTTTAGCTACAGTGACTCCATCTTTACTTACAAGAGGTGACAAACCATCTCGCTCAATTAGTACAGGAGAACCACCGGGTCCTAGTGTAGAGCCAATGATTGCTGCCATGTCACCCATAGTCTTATGAACAAGATCACGTATTTGAGTCTTATCCGCAATTATTTGTTTACTTTTTGTTTTATGAAATGACATCTTTTGCTCCCTTTTTTAAGTTATCTTCAGCCCAAAGAGGTTGTAAGTTAGTATAGTGACAAGCTTTTAACAATTCATCTCTATTTGCCAGATCAAAACTACTTAGTGGCTTTATGTGGTCAATATGCCATTTGCCATAGTTTTCCCAAGTCATATTATCTGTAAATTTAGAAGACAAATATGATTTAAGTTCATCTACAGAACAACCCAAATCTTTTACAGCTGAACCAACTTTTTGGTTATTTCTAACCGCATGAGTTAATCTGGTTCGTAAAGAATTAGCTAATTTAAAAGAAATATCTGTTTTTTCTCTTACAAAACGATACTTAGCCCTATATTCAAGAACACTTTTTTTATTATCTTCGTAATAATTAAGAGCACGAATAATTTGTTTTTGTGCGAAAGAATTGTCAGTTTTATACCTGTTTATACAGTATTTTTTCTCGTAGTCTGTTTTATAACACTTTCTACACTTGCCACTACTATTTTTATTGCCAATTTGATTTTCACATTTAATACATGTTTTTATCATTTATTAAACTCCTCTACTATTTTTTCATATTTTTTTATTCTTTTTGGATCTGATTCAAATCCAAAGAAAGAATGGCCAAGTTTAAGAGAAGCTAGGAGAGTGGAACTTGTTCCTAAAAATGGGTCAAAAACTATAGATCCTGGAAGTGAGTCAGTCATGCGAAGCAATAATTCGGCTAAATCTGGAGGTATTGATTCATCGAGTGAACCTGTTTGGACCTTCCACGTGTTTCCAGGACATGATATTTCGGGATCAGTACCTAAGTACTGTCTGATTGGGAGTCGGTCTAGACTCCATACATCACCGTTACAAAAGTACATAACGTATTCGTGAGAGTTGACTAAGTTAATTTCCGATCGTTTACCTGGATACCAGGTTTTTTGAATTACAATATTATCAATATGATTAAAACCAGCATCAGTCATAAACTTAGCAACCTGAAAAGGTCTAAATTTAGCTTCAACTGGCGCATAGCATATTAGAAATACTATTCCATTTTTAACCATATTATTTTTTAATTTTAAAGCTAATTCTTGAATCATCGCATCATCATAACCATCTCGTTTACGTATTGGTACTCGAGTGATACATATTTCGATTCCGGCAGGCCAGACAGCGTCTGAATGGAAGGGATTAAGATTTGAGATTCGTATATTTGAAGTAAAAAGCTTATCTAAATTATTGCCCACACATTCCTCCTGGATACATGTGAGCATTATACTACACTTACCTATGTTTTACCAGTGGACCCAAATCCTCCAGTTGCTCTAGCTGTATCTGTATCAACTTTATCAACTTGTACCATAAAGTATTTGTTAGAATGCTCATTCATAGTGATCTGCGCAAGCTTTTCACCTTTTTTAATAATTATTGGTAATATTGCTTTAGCACCAGTTCCCTCTATTGGTGTAAATCCACCATTTGTCTGAAGTGCCCACTCTAAGTTCCAGTTTAAGTTGGTTGCGATCACATGTGGAATACCACGGTATCCTTCATCCACAACTCCAGCATATACTAGCATGCCTTTAGAACCTAGCCCGCTCTTTGTTTCAATGCGAGCCCAAGATCCAGCTGGAAGCTTCATACGAATATTAAGCGGTGTTTTAATAACTTGACCTGGAAAAATTATCAAGTCTTCTGTGGCAAATACGTCGAACCCTGCGTCAGTAGAGTTTGCTTTAGTTGGTAACTTACCGCCTTCTAGTAATTCAACTTCAATTTTATAATCTTTTTTAGCCATTAAAATCTCCATAACATTAATGAGTGCATTATACATAAAATATTTATTTTTATTTTTTACTAAAAAAGTGCTTCGTCGCGGGTACAATGAATCTAACAACAACCTACAATACTATTCTATACTATACTAGACTACTCTTCTAGATTTCTCACACTAAGTTACACTACTCTTCTTACACACGCATGCGTGTGTAATGTTATAAATGCACTAAAGTGCATTTATGTAAGGTATAGAGAGGTTTTTGTGAATTTTTCAGGAAGGTAATTCTATAACTTCGAAATCAAATACTAACCCTGCATAGGGGAAATAGTCATCTTTAACTATCTCAAGTCTCTGTTTTAATGGAAGTTCGCCAAGAATGTTGGCCATCATTAGTGGATGGATTTTATCTATGAATAAATCAAGTTTCTCTTCAGTAGAGAAGATTTTATAACCTAAATATGTTCTATTTTCGCCCAATAAAATTAAAGTTTTCATCACTAACCCAATGAAATTAATATTGTTTATTTTATACCAAACCTTAATCTTAATATTTTTTCTTCACGGCTAGATAATTCTTTTAGAGATGAAAAGACAACAGTATTCATAGAGTCTTCCATAAAGGAGGATATAGGTGAGTTATTGTCAGATAATATATCACTAAATCTTACGTCAGAATCTTCCATCAAAATATCATCAATACTTGCGAGAGGGGCACCGTAATTGATTACATCGTTAACTTTTTCGACCGAAAGCCCAGACTTCTCAGCTATTTCTTTATGAGTTGGACTTCTACCAAACTCAGTTACGAATAAGCTAACTACTTTAGATACTTTATTGTAGGTCTCAACCATGTGTACAGGTAATCTAATCAATCTATTTTTGTCGGCGATAGATCTTGTCACTGCTTGGCGAATCCACCAAGTAGCATAAGTCGAAAACTTATAACCACGCTGATATTCGAATTTCTCTATGGCTTTAATCAAACCCAAATTACCCTCTTGAATCAAATCCTCAAGAGCCATTCCACGATTACTATAAGCTTTGGCTATAGAGATCACTAGGCGTAGATTAGCGTGTATAAGCTTTTCACGCGACCTCATATTACCCTCCACTATCTCCTTAGCCAATTGAACTTCTTGGGCATAAGTAAGTAGTGGTGTCTTACAGGCTTGTTTCATATATAGTTTTAGTATGTCAATATCACTCATGTGACTATTCTACTCTGTAATCTCATTTGTTAGTAGAATAAGTTCAGCTTCATGAGATATCATGTCAAACTCACTTTTATTATAAGTGATCTCTATAACACAATATTGACCATTAAATTTGGTTAAATGGTCTAATAGGTTGAATTCATTGATATCTAGAAACTGTCGTGAATATAGGTATTGATTTATATTACTTATTTCTTGATATTTAACATTAAGCCTACCCATCCACGAATCATTAAGGCATATACCTATATTTTTCTGTTTCTTATTGGCCCACAACCTCACATTAACATAACGACCATACTCATATACATCAAAGTAAATAGACTCTGTTAATACATGATTCTTAGGGCGGTAGAAGAATTTGTTTTTAGATAAGATAACGGTAGTGTCTTTATTTCTTTCAGGACGAGAGATTGATAGCCAACCTTTATAAACAACAGTTGTAGATGAACTGTCTATGTAGTTTTTGTTAGATACCATTCTCTAGATTCTTTAAAATCTCATTCATTTCTTGCTCGCTTGGACCATCTGGCAATAAGCTGTTTTTAGCTGTTTCTGACTTTAAGAAAAGCTCTCTTTCAGCTTTGCGTCTACGAGTAAGACCTGCCATAACTATCTTATTGGCTTTGTCCCACTTAAGGAATTCGTCAGCTGCTCCAGCATAATCTGATGCGTTAAGCTTTTTAAGTAGAGTACTACTTTGAAGATTGCCAGTTCCGCAATTATAAGCAAAAGATACAAGGGCGGAGAATTGATTAGAAGATAGTGGTACTTTAACAAGTTGTGTTATAGATTGTTCAAATTTAGTGAGGTGGAATTGTAGGAGGGCAATAGCTTGAGCTTCAGTAATAGGAGCATCTGCCATAGTGACTTTTCGACCATCTTGATAAAAAGTAGCACCAATACCTATGGTATATGGGGCAGCTTTAGTTCCAGGATCTGGATATGGTACTAGTGATAGGCCTTCAAAATCTTTGATTAATTCAAGTCCGGCATTGTTTATTTTCATATAATAGCTCTCCTAAAGCTATTATAACCTACTTTAGCTCTAGATCTTTTTCAAAGTCATCAGCAGTATATAAACTATCTATTAGATCAGACATAACATCTCTTAGCATTGTTTTTGTATGTATTTCAAAAGCTTGCTTTATCTGATTTTGGATGCGTGCGTCTAAACCTCTAATAATATTATTAAAACCATCAGCCAATTCATGACTGTTAGAGCCGCTACCAGATATATAGATATGCTCAGTGATATTTTGTGCGTAATGACTATTGATACTGTCGTTTATTTTATTCTTTAACTCTTCTCTATCTATGTTGAACATTAAACCTCCTTAATATTATTTGTAATAGCCTTATACAGTTTTAGGCGCTGATTAGCATGGCGTGTTAGCATTTTAGAGCCAGTTGGTTTGTAATCTAATACTAAAACTTGTGTTTTAATACCTTGCCTTCTCAATCCACGCCCAAGATTCTGCCATAGTGACCCTTTGTTAGCAACAAAATTAGCTAACACCAATACATCAACATTCTTAGTATCACATCCCTCACCAATAAGGGAGCTGGTTCCGATCAATCCTGGGACACTTCCATCATTCAGTTGCTGAATATATACCTTAGAATTCTTGTCATCCCCTGTTGCCAAGGGCAATCCTAGGGCATCTGCTAAAACTCTACCATGTTCTTTTTGGTCTACTAAACATAATACTGACTTATTAGCTGCTAAACATTTCTGAATATCTTGAATAATTCTATTATTCATTTCACTAGAGTTGAGTACATGTGCTTTATAGTTCTTTAACTTATCATCAGGATAGTCGCGGCCAGTTGTTTTTACATCTCTAATTACAATATTAGGATATGCGAGCCAATTGTTTGATATGCCCCATACAATATCTCTTTTGATTAAGACTTCACCGACTCCGCCCTGAATCATAATATCTTTACCATCTGATCTAAAGTCAGTCGCAGTGAGACCAAACATTCTACCTACCCCAATTAGTCCAGAAGCAATAGAGAAGAAAGTATCAGCAGCTAAGTGATGAACTTCGTCAAATATAACCAATCCAAGATCATGTTTTGTAAATGTATCAATTGAATTGACAACAGATTGAACGATTCCAACTGTTATATCTTTAACTTGTTTCTTACCACCACCAAAGTACCCGACGCAATGGTCACCAAACGCAGAGCATAGTTCACTATGGAAATTATCAGCAATAGCTTTACTTGGACATAATATTAGTGCTCGCCTACCAATTGCTCGTACAGCATATACAGCCGTTAGTGTTTTGCCTAAGCCAGTAGCAAAGTTAATAAGTCCACGATAGTTATTGGACATTAGATTTACAGCTTCAAGTTGATAATCCCTCATATCATGAGGTTTTAACTTCCATGGAAATACAACCGATTTACCGGTATCTTTTCTATTGTCAATATATTTTTCATCTTTAAACAGATATGAAAAACCAGATGGTATAGTTATGACACCGCTTTGCTCATTAACTAAGGTACCTTCTTGACTTTCTAGTAGTTTCTTATAGTGATCAGAGCCACGCGAAAACGGGTTCTTACTCATTTTTCTAATCTGGTACTCTTTTGACTTATCTTTATAAGATAATAGCTCATTTAACTTACTAGAAAAATCTAGAGTATAATTTTTTATTATTATCTCATTATTTTTAATTTCAATATCCACATCGTGTCCATTTGTGTTTCGGTATAAAAAAACCGATACGAATTTATATTAATAATTATACCGTTTTGGAGGCAAAATGAAGAGTGAGAATTACGTTGGCAAATTGAAAAGTAGTTTAGTTTGGTGGTTAGGTGCCAGAAGATCGTTCTTTATTAATGGTGAATATAAGATAGAACTCTTACATATCGATCGCGAGCACAATAGTGCTAAAATACGTATTACAAACCTAAAGACCAATGAGATCATCGATTCAGTAAGTCAGGAGGCCTCTGATGTCGAAGATTTCACCTGATTCAAAGGGTGCTGACAAAATCTTTGAGAAGTGGTTTAGTAATCTACACAGTAGGCCTCGTGATAAAGACAATATATATAGTAATTTTAATGATTTATTCTTTGAACTGAGTAAACATTTTATTCCACATGATATAGCATATGGTCTAGTAAAACCGGCAGTATCTAAACATCTTCCAGATAGATTTATAGTTCAGCGAACATATAAGAGTTCTCCTGCTAATAAGATTCAAACAGAATCTGAGTTTTTTGAAGGTTGGAAACAGTTGATTCATGATAAAGCTGTTCAGGCATTTTATGATGTCTATCCATTAGTTTCTGCTGAGGAAGAGAAGGAGAAGATCCAGTTACCAAGAGGTATGTCTAAGAATGAGTATTCTTTACAAAGAAACCACGCAAAATCATTCCCGCTATTAGACCTATCTGCTATCGAACATTTGTATAAACAAAATGAGCATGAGAATTCTATTTCATTGGAAGACATTTTAGGGGACAATGATGGCGAAAATAGCTCCAGATAAAATTAGCCGTATTTTACAAGGCGCTCAAAAAGAACCCACAAAGATAGATATCTCATATGACGAGATAAATGATCTTGGCAATAAAGATGATGTCGTACAGATGTTTAAAAACATAGCACGATACAATGCTATGTTAAAAGAACGAATTACCTTTATCAATAGTACTATCACAGCTGCTGTACCATTTACAAAAGAGAACCTATATCTTATATGCGGTTATTCTGGTAACGGTAAATCAACAATTGCTGCGAACGTCTCTTATCCACTTTGGCGTGAAGGTAAGAAGAGTTTAGTTATCACTAACGAAGAATCTAAAGAAGATGTATATATGCGCATAGCATGTTTACACCTTGGTGCTAATTTCAATGAATACAAGAAAGGTTTAATGCCTTCTTCAAGACAGAAAGAGTGCGTCAAACTAATACCACAGATTGCGCAATGTGTTAAAGTAGCTGATGTTAATTTCTCTACAAAAACCATAGAGAATGCCACAGCAACAGTTGAAGGTGTTAAGGCACTTCTGTCCTCTGTGATGAATAGCGATTATAGTTGTGTAATGTTGGATTACTATCAGCTTATCAAAAAATCAATAGATAGACCAGACGCAGGCTCTTATGAAGTCCTTAACGACTTCCGTATATGGCTAGGTCAGTTTATTAAACGCGCAGAGATTCCAGTAGTGGTGTTCGCACAGCTACACTCATTAGGTAAGCGTAACAATAAAGATCTAGATAATAGAATAAAACATTGCGCTGATATATACGAAACCAGCACTGTAGTACTCGAAGTAATCCCTAACTTCGAAGAGAAAACATCAGACTTCGTGATAGTTAAGGACAGGTTCGGATTAGCCGGACAAAGAATTGCCTGTGCCTTTGATAAAGGCAGATATGTTAACATATCTGAAGAAGCATTACAGAAATTGAGAAATGAAAAGATTAGTGATCTTAAAAATCTAATAGACGGTGAAGCCTCTAAAGAGGAAACTGATGACTAATCCCACTTGTATATCCTGTAATAATCCCTCCATTAAATTAGTAAAGGGATACTGTAAAAAATGCTACAAGAAACAATGGTATGAAAATAATCGTGATAAAGAAGCTACAAAAATGGTTGCTTATTATAGAAATAATACTGATAAGTTAAAAACTTATGCGAAAGAGTATTTTAAAGAAAACAAACAAATTCTATTAGATAAAACTAAAGAATATAAAAAAGATTATTACAGTAATAACAAAGATAAAATAAAAGCTAATATAGAGGTTAATAAAGAAGAAATAAGAATTAAAAAACAAAAATACTATCAAAACAATAAAGATAAAATAAACAGAAGTCATAAGTTATATTTAGATAGCAATATATCCGCTAAAATTGCGGCAAGAATTAGAACACGTATCTGGATCGCTGTAAAGAATAAGTCCTGCTCTTTACCTGAGTATTTGGGATGTTCACTGGATGATTTAGTTCTACACTTAGAATCTAAGTTTACAGATAATATGTCCTGGGATAACTATGGAAAATGGCATATAGATCATATAAAACCTTTAATTTTATTTGATTTAACAGATATAGAGCAATTAAAACAAGCATGTCATTATAGCAATTTACAACCTTTGTGGGGCAAAGATAATGTCAGTAAAGGAGCACGTTATGACTAACGATACAGACTTAATATCTACCAAACATTGCTTAATTTGTAAGGGAGGCCGCAAAAATGCGTGTTTACATTGGCACTCCGACGCTGACTCGGGCGATATATGGGTTTACTGTGTTGGTAAGTGTCAACGTGGTTACTCTATATATCAATATTGCGCATTAGCTGGATTAACACTATCTGAGTTCTTGAAGAATGATTTTGATTTTCAAGAAGCTAAAAATAATGAAGTTCAGAAGATGAATTGGCCAAGAAACTTCATACCACTATATGATTCTCAAGCAAAACTAGGTGTTGAATATATTAAGTCTCGCGGAATAGATCCAGATGACGGAATGTATTATGATACTCAACGTAAAGGTATAGTGTTTCCCTACTATTATGATGGCACATTCTGTGGAGCACAAATACGTTTCATTACTCCTTGGATAGATGAAGATGATAACGAAAGAAAAATAGATACAATGCCAGGTACCAGACTAGGCCTATTAGCTTATGGGTGGAATCAGGTTCCTTTTAGAACCAAGATTAAAGCAGTGATAGTTTGTGAAGGTGCGTTTAATGCTATTAGTTTACAACAGGCATTCAATGAAAAGTATGATGGCGTACTAAACAATCCTTTTAAAGCAATTGCTCTATCTGGATCTGGCGTTTCTCAACACCATATTGAGATGATTAAAGACCTTAAAGATCAAGGGTTTCGTATAATATGTGCGTCAGATTCTGATGAGGCAGGCATGTCAATGTTGGCTAAACTTAAGAATGCCGATGCTATTACTCATTATGCTTTAACAGAGGATGATTCTGTAGACTGGAATGATATTCTACGTTCAGAAGGTAAAGATGGTTTAGTTAAATTCTTTTTAAAGAGTGTTAAAGATGTCTGAAGCGCGCGATAATATACGTAAACTTATAAAAGCAAAGCAAGATAAGATTCGCTATATGCGTAATAAGATTGAACGTCAGCAAAACATATATAATACTGTTGCTGATTTTGTAAAAGATATGGATATCGCAATTAAGAATAGTGAAACGTTTGTAGATTTCAATACTATGCTAGATGATGCGGCTACTAAGTTAAATAATAATATCTGTATGCTTGATACAGATGCCCATATCTCTATTGTCTGGAATAATAATGAAAATATTGATGATACATGGCGAGATCTTCAGGTTGATAGTGTAGTTGTTACTTGGGGTGATGATTACGTTAATAAGACAAAAAAGCCTAGAGAAGAAACTGTAGATATAGGTCACTTGTTTTTAGAAGGTTATTTTAATTAACGGAGACTATATGAGATCAAATACTTTAAATAAAAATCTTGTCATCTCTTACGGTATAGAGGATAAATCTGTCGAAGTTGAGATAGAGCTTACCTATTATAAAACAACATACGGTGAAGATGCTGACGGTAATAGGGGTATTCCAGCTTTGGAATTAGATCATTATATAATCAATATCTCTAATGTTTGTAATGACGGTACAATGTTGAATGAAGATGATAAAGCAGAGGTATACAAATATGCCTTTGCGGAATTAATGGCAGATTGGGAGGTTTGGGTAGATGAAAGGGGTGATAAATGAGTACTGACGCAGATAAACAATATCAGAGTTTAATCACTAAAATACTTACATTTGGTGATAATATTATTACACGCAATCACGGGGTATTTCGAAACTTTACACAGAATATAATGGTGTTCGACTCTCTACCATTAGTAACTCTAAGGCCTACTGCAGCTAAGAAGGCTATGAAAGAGATGGAGTGGTTCATGAGCGGCAACGTTAAATGTCCTGATGATTTAAAAGATTGGTGGGCTGGACAACTAAATCCCACTGGACATTATTTCGGCGGCTATCCCGAACAATTAAGAGGAGATTCTGTAGCCTTTGATCAGATTAAATATCTTCTCGACGGGCTAAAAAATAACCCCTTTTCTAGAAGGTTGTGCTTAACGGTTTGGGATCCAGAAAATATGGCCAAAATAACAGAATACAATGATAACCCAGCAACACCAAGTACATGTCATATGTCTTTTGTTCAATTCTTTGTTGACGGTTTTAATAAGGTTCACATGGTCCAATACCAAAGATCGTGCGATGTACTCCTAGGATTACCACACAACCTAATACAACATTGGTCACTACTTACATTCTTGGCCTATCACTCTGGTAGAGAAGTTGGCACATATCAGTGGATTGGCGGTGATTGTCATATCTACAATGAATCTAGTCATTTAGAAGTTGCGAATATTATCAAAGATTATGACGTAGATTTACACCACCGTCATACGCCATATTTAGAATATAACTACTCTGGTCCACACAATAACACTCATTCTAGTATCCATTATCCAGGTGTACCTAATTATATTGCTACAGATTTTAGTATTACGGGTTTAATACCAGAACCAATTACCAGAATTAGACCAAAATTACTTTAGGAGAGTGAGTATGATTTTTGTTAGATATTATAAGTATGAGGATAGTTTTCATGATTTTAATGCCAAACTTGGTATTAACTGGTATTTCCATAATAAAAAACACAAGCATAAGTGTTTCACTATAGAGATACTCATACCTTATGGAGTTCTAGATATTGATATAGCTTATAAGAATTTGGCAGAATATAGAAAATTTAGGGATAAATTATGAAATTAGATGATGATTTACCATTAGGACTTGCTTTTGGTCTTCTAAAAGGCTATCACGCAAGGTGGGAAAAAGAACCCACTAAAGAAAAAACTCTTGAAATGTATGAAATGATTTCACGTTATAAAAAAGCTGAGATGTCTGCTAATAGATTATCTATTATTACTCGAATATATAGTAATGGTGCTAAAAAGCTTATTAAAGATTTTTATGAGTTTAAAACGTGGTAAACGTAAAGTAAATCTCCACCACAGTGATCTTTAAGAGGTGTAGCTAAATCTGGCTTAAGGTTTTTATCACCTTCAGCTCTCTGTGTATACCACTCTTCATCCCAATCAGTTGTATTGGCTAATCGATCACTTGGCCAAATTCTCTCAACTATCTTCATAGCTAAAGCTTTGTAAGCAATATTACCCAACCACTTATAGCACAATGCTAAAATAAGAGGGTTGTTAGGATTTTTGTCAGCGAGTTTTCTTAAAACACTCTTCTCATAGAAATTAATACTACCTTTAACATTACCTCTAAGGTCTATCAACAAAGCTGTTAAATGACTTGGATATCCTTCTGCTGTAGATAAAGGATATATTGGTAAATACCCTAGAATATTTTTAGAACCAGTGAGTTTGTTCTTAATTGCTGCTAATGTGAAGATGATATTTGGTGTAGCCCAAACTCTTGTATTTGGGTGTTCAGTTTCTATACCCATCTTCCAAAGATGTTTAACACCATAATCCCAAAGTTCTTGGGCTAAATCTGCTCTTTTAAAATGGTTAATATAAGTTAGAATACCAATTAACATATCTCGTGAAGTTGTTGCTCCACAATCACCACACTCTTTAGGTCGTCTAAGCCACATCCCATTGTTGTTAGCTCTTTCAATATCGAATTGCTCGTTAAGAGCAACATGTCTTAATGCGTCAAAAAGAATGGCATCACATTTGTTAGAGTGATACCAACCTCGTGGTGCTAGTTTTTTATAAGTTTCTAATTGTTTAGACATCTTTTAATGAATTTCTAATTTTTCTTGCGTCAGTAATTACATTTGGGTTTTCTAACCGCCAATTATTTAGATGTCCCACCCGCATATGGTGATTGTCTGGCCCCGGCTTATCGCAAAGAGTTATGAGATTCTTTGGATCTAGTTCCAAGTCTGGATTAAGATGAAAGCTTTTGACGTGATGGACTTCTAAATCTTCCTTAGAGCCACACGCCGCACATTCTGGGTGAGATTCTAGAAAAGACTTCCTTAGGGCTGGCCACTTAGAAGATCTTGGTCTAAAAAGTGAGGCTTTGCCTTTAACAACATCTGATATGTGGGTTATAAGTTTAATCATTTTTATGAATTATAAAATTCTCACAGCTCTTATTTTTGCGTAGTATTGAGGCGTACCGGCAGAATAGTTGGCTGTTAGTTTCAAATAATATGTTGTAGTAGAAGTTACAACTACCCTGTACCCTGATACACACCCGCTACCATTCATTGAGGCGTTTGGCAAGAAAATACCAAATGCGTTAGCATAAAAAAGACGACCTGTGTTATTATTGCCAGAAGCAGTTCCAATAAATCCCTCCATAGCTGTAACAGTAGCTCCAGCAGATCCGCAGTATGCTGATCCGGTAATATCCCATATACCTGGAGTTAATGTCACGCTACAAGCGTCAAAGTAGGTTCCAGTAGTGCCAAAGTTTACAGATGTTGTTTGAGATTGTGTTAATTCTTCACCGGCATACCCCGTAGGTATTGCTATACCATCTGCGCCTAATGTATTTATCGCTTTAATCGCCATTGTGTTTCCTTTTTAGATTAGTATTCTGCGTCTGCTGCTATATATCCGTTTTGAACACGCATAAATGAAGCATTTCCAACTGTAGATAATGGAGCACCGCCAGCATGGTCTACAGAGAGTTCAATAGTATTTCTTGATACTGGTCCAGCTGCTATGGCTGTACTTGCAGCAGTAGTGCCACCACAAAAAAGTTGTATAGAGTTGGTACCACTTGTTAATATAACCGGAGCACCTCTCATAGCAACAGGTAGAACCCAGTTACCAAAAACACGTGTAGTCAAATAGTTAGCAGAATTTCCTACAGGAGGAGTTCCAGCATTTGTTAAATGATAATAATATCGACGACACAAAGTTTCTTCTAACGCATATGGTCTGATTTCAAATGTTGTCGCAGAAGAACCTGCCTCAATTTGAACACCGGTTATCTGCCAAGTGGCCGCGTTTGTCCCAATAACAGAAACCGCACTTGTAGCAGAGATGAGCTGTGAAGCAGACCACGTTCCAACAGTTCCACTTAAACTTGTGCCGACACCAAGTCCCCAATAAATTCGTAGACCGATACCTTCATCTATAAGCCAAGTACCTGTGGTATCACCAGCTAAAGACATTGTAATTTTAGTCCAAGTATTTGCCACAGGTATCGAGTAAGAAAAGGCTAGAGATCTTGTTACTGCTGAATTTGATAAAGCACCACCAAATGTCCCTGTTAAAGAAGACTTAACCCAGAAAGAAAGTGTTACTGTTTTAGCCGTGGACGCACCAAAACCAAAATCCGCAACATGATTCCCTTCAATAAACTGAACAGCATAATAGCTATCTGACGTTCCAAGTGAAGCATCAGCAGTTGTAACTGTAACTTTTAATGAGTTGGTAAAATCGGTTGGGGCATCAGCAACTCTTTGTCCAGTAAAAACACCATCAGCAACCTTACCTGAAAGCCTGAAGCGATCCGTGGCGTAAAAAGCACCGGCAGTGTTTACCGTTACGGCTGCGCCTGAATTTCTCTGATCTATTCGCATATCCCCATTGATAATACGGTTTCTAAACATGCCACCATTGATTGGCGCAAAGCTTTGGTCAATAGAAGTGCCATCTGGGTTTAGTATGTTTGACGTTTTTGCCGCAAAACTTGGTAATGAAATTGAAGAAGCCATATTGTTTCCTTTTATGCTATTCTAGTTGCTCGAATTGAACCGCCATCAAAAGTGGTACTACCAGATGTACCACTTGAATATGCTACTAGATAAATGGTAGTAGTGCTTGACAAATTAAAACGAACTATCGGAGTAGATGTTCCAAAACTACCTGTTAATGTGGCAGGGTATGGGTAATCAAGTCTATCAATGGCTTGAGTTCCATTTGTAGCTGAGATCGTACTTAAACCCAAAATCTGTCTAATAGGACCAGTAGGTAAAGTAACTACGCTACCATATCCAACGACATCCCAGACTCCAGCCGGTAAACTTAAAACTCGAATATTTGTTTGTGTATTATTAGTTACAGTATTTGTTCCACCATTGGCTGTTGTAGTCTCAGTTAATAATTGTCCAACCATCCCCGTTGCAGGTGCATTGCCATCGACCCTACCGACTATGTTAGCTGATGAGATTGGATAGCCAACTTGTGCGCCGCCTGAGACTTTACGGACTCGCCAAGATCCCAGGGCCGTAGTCCAGTCGGTTGTACCTGTTCTATATCGCCTAAATACCACATCAACATCAGTACTATTTACTATTCTAAGTTGGCCAAAGCCTACCTCACTTGAAGCAGAAAAAGTTGAAATAACCTGAGACCCGGCTGTTGAGTCCGATTCTGTTATCATCGGCGTCCAGTATGAATCGCCTGAGTATTTCTTTTCGACGATTAGAATATCTGTCGGTTGAATAGGTGTTGTAAATCTTACCCGTTTAGTTTTAGCCGTAGTTAAAGTGCCTGGGAAGGTATTACCCGAAATTCCATAACCAAAAGCTGTAGTGTCGTTAGTATCCGTTGTAGAGGTGTTAAAGGAGTATTCTTCAACGCTCCGATCTGCCATGGTTACGTTGGATGACCAGCCGGTGATAGGGAGGCGAATGGACATACTCATATTATCGCCCGCACCAATTGTAAGTGGTGCTGTTTTAGTAACTAATACCCCTGCTGCCGAATATAATTCTACTTGACCATTGGCACCATTTAAAGTTGCGGCACCGTTATATATTGCTGTACCAGAATCGTTTATCGACCACGTTCCACATGGTGGGGAGGATAAGGCAAGATTTGGCAATTTAGTTGTGTCAACAGTTAATCCCAAACCATTTAATAACTGAGCGTAAGTGAAGAGTGCATTGGTTCCAGTCGGAGCACCTGAAAATTCAATATCAATGTCTAATAGGATGTCTTCATTATCTCTACTCCAAAAGCCTGTATAGGTAGTTGTGCCGGTATATGGGCCAGTAGGGGTATAGCTCTGTCTACCGGTCCTAGCATTCCCCACTCTAATCGGCTGAGGGCCCACGAAGAGGGTATCGACTCTAATCTGTACCGTGTTAGCTAGTGATCTTAAACGTAAAGCATAAATATCACTCGCTGTTGTGCTGTCAGGAACAAAGAAGCCGTTGAAAGTTGTAGTACCAGTAGGGAGTTTTGCACTTGGAAAAGCTGAAGCACTAGACACGTTACCCGCGATTGATAGCGTATTCTGATACACCCCTGAAGAGTTATATCTAACGATTACTGCATCCCAGTTTCCATCTGTAGTCACGCCAGTCACATCAAAAGAGATAGAGATAGGCTTACCTAAATCTGTTCCCTCTAAAGCAAAGGCTGGAAACTGAACAAATCTAGCACCAGTAGCATTTGAAGTGCCTGTAGCAGTTAAATAGTTGGCAGACCCTCTTAATAGAGTAGAAGCATTAATTGTTAACGCAGATGCTCCAGAAGTTGAATCCGCATAGAAAGCTGTTAGTGATACAAGGTTTGATGTTGTAGAAGCTAATGTGGATACTGACGGAAGAGTTCCACTAGCATCATAATAGTCTTTTAAGTAATTCTTTTGAGGAAGTTCATTGACTCCAGATCCGGAAACTGTTGTCAATACTGGGCTTACCGCACTCGCTGATAATTGGAATCTAGCACTAGCAGCAACAAATCCAGTATGAGAACCTAACGTAATTTGAATATTTTGACCAGATACTCCAACACTAAACAGTGCTAAAGTAGGGATGTCACCAGCAAAATATCGCGCAGAGTGGTTAATTACTCCTGCCGTATCTTTTGTAAATGAAATTTCAAATCCGAAAGTATAGTCAGTAGTCGCATCTATCTTAATCGTACCGGTTAATATCCCACCTTCACCATTTGCGAAACTAGAGATATTTTGAATAGTAGTAGCCGCATTGTTTGCTAATGTTATATTATTGAATACGTTGGAAGTTCCAACGACCACACCACGCTTAATTGCGATATACATAGAAGTTGCGCTAGCAGCAATACCAATTGGAGCTGAAACGTACCCTATTGTTGTAGGATCAGCAGTAGTGGCTAAACCAGCTGTTACACCATCTAAGAAGTAATCAGCGCCAACTGTTAATCCAGTAAGTCCAGTCACTAAACCAGAAGTCACTATTGTAAAGCGAGTACTACTTGCTACAGAGACCATGCCAACCACTGAAGCGGTGTTGGCTGAATCAGCTCTAGCTAAAGTATATGTTGAACCATTTAAATAAACTAAATTACCAACACTAAATGTGTTAGCTTGAACAATCTCTGTTGAACTGCTACTACCACTTCCACCACCACCACCACCAACATACTGATACAAATCAGAACTTAGTATATTAGCCATGTTATTGGAACCATCGGTTCTAAGAACTACGTAACCAGGGCTGAAAGTATTCGCGACAGCGGCAGGTGCTGTAGCCGCAGCTAATGAAGCTCCAGCGGTTCCAGCTGTAAGTGAGATATTTCCAAGGTTATCTATATTAATACCAATTTTCAAAAACTGACTTGATGTCATCGCAATTACTAAAGAAGTTCCAGCGGATACCGTGATCGTACCAGAACCAGTAGCAGGAGCAGTGACTGTTCCACTTGTGAAAGCTGGAAGTACATTGCTTATTGTTGGTATTGTTTTGTTTTTATTTGTTTCTGGATTGGTAACGAAAATCGAACCAATATTTACTATGCGGTTTGTACCAGCAACCGAAAGTGATAACGGAGCGGTATCATTACTATTTATTGAACGTAATATATTATCTAGTTCTGCTCCAGTGGCAGCAATCTGATCTAGAACATCTCTAGATATTACCTGCCTGGCATCGAGTTTTGTCGCCATCTAAATTCTCCTATTTATGCCGGTCTGTCTACTCTAAAGTTTAACTGATCACCAATAACTAAATCAAAAGTAAAAGTAACTTGAGTTCGAGGTGGTGATCCAACAAAGTTGTAATCAATACCTGAATCCATTTTAACACCATTTAGCCTAACCTCAAGTTCTTCACTTGTATAAGTTCCAGACGCTGGTAAAGTTACAGCTACTCCAGTTGTTACTCCAGCGACTAATGTAGTTGTTTGATCATAAATGGTAACAGCAACAGTCTCTGTTATCATCCGAGGTATACCATTTATGATTTGTAAGAACTTAGCCATTAATTACACCCTTAGTTTACACCAACAACTTGAACATTAACATCAATAATATTAGCACTTTTAACCATACCAACTCTCACTACTGCTAAGTTAGAGGTTGTAGGAGCTGTGCTTGTAAGTGCTCCAGAAGCACCTAAATAAACAGGCTTACCAACTGTAAAGCCGTGTCCTGTAACAGTCATTGGCCCCATTTTGACAACATCTGGCATTGTGTTAGCAGCTGATAAAGCACCAACTGTTAGTACTAAGCCAATTACATACATATTATCAGTTGAAGTAGCATCGTTATCAGCTTTATATAAACGTCCCGCAGTTTCTGCGTTTTGGCCATATCTTACAGCATATAGCGTAGTGGCAGAGTATGCTTCACCAGCAATTTCACCAGTTGCTTGAATACTAGGGGCATATGAAACTGTGATGGCAGAACCGTTACCACCAGCAAGTCCAGCACCGGCAACATCGCTGCCTAATTTAGCAGCCGTTACAGAGGTAGCAGCAAGTTTAGCTGTGGAGATACCTAAATCTTTAACTCTTATCGCATTTGAAGATTTTTCAATTGTTACATCATCAGTAGCAACTGCGATACCAGAGCCAGATACAGAGATTGCTCCAGAGGAGTCTCTTTTAACTTGAATATCATCAGCATTAACTGTAATAGAAGAATCAGCGTTGGCACCAACAGCTAGAGCTGAACCAGCGCCACCAGTTAAACCAGCTCCAGCAACTGCTGCGGCTAATTTAGCAGATGTAATACCAGCATCTTTTACTCTTAAGGCGTTAGCACTAATTTCAACAGTCGAACCATCTACACCAACAGCAAGACCTGAGGCACCAGAAGTAATCGCTCCAGAACCATCTAATTTTGCGCCTAATTCATTTGAACCGGTAATTTTTAGAGATGGGTTAGATGCTTCAAGCTTAACTCTCAATTGACCAGTAGCATTGCCAGCATTTGTAGATTCAAGACCAGAAGTAGAAGCAAGATCAACAGAGAAGGTTGATCCCGAGTTTGTAATCATATCACCGCCGACAAGGGCAGCAAGTGGATTATAGAATTCGAAATTTATAGCGTCAGTACCAATTGTTGATACAACACCATATTGAACAAAGATTTGACCAGCTTGTGTACCTAATTGAACTGGAACCCATGCTCCATTGACTTCATCAATAGGAGAAAGAGAATCCATATCTGTTGCTCTAGTAGGAGCGCCGGAAGCATTAACTGTATAAATACCATTCTGAGAAGCTGTACTCTGATCCTTAATAAGAATTCGGTCACCGGTAACAAGAGTGATCCCGTCGATTACATCACCATTTTCAAAACTAGATGCGAGTGTGCCAGTAACTAATGTAGCAACTCTTACTGCTTTTTTAGGAGCTAAACCCAAAGCAACAGCATCAACATACGCTTTAGAAGCAGCAGCACCAGCAGCACTCGGAGTAGATGGTAAGCCTAAAACTTCACCACCACCAGAGAATGTGATATTAGCAGCAGAGGTCATTGAAGAACCAGCTTTTGCTACTTTAGCATCAAGTTGATCTTGCGCATTGCTTGATAATGTATTAATGTATTGGAATTCAGTAGAGGTAACACTACCATCAGCAATCTTTGTAGCATCAATAGAGCCAGCAAGCATCGCAGAGGTAATACCAGAAGCTTTAACACGAAGCGTATCGGCATTGATTTCGATAGAGGAACCATCAACATTAACTGCTAAATCTAAAACTTCGTTAGCACCAGGGTTGGTAATAGATTTACTAAGACCAGAACCTGCTGTAAGTGAAGCATCGAGATAACCTGAAGTTGTATCAGCAGCAGAGACTTTAACCAACCCGCCACCAGCACTAGCTAATGCGGAATCGATACCTTCTAAAGCACTCTGTACATTGTTACCAGAGGTAAAATTAGAGAAGGCAGGTGTAACATCAATACCAATTAAGCTTGCGCCAGAGGCACCGTTTGTTTGAGCACCAAGTTCAGTCTCAGTGAAATAACGACCATCATGAGTGTGATAAGTAGCACCAATATCACTACCGTCCTGTAGACTAATCAACCTATCAAGAATAGCCTTTGTTAGTACAGTTCCACCAGAACCACCCACTTTAATGCTACTTACGACAATGGTATTGCTTGATAAGTCAACGTTGCGTTGTACGCCGTTGACAAGCCTGGATAAAATTGATACATCAGCCATATAAATCCCTTAAAATAATATTAGTTACTGCTAAATTTTATCATGTATTCCGGCTTCGGCATCATTCTTTAAAGCTTCAATTACAACTGCCATTTTACACTGTAACCCATAGCGATTTAAAAGCTTATTGGCTTTTTCGCACGCATAATCAACTTCTTTATTAATTTCTATAGATATCTTTTCTATAGCAGTTTCAAGTTGATTATTATCTAATTTATCTATGTTGATTTTTCTCTTCATTATAATTGCCCCACGATTGATATATGTACTATTAAGTCTTTATCTGTTGGAACGTCGGCGTTTTTAGCCACTATCCCAAGTTTCACTACAAAATCACCAGCAAGAAACCCACCCACCCCTATAGACGGTTTGATATTGGTAATATCACCAGTTTTCGACAAGAACAAGATGTCTCCAAAAACAGCTGTCGTAGTGATATTCTTAATTTTACCTGAATTTACTATATTTCCACTACTACTATTAGTTATATCAGAATCTGTTAAGCCAGCTATTGCTAATGCTTCAGATTCAACTGCAACATCTATTAAAGCTATATTTCCACTAGAATTAATACGAACTGGTGTTAATTTAGTAATAGAACTACCAGTATTATTAAGCTCAGTAGTATTAATAGCCTGACTTGCGGCAGCACTAGATGAACCAGCAAAATTCGGATTATATGACATAGTAGCCTCCTATTTTAAAGAATCCACCACGACGACCCATCACTCACGAAAGTAAAGGTTTCATATTGAACGTTGGTTGTTTTAGTAGCTAAGCCATCAATTGTTTCTGATGAATCAGGATCAATAATCATGTTGTTGGCGGTACCGCTAGTTTTCTTAGCATAGTAAACCTTACCTGGAACTGTAGAAGCAGCTGGTAAATTTAATGTAACCGCACCACCAGAAGTATCCACTAATAATAAGTCATCAGTTGATAACACGCTTGTAGTCGTGCTAACAACACGAGTCGTTAGTGCCGTAGCTATTGCTACAGTGTTTGTGTTTTGTGTTATAGATAAGCCAGAAGTAGATATAAGCGATCTAAACTGAAGATCTAAACCTACTTTTTGCTTGAATACTTGAGCACCAGAGCCAACGTTAGAAGCAGTATTGGCTTCACCACCACCGCCACCAGCAAGAACTGTAGATCCATTTAGTTGGATAATGAAGGTTAGTAAATCTCCAATAACCAAATCTTGATTGATTACAATTGAAGTACTTAATGAACCAAAAGATCCAACCTCTGACCAATCATCAACTACACGAAGTTTCTCGCCATTCAAATAGACCTGCATTATTCCAGATCCTACTACATAACTTCTAGCTGCGCCACCATTTCTACTATCTACTGGAAGAGTTATATTGGTGGTAGCTGTGATTGGACCAGTTAACTCATAACTATTACCTGGAGCACCAGAAACTAATGTATAGCTTTCATCATATGGATTATCAAGAACTTTAATAAACTCTACATTAACATCAATTTCAGTCGCACTTAATGCTATACCAAGAGATACTAACGATTTACCAGTAGCAGATGGCGCAGTAGTTGTAGCTTCACCCGGCGTAGATGATAGGTACGCAATACTACCTGGCGTTAATGTTCCAAGAACAGTAGCACGACCAGAAACCTGTACGAAACCTGTAGCAGTGTTGGCTATATTTGATATCACTACACCAACTGTACCAAGTGAAGTACCTAATGCGTCAGCATCGGCAACCGCAATATTATTTGCTGAACTTATATATACTACTGTGCCCGCTAAAATTGTGGAACCAGTTGTATTAGTTAATGATACAGTAACTTTATCTTTAGTAGTATCAACATAATCTTTTGTAGCGGCATCAGTACCTAATGTAGGAGTAGCTAGATTGGTGATCTGATTACTACCTAAATCAAGATCTGCGGTCATGGCATTGCTGCCATCTACACGAACAAAGTCGCTATTGATTGTATTAACTTCACCATCAATATAGTTTCTAGTAGCAGCATCTTGTGGATCTACTGGATCAACTAAATTCGTTATCTTATTACTATTGAGATCTAAATCTGCCAACATGGTATGTGAACCATCACGACGAATAAAGTCCGTACTTATGTTTACATCTGGATTACTACCTGGCGTATATATAAGTTCATCTGAACCATTTCTCCACAAACCATGATCGGTTGGAGCGGCAAAAGGATTTGAGATTTCTTGGCTAAAAGTAATACCAGCCGGGTCAATTACACCAGTAACCTCCATATCACCTTGAACAGACAATAATTTAGTTCCTGGAGTACCTGTGATTTCAATTGGTTGACCAGTTGTAACAGCTATGAAGCGTCCGCTATCATAAGCATCTTGTAAACTACCACCACCGCCAGCACTCGCAGCAAAATATACGGCGCCATGGGCATCACAGCGGAATGTTAAATCATCATCCACTACTAAATTAATGTTAATTACAATACGACGAGAGAGGGAACCAGCTGTACCAACTTCACTCCAATCAACACCATTAATTAAGTATTGACCATTTAGATATAATTCAAGTTGACCAGAACCAACGACATACTCTTGAACAGTGCTACCATCTCGACTATCTAGAGGTAATGAAAGCTCACTAGTAGCAGAAATCGGCCCAGCAATCTGGTAGTTTCCAGACGATACTGTCCTAATATTATATGTTTCATCATATACATTACCATCTGGACGATTGCCAAAATGTGTTTCTAGTATATTATTTCCAATACGTGACCATAAAACAAATACATCTTGATCTACTGGAATATCGGCATGGTCGGTTACGTAAATCTTACCAGCAACATTTGTATCTGGAAGATCAGCAAAAGCAACAGTATTGAATGTTTTAGGTCCAAATCTATTTATTCGTATCCAAGCAGATTCACCATCTTGTATAGCAAGAGTTCCAAGTGTATTTATAGCATCTACATCAATAGTATTATCATCAGCAGATCCAGAGATGTTTATTACAATGTCAGGATTAAAACCTTTGGTTACTATATTGATTAAGAAGGTTGTTGCCAACACACCATCTGCCGCACTTGTAACAGCGCCAACAAAGTCATTGGTAATTAAAACTGTATCGGCTGAATAGTTTGTTGCTGTAACTAATGTACCAGCAATTGTGTTTATTGCCGAAATAGTACTTGTCGCAATTTGTGCTGCTGTTTGTCCAGTAGTTGTATTTACAAGAATACCTGTATAACCAACTAGCGCAGGATCTGTTCCTATGCCGTTCTTTTGGTACCAAACATAATATTGTGTAATTACACCAAGAGAACTAATCGCTTCAAATGTAAAATAGCTGCTTTGAACAATGCTAGTAAAAGGTAAAGTTGTAACTCGCGTTACTTCTGATACCTGCTTAACATCTAATGTCAATATGTCGTTAGTAGTATTTAGTACTACCTGACCTGGATTAAATGCCCAAATATTTCTATTCTGCGCATCTTCTGGTTTATGAAGGTTTGTATGCCCAGATGGATCAATCTTAGTGTGATCCCAAGTATATACTGCTGTATCACTAAATCTATAGAATAAGATTATCTTATTTTCAGATATTAAGAAACTACTTCCCCAACTCTCAACAACTGGTGTAAGAGCAACGCCACTATCTCGATCAATGTTAATTACAATCACGCTATTAGCTGGAAGAGCAATAGCTGAAGTCATATTAATAGTTTGATCTGAACTACCAGGTCTTTTTAATGTTAGGTTAGCTAATGCGCTAATTTCTTGATTTGCGCCACTTGTTACACTGGTGATATTGGTACGACCAACAATCTGTGTTCCACGATCTTGAACCCTATCTGCCATCATCGCAGTGAGTCTAGATACGCGTGTAGTTAAATCGTCGTCAATCATTGAGTTGTAGTTGTGAGCACCATTTAAGGCATTATAACTATTGGGGATACTATATACTGGATATGTTTGTGCTAATGAATCCATGCCAATGTATGATAATAGGTTAGCACTATCCATATCACCAATATTTACTGTTTCACCCTGTACTACTTTAACAGTACCAAATTCTGTTCTTACATTTAAGCGCGCAAGACTTACAACTTCCCCTGGAGTAGAACCAACACCTGTCAAAGCACTTCCAAGAGGTACTTGTACAGAAGTTGCTGTACGATAATTTACTATATATGAACCATTCCAAGGAGCAGCATTGGAGATAGTGATTTGCTCACCAGATTTAAAACCGTGCTGTGCGGAATCTAGAGCATAGCCATAAGTAGTACTTCTAGCAGCAGTTGTAACTATTCCATAGTATGCTGCTCTACCAAGATCATCAGCGATTGGAGCACTAGTTTTACTAATTGTAAATACTGTTGAGCTCTCATATTCAATTACATATGTGCCAGCAAAACTGCCACCAACTATTGTGATCCTATCTTTATCTAACAACCCGTGAGCAGCACCTGTTGTACATGTAGCTACTTCACCGTCGTGGTCAGTGATATTTAAAGAAAGAGTGGTACTTACCGCACTTGCTAAGCTTAATGATGTATCACTTCTATATGCTAACCAGAAGAAATTACCACCGGCTGCATCAATCGCAGCATCATTTCTATCTGTTACATTTATATCTGTTAATAGATATTCACCTTTAGTATATTGACCAACTTCTGAGCCACTTATGCCAGCATAGTTTCCACTTAATTTAACAGATTGAGCTAGAGCCGGAGTTGTTGTTCCGCCTGCGAGTGCTGGTGAAGCATAAAACTCTTCTGCTCTTAAAAACAATAAGTTGGCATCAGCAGTTTTCTTAACCCAATCACCTTGAGATAGGTTAGCAAAAGTACCAGTTACACCATTTATATAACTTAAGCCATTTTGCCAATCAGCTGGCGCAGAAACGCCGTTAAAATCAACACCACGATTAATATCAATCCATGCTACTTTATCAGTAGTAGGTAAATTAATTGTAGTTGCTCTAATAATTAAGTCACGAGAATCAATCAAAGAATAATAGTGTATGTCCTCAGTCCAAGTAGCCTCTCCCGGAGTAATACTTGAATGTTGCCATTCACCTTTAGATTTAATAGTGCTACCAAGAGCATCAAGAAATATATTGTTAACATTCGGACTAGATCCCGCAGAGCCTGAACCTTCGTACCAGTATGAGGTACCGCCAAGTTCTTTGATGCGAGTCATTACAACATCCATCCACTCTTTTAAGGTGCGAATGTTTTTATCACCGCCTTTAAAAGGATTTGGATTTAATGCGGAGGTCATTGTAGTAGGTGGTTCTAATCTAGCATACGTAGAGTTTGGCTCATCTCGGAAATCATATGTAGAAAACGGATTAGGAGATATGCCACCAGTACCAAGTCTGAAGAAGTGATCTCTACAATCTTGAATAGAAGATATTACAGAAGAACCAACTACAACCTTACAGATTGGAATAGTATTTTCTGGAAATGTGGATACGGAAACGTTTACTTCAATTTTTAGAGCAGTTTCAGTATTAACATCTTGACTGAATTCGCCACCAGCACCGCCATTCTGATCAGCATCCCAAAATGCTTTACTATCTTTTGCTGTATCAAAGGTACTAAAAGTCAAATAAACAAAGTTTGTCGCATTTTTTCTAAGTTCTGGTATAAGTGGTTGCGCATTAACATCGCCTTCTTTAAGGCCATAGTAAAATGAACCAGCCTGTGAACCAGGATAGTAAACTACTGAGTCAGCGATTTTTATAGAAATATTTTCAGTACCAATAGCATCCTGTGGATTAATAACGTCTAATCCATATAGGATATATGGTTTGCTTGCTCCGATGAAGCTTTGGATAAGGTATTTAAAGTCAGCTGCCGCATAACTATCTATCGATAAAAGATCAGTTAAGTCTAATCTTTGTCCACTACCAACGAGTATTCTTCCAAGTACACTCATCTAATATTCTCCATTCATTACCATACTTAAATTATACTATGTGAACCGTTGGTTTAGGACTATTGCTGACCTATAGGATATAAAGTAGTACTACCACTTTTATAAACATCCAAAACCCCGTAAACTTGTTGGGGGTACCTGATTAAAAACTCTATGAATATACCTACTGATTTTACTTGTCGTATCAAATCTTGAAGAATCTCTCGTGCTATACTTGGATCAGTGATATACATACTGTACTCTTTACCTAAGCCACTCATCACTATAGCACCACGCTTGCGAATAATCGTAACACTCGAACCTATTTCATGATTTTGCTTAAATATATAAGCTGGATCAAGTTGTATAGAGTTAGCGGTGGGCTTATAAAGTATTCTTACTGGCCCTTCTTGGAACTCAGTACCAAAGTCAAAAATAGCAAAAGACTCCTGATTTTCTATATTGTTAGGAGAATCTATCTCCATAGTCCTAACTATATTACCAGCTTTTATCTCTGCTTGTATAGTTGAAGTCAGAGATGATATCACAAATGCTGCCCCTAAATCCCACTCATATGGACCTAAAATACCAGTATCCAGCTGTGCGCTAGTTAGGTGGGCGATACTGCCATCATTTGACATACCAATTCTCTCTGTTCTACTTACCCCGCCAGTATTAACACCGGCAATGCCTATTGAAGAATATGTGAACGAAGTTGTAGTGGGTGTTGACTCTATTACAAAAGTACCGTTCTTGGTAGTTTCGCCAACTGTATTTTGAACCTTAACACCTTCTCCAACCAAAAAACCATGTGGTGTTGCTGTGACTACTGTAACTGTCGTACCGGCACGTGTAGCTGTAACTATGTTAGCTTCAAATAACTGAGCAATTTCTGGAAGATTTGGAGTAATACCACTTAATATATTTCCAGTCTTAGAAGTATACTGATAAATCTGCTTTTTATCAAATCGAGTATTAAAGTCTTTTGATAAGACAATATCTTCAGAAGTAGTGAGAACATGAGTCTTAATTTCTTTAAGCTCTTGAATAACAAACTGACCACCGTTTAAAGGCCAATCTGTAGCATTCGCGATTTCTAAAGTTGTAGCACTTAATCTATTTTGAACTCTTTCAGAGAAACCGTTTAAGTGACCAGATCCCTTCAAACTTCTTTTTACTACAGGAGGTGAAGCAGGCATCTCAACTATTATCTGTCCTGGGGATACTTCCCACACTACAGAGCGTGAGTCGTTGTTGTATATTACCAGCTTTAATGGAGTAATAAATCTTAAAGCAGTATTAGAGGTATGAGTATGTGTTCCAGCTGTACCAAATAAGTTTATAAAAGTAAAAGAGTTAGTAGATAAGTTAATATCGGTTATAGCAAATGAGCCCACATTTCCAGGGATGTCAATTATAGCTATATCACCTACTTGTACTTGATTTAAGTTAGGAGTTGATCCGCCAGTGTGCTGGAATGTCATGGTATCGCCGACCTTTGTGATCGTCCACGCAGTTCCAACACTAGAACCAGCACCTTCATTAAAGCCCTTGAATTGTAGGCCAATGTTCGCTCGTCCACCAACCATCTGTATAGAACCTTTGGCGCCTACAGTGTTAGAGAATATGCGAATAAACTTTTTCTTTTGAATACGATCATCAAAAACAATGGCAAAGCTATGAAGAGCTTGCCGGTTAATAGCACCAACAACCTCATCAGCTGTTGCTATAGAGATGTTGGTAAAGTTTTCAGATTTAAAAACTATGCGCTCTTGATTTATCTGATCAACCTTATATTCTAGTTCCCAACCATCTTTTAGAACAAAGGGATCAAATGCTATAGATTGTGTAAAGGATGTAGTGGTCTCTTTAAAAAAGAAGATATCTAATAATAAATCCATTACAAGCTTTACTTGCTTAGGCTGATAAGCCAAAACTGGTATATACCTACGGAAGTCATTGTCCTGCATTCCAACATACTTAGGTCTAGATACTTTATAGTTAGCACCCAACCTATCTATATATGGTCGAGATGCTGTTTTGATAAAGAACTGCTTACGAACTTCCTCTGTTAAGTCAGCAAGCTTTTGATCTGATTCACCAAGCGTCTCTATGAGTGCTTTCCAGTTTGGATTCTGCTTAGTTTTAAAATAGCGTGGCAACTCGTCATGAATGCGGTCTACTTTTGTTTTGTTTGCCATCTATGACCCCAAAGCTTTAAGCTACACTTATATTTTCCGGCTGAATATACGCACGTTCATTATCAGAGACAGGTATTCTACCCTCTGTTGTAGCTAACGGTGAACTAACCGTAACAGCTTCAACACCAATGATGCCCATAACCCTAACTACTACTTCCGCAAGAATAACATCACCACTAACACCAAGTTGATTTACATAGTTTATTATAGCAGACTTAATATCATTTGTTACGTCATTAAGATTTACACCTTCGTTAGTTGTAACTTGTAGACTCATAGTGATACGCTTGATTAGTGGAGGCAATGTTTCTATAACGCCACCAATTGCTCTACGTCCAGGATATGTGATAGCGTCTGGTTCAAAACCATCTATGATTCTCTGTACAGTTCTCATCAACCCAGTATAGTAGCTATAACCATCTATACCAGTAGTGATATCTACTGAATATCCTAGTTTACCAATTGGTACTATTTTAGAACCGTTGGTCTGAGATACTTTATATGCTCTCGTAGCAGGAGTTAAGAATATTTGGCGTCTATTAGCATTGCTGCCATCTATAGTGGTATGCTCTACTCTACGTATACTCTTATAAGTGTTACTAATACCTTCGATTATAAAATAACCTATAGGGCTCACTGATATTAAGCGATTGGTTTGAGTTAAACCAGCTGAGTTATCAACTCTTACAAAAGGTCTACAATCTGTTGTACTACCAATCTGCGTAATCTTGAATGTCCCAGCATTTACTGAGTTAAACCAGTTAGTATTAGATATATTATCAACGAACAACGTGTCATCTATCCTAACAGAGTCACCTTCGTATATCTGAATATCATTAATACCCTGAAGATAACACCCTTTACCAACATCTGAATTCTGATCAAAGGATACACCAACAGATACTGAAGTGGTGCCCTGATAGTTTCCGCCAAGAGTGATAATTGTAGCAGTGTCGAATGAACCGGTATTCTTAGCAATCACCTGACGATATAGAGTTTCTGGATCTTCTTTCTTCTTAACCCAGTCACCGATATTTAGATTCTTAAATACACCAGCAGCGCCAGTTATGCTATTTGAGTTTGATACCCAAGTAGCACTTAGTGCCAAGTTATTGAAAGGTACGATTGTATCTAATTGTTCTGTTGCTATTTCGTTTTCAAATATTATCGAATCATTCGTTAGACCCAATATACGGAATACTCCAGAGTTACTACTATTAAAGGTTTCACCAGATATAGAGAGTAGGTCATCTACAGCAGCGCCACAGTCAATAAAACCAGCAGCATCACCGTCAATCAAACGAAGCTTAAAGAGATTATTGAAACCAATTGATTCAATCGCGTAGCGAGTAACTACTCTACCACTTCTGATAACCAAACCTTTAAAGTAGTCACCATTTGCTGTTCCTGTGGCAAAGGTGAATGATAAAGCATCTGGAACTGTAAGTACTATACTAGTGGTTGGTACGACAGCATTATCAGTGAGTACAAACGTATCACCTTCTTTTAAACCGTGCGGTACACTTGTTGTAGTAGTGGCTGTACCAGCTAGAACCGTGATTTTAACAATATCAGTTTTAGCAGAGTGTTTAAGATTCCACTTAATAAATGGAGTAGGCGCAATGCTAACATTTCCAGCACCAATAGCTTGGTTGGTCATAGCAACGCCATCAGGATTGACGACATCGATATACCGTGATGTGACATTCTTATTTATGATAGGTAAGCCAGCAATATTGGTATCGCCATTAGCTTTAGCTTTATTGCCACTACTCCAACCAGAAGCGAATGTCCCATATGCGCATAATAAATCACCAATCTCAACATCATCAAGATTTGCGCCTTGAGTTTGAGAACCAGAGAAGTGCGCTAAGAAAGCTGCTGAGCCTAATAATGCTATTGATAAAGCAGACACGATTTGGTCTTCTGTATCAGTACTTAATATATTGACTTCTATCTTGTTTGTGGCCGCAACATATGTTGCTCCAGTTGGTACAGTCCCAACGTTGTTGATATCAAACCATACAGCAAACGTTACACCACTCGCACTTTCAAATGTGAAGTAATCTGCTTGAGTTGGTACACCCGCAACTGTTAGATTAAATGCTTGCTTGGTTGAAACAGAGCCAGGTGCTATTGAATCATTTTTTAGATTCACAGTGTTCGTTCCACCTGCAGCAATTTCATTATTTATTGCTACTGATGGTAAACCATTAGCTGTAGCAACTATTTGAAAATATGAGCCACCATCATTGTGAGTCCAGCGCCAAACAGTTCCAGATGGACGATTGTAAGTAGCCGAAGTATCAGCAATTGTAAACCTAACATACTCACCAAGTTGAGTATCTTTATAGTTCCAGCGATATTCAGTGTTGCTACCAACACCTTTAAACACGTCTATTGAGTCACCAGCTTTAAGCTTAGAAGCCCTAGGCGCAGATTGTGTATTAGATACCTCTACATAATCGCCCTTCGTCAATGTAACTGGAAATGCTGCTGTCCTGACTTCAAGTAAATCTTTAGTAGCACCAGCAGAAACCTGAGCTTCACCTGCGACAGAGAGCTCAATATTGTTTGCGTTTCCACCAACAACTTCAACTGATCCAGCAGAACCTAATTCTTTAGATTTAATCTGTACTTTTCTAATAGCACTTGATATATCTACATTAGATACAATTGGTAATTGTGATAAAGCTTTTTGTGTAAAGTGGTGATTAACATTGTTTAATGTAATCGGAACAAGTTTAAACAACTCACCTAAATCCGCACTGTCATGATTAGGAGTATTGTGCATTGAATAAGCTGTAGGTGCGACTCCCTGTAATTTCATTGCTGTTTTTAAAGAGAAGTTAGGCTGTGTATTTTCAAACTGACGAACCCAATTAATACCGTCATATAGCTTAACGTATCCATTCTCTAAACTTAGAGGATCTGGATCGTGTCCGAAGGATAACGATACACTATAATCACTAGGACCAGCTGGAGTATACTCTTCATCTCTAGTGGCTTTTGTAATAGGATTGGTTCCGCTAATAGTAGCAGCATATAATACTTCACTATCATCATTTATTTTTGTAACAATATCAGCAACAGCAGTATTGATTAAAGAGAATATCATTATGGATGTAGCAATATTTATTACTTCAGGTCCCGCATTAACACCTGCTGTATCCTGACCCACTGTAAAACCAGATGTACCAGCAGTAGCTGTTGGTCTTCCACCATTGGCTATATCTGTGGCTGTAATAACGTTTGCTAAAACTGTGGCAGAAGCATATGCGCCATCACCCGCTATTATAACAGCTGTTTTAGTAGCGATAGTATTCGCACTATCACCAGCTAAAACTGTTCCGATACGTACTGCTCTATCCGCACCGTGCAATGGTTCTGAAGTAACACCACTAACATCATACCAAAACGCCACGCTACCCGCAGCATCTTGTAATATAAAATACTTACCATCTACGCTTACATCACTCGTGCCAAGTGTGCCAGCAAATGAGAAGCCAGTAGCAGTGGTTCCATCTGTAGAGATAGCAAAAGCACCATTGTTGGCATTAATTGCTGTAACGGTTGTTGTTATAGCAGTAGCTGTAAACTCCGGATCTGCGTCGATATAAGCTGCCGTTAAAGCAGCTGTTGCCGCAGCAAGTTCTGTACCAGCTATTGTGACTGGTATGATTCTGTTTACGCCTAAAGACCCAGGAGTAGGGATTGATCCGGTAGTGTAGTAAACCGCTACTGTTCCAGCAGAATCTGTAAGTCTAAACCACTTACCATTTAAAGCAGCAGAAGCTGTAATACTTGATATCGTACTAGACGTTTTTGTTCCAACAACATCGGCAATAGTTGTAATATCTGTAATTTCAGGTGAACCGGCGCCAGTTACTGCCCCATTCGGATTATATATATCAACATGCTTTAATAAGTTGTCGACAGCCTTAATACTGTATTGACCCCTATTAGAAGTACTAACACCCGAATCGTTTAACATACTAATAATATCATCAGCAACAACTGTAGATAGATCGGTGCTAGGATTAGAGAAGGTTAGCCTGTAATCATCACCGCCAAGCGAGGTTACAGCAATGGTATCGCCAGCAGTGATACCGGTAGCTTTTAATACACCAGAACCAAAAGTATATGTACTTAATGCGTAATCTGGAGTTGAATTGTGAGATATAGTATTTGCTTGATTAGGAAAAGTTGGATACTCTATACGGAAACGCTGATTATCTCCATGTGGACCGTACTCTCTAGCTCGTAAGATTATAGCTCCACCGCCGCTAGTAGCTCCACCGGATACATACCAGTTTCTAGAACGGAACCATACAGCGTAATCCTTAAACTCTGTCTTATTAGCCGTTTTTCCCCAAACAGGTAAACTATTAAACGTAATACCCGGTTCATTATCAGCATCATCAGCCGAAAATGACTGGTTGGTTAAAGGAGGAAGGTTGCTTACGCGACCTGTTCTTGACATCTTAATATCAATAGTTTTAGACACAGCATCTTGATCTAAAATTAGTACGACACTATCTTCAGAATTCACTGAAACTGGTCTCATTAAATTGAAGCGATCACCACTACTATAATCCATTACAGTACGCGGAAGCGCATGTTGTGTACCTATTTTATCGCCAGTAATTTTATCTCGTATTGATCGATACTGTCCCTTGTTGTTTCCATCAAGGTTGTTAATATAATCATCATAATCTACAACAGCAGGATCTAAGCTATTGGTTGATTGTAGCTCTTCACTATATGTGTCTACACCTTCAACACCAGGTACGGCATTAGATGTTAATACTCCGCTTTGATCAGAATATGTAACACGATCTAACCAAACTGTTTTTCCACTTACGCCATCAGCATCTTCATTTGTTGGCTCTGTAATCTTGAAGAATGAAACAGCATCTTTACTTGAAACCCTATTAGCAATATGTGAAGGGTTTCCTACTTTTTCTGCTTGCTGACTCTCGAATAAGAGAGTCGCATTACCAACAGATATCGGTAAAGCAATACTACCAGAGTCCTCTGTGGTAGAAGTGATTTTGATAGCATCTGTTTTGAAAATAGAAGCACGTACATTTATTAAGTTACTATTTATGGTATCTACAATATTCTGAATAGTTGCTGAAGGAGGAGTAGCTGTAGATGTACCTTTCCAAAGTTGGACATACGCATCAGACTTGAATATCTGAATATCTTCAGCAGCTAAAACAGTGTGTACTCCAGGAACAATATTAACATTCTTTACTTCGATATACGAGTTGGTGCTAGCTGTAGTATGTTCACCTTTAGCTATCACTTTATACAAACCAGTATTGGCTGTATTAACCCATAGTCCAGAGCTGCGATTAACTATATAAATAAAGTCATGCGGTTGTGCGGCATCAAATGACGACAAAGAATCAGACATGAGTCTCATTACATTGCTGCCTTGGTCCGTTATTGTAATAGTGTGACCGATAGCAAGACCTACTCCATATCTTGGAGTAACATGCTTAGCATCTGCTACTAATACAATTTCAGCAGGGCGAGTATTAGAGTCAGATGAAACGTTGTAGTTTCCAGTGATTGTCTCTGTAGATGTGAAGTTGCCTTTAGCATCATCTGTTCCAGCTGTAATGGTATCACCAACAGCAATATCTGTGAGTATTCGAATATTACCAGTTTGGCGATTTAATTGAAAATCAGAGTTTTGTCCAAGTGAACTAGTGGCTTGACTACTAAATAGTTTATCAAAATATGTTCCACCCTCAACAGACAAAGCAGATGAGCTACCATCTTTATTCGAAACAATCTGCATTCTACCACTAGAAGTAGCGGTTGCTGTAATTCCAGCATATTTGGCATTAAAAGCATCAACCCAATCACTTAGTGTTAATGAAGCAAAAGGAGTACCGCCGAAATCAGTAGTATCAAAGCCACGATCTTGTGGAGGTGTACCATCAACAGATATAACTAGATTACCATTAGCTGTTATATTCCAAGAAGAAAATACAGTAGTTAGTAATGAAGCTGATTTTTGTTCTTCATTAAGCAATGTGTTATTTTGATATAACCTGATATATGAATATTCGTTATTTGGAAACTTTAATATAGTGTTAGCAAATAGTAGTGGATCATCCGTAGGACGCAATGGCGAGACTTGAATTAGTTCAGTCGCATGATTCACTGGAAAAAGAAGTATCTTACTAGATGTATCTGTAAAAGTTGCTTTAAAGCTTTGTGATTGATCATTAATAGCAACAATAACTTCAGAGATTGTCGCTGCTGAAATATTTAAGAATTGACTTGTGCTAAAAGTTATAGCTTCTTCTACGCCATCAACTAAAACGCTCAAAGTCATACCATCTGTTAGTTCATATGGACTCTCTGCTGTACAGATCACTTGCGGACGTGGAAGCGGATAGTTAGCAAGCTGTAAGAACTCCTCATTACCAGAAGCCTCACTAAGTAAAATATCAACACTTTGACCTTCAAATGACGGTTCAAAACCACTACCATCATCCACATAGAGAATAGATGGATCTCCAAGATGAGGAGGCTCAGTAATAGAAGCAGAAGCTACTTGCTTACCGTCATCAGAGTCAGAGACGCCGATGATAGAGGAGAGTATGGCGTCTGCTGTACCTCTTGCTAAGGTAGTAGAGTATGACTTAATACGTTCACGGAAATTCTCATCAGTCTCAACATCCCTGCCATCACTTAAAGCAGAAGTGTTGAAAGCAACAGCACCTGTGAAAGGTATAGTTGTAAAGTTTGTAATTGTGTTAATGCCGGCATTGTTGTTAGAGCCAGCAAGTAGTGAAACAATACTTACACCAGATACTGTATCTTCACCAGCAGGAATAACAGCATCCCTAAGTGTTCTAAATTCAATGATAGGGTTCTGATTATTTGCGGGTATGAATACTGACGTACCAGCTGCGATCAACCTATCTGTTGTTCCTTGTGCGTCTACAACAACATCTGATATCAAATGATCTTTTTGTAAAGCGGAACCAAGTGTAATAGTAAAAAATGAACCGTTATTGACGATATTAGTATACGGAATTGGACCTTCAAAGCTGTTTGTGCCACGACCAATAAATAAGTTGCCAGTTAATGACCAGTTTGACGCGTCATTTACATAAATAGTTGTAGAGCTAGCAATTGGTGGAGCCTTAACTTGATATAAGCCAGTACTTCGCTTTGAGATGCTGATGTCTTGAATAGTGATGAAGCCAGTACTTCTTTGAGCTGGAGTTCTAACTAAGCCAAAATCAGCACCTCTTGCGTCTAGGTCATTATTTCTAGTAGCATCAATATTCAATAACTCAAGAACGCTAAGTATTGAAGCGTTGTTTTCGAAGTCATTCTGAGCAGCGGCTTCAAGAAGAGACAGAAGTACAGACCCTGTATTTAAGTCATTTAGTGGAGTGTCCGCGATAATCTTACGAACCATTTCACCCAATATTTGGTTGTAACTTCTTATATCTATTGACATTTATATACCGCCATTAGCTAATATTAACTGTAAAATTAATCGGCAACAGAGAACCAGAACCAGCCAATCTAACTACTAATGAAATTATAGCAGAACCTTGACTAACCGATACATCTAAAACTTCTATTCTAGAAAAACGACTATCAGCGCTTACCATATCTTTTATACCCGTAACTAGAGTCTCCTTTACAGAGACGACGTTGCCAACTCTTGTGCCTATTACAGAGGGTAACCCAAAATCAGGGTGCCGTGAAGATACACCTTTTTCTGACATCATCTTAATCTGCATGGCCTGCATAGCATTAGCTAGCCCATAGCTTAGTTGGAAGTCACCCGATGCTGTAAAAGAAAGATCATTGGTGGTATTAAGAAGTAAATCTACTCCAGCTCTTTTCTCATCTTCACTTTTAGATGCTAAAAAGAATGGCACCTCTTTTGTAGAGGATTGCTGGACAGCTTCTGGCTGTGGAAGCATTATTAGAAAGTTGCTATTAATTGTGTTTGGCTTGAATACACGAATATAAGCACCATCGACAGTTTGATAATCGCCTAGATTAGGTGTACCACTAAGTTCAATAACTAGTTCACCAGAAATAGGTATCTCTTTGATACTGAGTATGGCGCGCTGATCTGGAAATTTAATTGTATTTGATTGTAAGAATATAATTTGATTAACATATATCTTATCAATATTACTAGCACCAAGATTATCAAGCTTTGCTATATTTATCTGACTTCCACCACCATTAGATATTAGTGGTATAGCTTGTCCGATCTCGTCTATATAAGGAGGTCGAAGTCCATTGGCAATAGCTATTTCAATCCAGCGATCCGCGTCGCCTAAATAACGAGCAGCAATAGCTTGTAAGCTATCACCATAATACATACGAACTAGTTGTCCAGATAATCCAGTCACAATATCAATATCTGGGTTATTAGCATTAGCTCTTGCTAGGGCAAATGGATCAACGTTGGTTGTATTTAACGAAGCAGTGTTGGATAAGATGTAATCCACAGATACTATAGCCTGCTGAAAAGTCTGCATATCTACAATATCTTTTATCCTAGCAGACCTAAGTTGAGGTGTTGAGCTACGGTGAAAAGTAGCATTATAGTCAGTATCTGATAATCCAACAGTATCCGCTATTTCATCTCTACCATCTTCTAAGCTTTTTCGTATAGCTAAGAAATCTGTTTTTATAAACCTACGAATACGAGAAATTTTATCACTAGCTATTGTATTCTCTTCTTTTGTAAGAGGGATATCTGTTAAGCTAAGGCTTTCCCATACAGCATAGTATTGATTTAGTATATTTGATCTTGAAAATGGATTTACACGCTTATTAGCATCGTGGCGCTGAATACGAATAAGTTCACTTAGTTTACTTATTTGAGTATCTAATAAATCAGGATAAGCATATGTTGGGATCTTGTCTTGGAGTTTGCTTAAGATAAATTCCCAGTTATCACGAAAGTAAACCCAACGCAATGGAATTATCTCCTGCATATCAGCAAGAGTTGGTTCCGTACCAGCCTGATCGTTGTACCACAACCTTAAGTCGCCAAGATTTTTAAATGCTTTATCTACTAATGACATTACTTTATACCGCCTAAGCCACTAATTAATGTACTAGCCTTACCAACAACCCCAGTCATCTTAGAGAACAAAGAACCTTTGATATCACCTAGACCTAAATCTGCTAATAAGTTATTTGAGTCAACCTTAGATGTAGCATTGCGTAAATTGAAAGCCCTTAACTTTATGTTATATACATATAGAAGTGGATTATCTGCTGATCTAGTTAGTGTAAAAGCAATTGGAACCACATCATATTTGATATTATCTTTATAGTTTAAAAATTGAAGCGGATGTACTTCACGTATTTTACTACCTTTACCATTGCTGCCGCCACCAATTTTTGGCAATTCAATAGAGAATCCAGATGACCCTGAATTACTATTGGTACCAGAAACATCTTGTTTATATCTAAGTAGAAATTTATAGAAATTATGAAAAGCATAATAACCACTCTGTGTAGGAGTGATGCCGGTTTCATTAATACTGTCAGCATTAGTCGTAACACTTTTTACTAAATTGGCAGCCGCATTAATTGTGTTAGTAACTTCCGGTAAAAATCCGCCTAAAGAACCAACTAAACCAGATTGAGGTTTAAAAGAAATTCTACCAACAGAGGGTTTAGTCTTATCCACTTCATTTGGTGGCGGTTGGTTAAAAGGGTCTTTTTTAACAGAGAGTGTTGATGTAGTTGGAAGAACATTTTTAGGAGCAATGCCAGTATTACCTGATATTGTTATATCGTAATACCTTACTTCAGAATGTTCCTCTATGATTCCATAAAGTGTTGTTACTATATTGGTAGCAAAATGTGTAGTAGTATTAATATTGTTTGGAGCTATTGGTAGTAGAAATATCTCTTCTACAGCATCTCCCTGCTTAGTTTTAGCACCAGAAAAAGCAAAGCCATATGGATATGCTTTGTACCAACGATTGGGTTCAACATTATAAATGTCGTTCTCAAGTCCCGAATTACTACTGCTACCGCCATCTGGTCTAGCCTGTGCCATATATTCTCCTAATACTATAATTATATAGCATAAGTAATAAAACTATTCATTACCCTTAATAACTATATCTGGATCACCAGAAAGGCTAAATGAATCAGCGCTTTTTAAAGAACCCTTT